ATTCTTGTAATGGCATTGCCGCAAGCCGAAGAACAAGCTAATAATCCCGCAATTTTTATCACTTTTGATGAACCAATAGATGAAAATTTAAATGGTTTGTTAGCGAATCAAATTATGGGTAATTATCATAAGCCTACTTTTGTTCTGAATAAGTGCGGCGATGGTACATGGCGTGGATCAGCGCGCGGGTTCGAGTCTATACAAGTGCCGGACTGGCGAGTTTTCGTAGAAAACTCTGAGTGCGCGATTCTTGCCCAAGGCCATCCGTCGGCGTTTGGGGTAGCATTTACTGAATCTGGATTAGCGGACTTTAAGCAAGAACTTAGTAACATTTTCGGCACAGACCCAATCGAACCTTATTATGATATTGATTTCGAGTATTTTAAATCTGATTCTTTTGATTTTGAAATTCTGGAACTTGGTGGTATGTCAGATTTATGGGGACAAGGACTTTCGGAGCCTATTGTAATTTTAAGCAATATTCGGCTTAACTTAGATAATATCTCTTTGCTTGGTAAAGGAACACTAAGAATTGATATTCCGGGACATGAAACAAATTGTATTAAATTTAACGCAGAAGATTTATATAATAAACTTGAACTTTTGCTTCCAGATAATGACGCTTCTATTACAGTTAATATAATTGGAACTTGCGCGATTAATACTTTCCGTGGCGTTACAAAGCCTCAAATTAAAATTAAGGATATAGAAGTAACTCAACAGTCTAAATGGACTTTTTAAATAAAATTTGTTATAATATAAGAAAGAAGATAAGGAGGAAGTAGAATCGTGGAACTGACAGCAAAACAGGAACAAGGTTTGAAAATTGCCGTAGCCCGATACAAGAACCGAGATGCGTATACTTGTATCGCTGGCTACGCCTGAGTTGGTACTGGCAAAAGTACTTGCGTCCACACCATCATTGAAGCTTTAGGTTTATTTCCTTGGGAAGTAGCTTATGTAGCTTATACTGGACGTGCCGCGCAGGTACTTCGTTCAAAGGGATGTACGACCGCAATTACGGCACATAGATTGCTTTACCAGTCAAAGTTTAGTGATAAGACTGGTAAGTTTTATAATTATCCTCGCAAGACTTTAGAACAGCCTTATAAGTTAATTGTAGTTGATGAAGTTTCAATGTTGCCGCTAGATATGTGGAATCTACTTCTTTCGCACAAGATTCCAGTTATAGCACTTGGTGATCCCGGTTAAAATACTGGCTGGGAATAAAATGATCTAACTGCGGGAACGTCCTTAGAGGTCGTCCATACCAACTCCTTATAGTGATATAAGAAGGGCAAAGAGTAACGTCGGCGATACGGTAAAAAGTGGGCGACATTGGATAATCCGCAACGAAGTTTCTTCAAATACTATGTAAGCTTAAAAATTAAGGAGGCTACATAGTATGCCAAAAAAGAAAACTCAAGAAGAATTTGAAAGAGACCTGCTTATTAAATTAGGTGCTGATTATAAAGCACTGACTCCTTACACTAATGCGCATGGAAAAGTTCGATTAATTCATTATGTGTGTGGTAATGAGTTCGATAAAAATATTCATGATATAATGACGAAAGGCAGCGGTTGCCCTTTTTGCAATGGTTCGCGTCCATCTAAATATAATGAAGAATGGGTTAAAGATAATACGCCTAAGCCTTATGCGTATATATCGGGGTACAAAGCAATGAAAGAAAAATGCTTATTTTATTGTCAAAAATGTTAGACCGAATTTGAGCAATTGCCGTCCCGATTAATAAATTAGCACATTTATGGGTGTAATTGTTGTCCGACTAAAAAGTTAACTCATGAAGAATTTTTATCAATTTTAGGAGAAGATTGTCTTGGAGAATATGAAGTGTTGGAGAGCTATGTTAATACTGATACGCCAATACGTTTAAGACATAAAGAGTGTAATTGCGTATTCTCAATTACTCCAGACCATTTTTTAAGAAAGTACCGGAAAAAATATTGCCCTATTTGTTATTATAGGAAGTCTCATGGAGAAATAGCAATTACTACTTTCTTAACTCAACGCGGTATTGACTATCAAAGAGAATTTACTTTTCCTAATTTACCTAAACGTCGTTTTGATTTTTATCTTCCACAAGAGAATATTGCCATTGAATTTGACGGAGCGTAGCATTATATGGCAATTGATTTTTTCGGGGGAGAGGAAAGCTTCTTGGCGACACAGGCGAGAGATTAGGAAAAGAATAAATTCTGTCTGTCAAACGGTATCAAATTATTCCGAATTCCATATTCTGAAATAGATAATGTGTCTCAAATTCTTTTTGAAATCTTAGAAGAAAAACGCTCAACGACTATCGAACGTTTTTTAATAAAACAAGTAGAGTAGAGAGTAAGCCAATGATTCTCGAAATGGTCATGAAAAAGATATAGTCTATTCACTTATGAAAGTAAGTGCCAAATAAAATTGGGGCTTGGTGTTGCGACCAAGTTAAAAAGAAAAACAGTTGCCGCCTGTATCTGGAACAGCAAACGGAGTTTTGGCTCACCCGCATGTTTTTTTGGATGAAGTAATGCGGCAAGCAAAAGACAATGAAATTTTGAGGTTGTCTATGGATATTCGCGAAGGGAAACCTTTAGAATATTTTATGGGCGAAGATGTTCGTGTAGTGCCGCAAAAGGAACTAAACGCCGGTGGTATCTGGAAATGGCCAAATCAAATTCTTGCTGGCAAAAATCTTACTAGAAACACCATCAACGATCTTATGCGGCAGAATTTGTTTCATAGAAAATCTTCTTTTCCAGAAGAAGGAGATAAGATTATTTGCTTACATAATGATTGGGAAGTGTTAAACGATAATGAGGACGCTCTTGTAAATGGTTTAACTGGAACAATTCATAATATTCGCGCGCAAGTTCCCTCTAATGAAGTAGTTGATGAAACTTTTTGCGCAGATTTTCTGCCGGACTATGAAGGTGCGACGATGTTTACTGGACTTGAGATGGATACTTGTATGTTTACTGAACACGAAGCCGGGAAAAATAAGTACAACGCGAAACTGCCAGTGGGTCTAGAATACATGCCACATTACTTCGATTACGGGTACTGTGTTACAGTTCATAAAAGCCAAGGTAGTGAATATGATCGCGTTCTAGTGCTAGAGGAATTTTTGCGAGGGCAAAGTAAGGCTGACCACATTCGTTGGTTGTATACTGCGGCAACAAGAGCGGCAAAGAAATTAATCATAGTAAAGGATTTTAGATTATGAAATTTGCTACAAGCTATTTTTATCAGATTCGTAATTTTAAGCCTTGGATGATTCCTGTCAGCACTGCTAAATGGGATCCAAAGTGGTTCTCAATAGTACGGTTTGATAAAAATGATATTATCAACGGTCTTCGGTGCGAAGAATTTGCGCCGGGGACTCTTTGTGATGGTCTATGTCATGGCGATTGTAGACCAGCGCATCCAGAGAATTGTAATTTCCTTAAAGTTTATCGAAGTCAATTGAGTCAGATTAACTTTAATGATTTTATTGATAGATGTGAAAAATGTGTAAATTGGGTTCAAGAGCATAACAAAGTGGGGATGCCACGAGAACCTGTTATCGTAATGATGGTTTATGAAACGCCGAATAACTCTTGTAGTGAACGCGTCGCAATTCAAGACTGGTTCGCCGCAAATGGCGTAGAATGCCGCGAATTAGACTTGACAAAATAAAATAATTATGATATAATAACTATAGAAAATGAAAAAGGAGACGATGATACGGTGAAATATCCGGGCAGTCTACATAATCACACGGATATGTCTAATCAACGGCTTCGGGATTCGATCAACCGATTGGAGGAGCTGATCGATTATGCGATAGAGCTAGGGCATGAGGTAATTGCGTTCACCGAACATGAAACAGTTTCAAACGCAATTAAAATTGAGAAGTATTATAAAAAAGTTAAAGAGAAACATCCAGATTTTAAAGTCGTCTTGGGCAATGAAATTTATTTATGTCGAGATGGTCTTGCGGCGGATAATTTTGTCCGAGGAGAAGATAAATATTATCACTTTATCCTTTTGGCTAAAGATGTTATTGGACATCAACAAATTCGAGAACTTTCTACTCGTGCTTGGCGACGTTCTTGGATGGATGGCAAAATGCGGCGAGTGCCTACTTATTATCAAGATTTGCTAGATATTATTGCGACTAATCCAGGACATGTTATTGGATCTAGTGCTTGTTTAGGCGGATGGCTAGATAACGCAATTTTGAATAATAAGAGCTATGAAGAAATTTGCCAATGGTGTAGAAGCATGGAAGCTATTTTTGGCAAAGGTAATTTCTTTTTAGAAGCACAGCCCTCGGCTTCCACCGAACAAATTATTGCCAATAAAGGTATTTATCAGCTATCTCATGATTTAAATATCCCTTTTATTATTACGACAGATAGCCATTATTGTAAAAAAGAAGATGCCCCAATTCATAAAGCTTTTCTTAACGCACAAGAAGGCGACCGAGAAGTAGATAGTTTTTATGCGACTACCTATATGATGGATTCTGAAGAGCTTGAATCTTATTTGCCTTATTTAACGCGTGAGATGCTAGATGAGGCATATCAGAATATCTTGTCCATTAAAAATATGTGCCAAGATTATAGTTTGCTCAAAGCGTTAAAAATTCCTTCTTTACAATGGCGGCAACCCAAAACACAAGAAATTTCTCAAGAGTGGATAAATAAAATTCCTTTCTTAAAAACTTTTATTGAATCGCCTTTTGATGGAGATGGTATCCTTGCGCGGTTGATAATTGATAAACTTTCGTTTGATTCGCGACTTCAAAATAAGCAAACTTATGATGAAATTAATGATAATTTAAGAATCACTTGGGTTTCGTCAGAAGTCAATAAAACGCATTGGTCAGCTTACTTCTTGAATTTACAAAAAATCATTGAAGTGTGTTGGGACGCGGGAACAATAGTTGGCCCCGGACGTGGTTCTGGCGTAGGTTTTCTCCTTCTATATATTTTGGATATTACACAAATTAATCCTTTGTGGGAACATACCAAAACTTATAGCTGGAGATTTTTGAACCCAGATCGAGTATCTGTGCTGGATGTAGATACAGACATTGAAGGCGGGCGGCGAGCTACGGTTTTACAAGCTTTGCGTGATTTTTACGGGGAAGATAAAGTTGCTAATGTCGCGACTTGGGGAAGTGAAAAATCTAAGAGTGCCGTGTTGACAGCCGCAAAAGGTCTAGGCATTGATAATGACGTCGCGCAATATATTAGTTCACTTATTCCCGCTGATCGAGGAATAATTCGTACTTTAAAACAATGTTATTATGGAGATGCCGACAATGGATTCGCACCAGTGGCTCCATTTGTTCAAGAGATGGATAGTTATCCCGAATTATGGAAAGTCGCTCAAAAAATAGAAGGATTAATTTGCCGCACAGGTGAACACTCAGGTGGCATTATTTTTGTCGATGAACCTTTTACAGAATCTACAGCTTTGATGCGTGCGCCAAATGGGGACATTATCACGCAATTTGACTTACATGACTGCGAAGACGTAAGTTTGATTAAAATAGATATGTTATCTGTTGAAGGTTTGGATAAAATTCACAATTGCTTAGATTTACTTGTAAAATATAAATATATTTCTCAACAGCCAACATTGAAAGAAACTTATGAACGTACTATTGGTATTTATAATTTGGAACGAGACGATCCTAAAATGTGGGAAATGGTATGGAATCATAAAATTGAGTCTTTGTTCCAAATGGAGCAGCAAAGCGGTATTCAGGGTATCGCTTTAACTAAGCCGCAATCTGTTGACGACTTGGCGGTTTTAAATTCTGTTATTCGTCTTATGGCGCCAGATAAAGATTCAGAAGCTCCTCTTCAAAAGTACGCACGCTTTAAGAATGATATTTCTCTCTGGTATAAAGAAATGTCAGATTATGGGTTAACGACGGAAGAACAAAAAATCTTGGAGCCAATTGTTAAGCAATCGTATGGTATTTGCGAATCTCAAGAAAAATTCATGAGTTTGGTACAAATGCCAGAATGCGGTGGGTTTAATTTGAACTGGGCTGATAAGCTGAGAAAATCCATAGCGAAAAAAAATCCTGCGGCTTTTGAAGCGTTGGAAAAGGAATATTTTGAAAATGTCAAAGAAAAACATTTAAGTGAAAAGCTTTGTAAATATGTGTGGAATGTGTTAGTGTCTACTAGTAAAGGATATGGGTTTGATAGTTAAATTGGGCCCAACATACCTAACCGTTAATCAGCGGGGTCACATAAAATTAAAAACCTAAACTCTAGCCAAGTAAGGCATTATGTGGCTAACGAGGGTAAAATCTCGTGATAAATTCAAAAAAGACTGAATATATTTCCAAAGAAAGGAGGGAGAAATACGCACTACATTTATAAATTTACTAATAAAGAAAATGGGAAAACTTATATAGGGCAAACTAATGATATAGAAAAAAGAAAGCGCGGTCATAAGTCCGAATCTTTTAATCAGAAATCTTCAGGCTATTGGCTTCCTTTTCATTGCGCAATCCGCAAATATGGTTGGGAAAACTTTAGTTTTGAGGTATTAGAAGAAATTCCCGATAGTTTTGATTATTCATATGTAGATGAACGAGAAATCTTTTTTATTGACTATTATAAATCACTAAAAACACAAAACGGATATAATATCACTTCAGGTGGGCAAGGTTGTCCTAGAAAAAATTTAACTTTTCAAGAATGCGTAAAAGCTTCAAAACTTTTTAATGAGACAGAAGTACGAGATATACAAAGTATGTTATCTCAACAATATGCTTACTATGAAATTTTAGCTAAGTATCCTCAATTAACTTCTAGTTTTTTAAGCAATATTAACGTAGGATTAAATTTTAAAAGAAATGATTTAAATTATCCTTTATCTACTTCTCATAGTCATTTTTCTCGTGATACAAAAATAGCTATTATTAGCGATATAACGCAAGGAATAGCATATTCGGAAATTGCTAAAAAATATGATATTTCGACAAGCTTTATTAGCGCCATTAATAATGGTGATCGTTGGAAGCAAGATAATATTAATTACCCGCTATGTAAAAAATCCTGTACAGATGGAGCTTATTCTGAAAGTTTAAAACACGATTTAATTTTCGGAAATGAACCCCATGATAAGTTAGCGGAGAAATATCATAAAGCGAAATCAACTGTGACAGCAATTAACGTAGGTAGAAATCGAAAAGACAGCCGATTGTTATATCCATTGCGGCAGCATCAAGAAGAAAATCAAAAAATTTGGAACACTCTTTTTTGAAAATATTGTATCGACTATTCCGAGTGAGATCGGAAGTAGGATAACTATTGATACGTTATCCGAAAGGGTATGCGTGGTCTTAGTGGCTCTAAGAAAAAACCGCGTAAAAAATAGTCAGCCAATTAAAAATGGCGCAATGCTTCACATACTTTGGCTTATTCACTTGTGGCTTTACAAGAAATGAATATTGCTTCTAAATATCCTATTATTTTCTGGAATATAGCTTGTCTAATCACTGATAGCGGCGGTTCAGAAGAAGGTAGTGAGGGTGGCAATAATTATGATAAAATTGCGAAGGCTTTAAATAAGACAAAAGCTGCGGGAATCAATATTGCTTTGCCAGATATCAATAAGTCTCAATACACTTACGAACCTAATGTTGAAGAAAATAAAATCTATATAGGACTTAGAGGATTATTAAATGTTGGTGAAGATGTTATTGCTTTGATTCAAAAAAATCGTCCTTATACAAGTTTCGCAGATTTTCTTAATAAAAACAATTTTAATAAACAAGCGGTTATTTCCTTAATCAAGAGCGGCGCATTTGATAGTTTTGATGAACGCAAGCGAATCATGGCGCAATATATTTGGAAAACTTGCGACAAAAAAGCTCGTTTAAATCTTCAGAATATGGCGACTTTGATGAAGCGCGGCATGATTCCAGATGAATTGGCTTTTGAAAAAAGCGTTTATGAATTTAATCGTTATCTAAAAGACGTTTGCGGTAAACAAGATATTGATTACTTTACTCTTGATACACGCGCAATCAACTTTCTTACTAAAAACTTTAGTTCGCTACTTTCTGGTGATAAACTTAGTAAAAAAGTTTGGGATAAAACTTATCAAAAGGTAATGGATAAGATTCGCGCTTATATTCATGATAATCACGATGAAATGTTGTATCAACTCAATAAAGTCACATTCTATGATGACTGGTTGAAATATGCGAAGGGTTCTTACTCAGCTTGGGAAATGGAAGCAAGTTGCTATTATTATCATGAACATGAATTGGCGCATGTCAATATGAGAAAGTACAATTTGAGCGATTTCTATTCTTTGCCGGAAGAGCCTATTCCAAAGAGTTTCTATCGCGGCACGATTCCGCTATATAATTTAACTTATATTTGCGGCACTGTTATTGCGAAAGATAAGCCGAAGAGTAGTATCAGTTTCTTGACTACTGAAGGTGTTGTTCATATCCGGTTTAGAAAAGAATATTTTGCTTTGTTTGATAAGCAGATTTCTCAGCGTGGAGAAGATGGCAAAAAGAAAGTACTTGAAAAATCTTGGTTTAATCGCGGTAGTATGTTGATGATTAGCGGTATTCGTCGCGGAGATGACTTCGTGCCGAAAAAGTACGCTTCTCTAGTCGGACATGCGATGTACAAGATCACCGAAGTTAAGGCTAATGGTGATTTGGTTCTTCAGTATGAACGAGCAAAAGGAGAACAAGAAGAGGAAGATTAAGATGAAAGAAAAAATTATAGTCGCGTTAATTGGTAAGGCTGGGGCGGGCAAAAATACGATTCTAGATTCTGTTTGCGCGCATCACCCTGAATATCATAAAATTGTTAGTTGTACCACTCGCCCGATGCGTGCGAATGAGAAAGATGGAAAGGATTATCATTTTATTAGTAATGATACCTTTATTGATAAAATTCTTAATGGAGATATGCTCGAAGCCACTGAGTTTAATGGGTGGCATTACGGCACAATGAAATCAGATTTGGTCGATGGGATAAACATCGGTGTTTTTAATCCAACAGGATACGATAATCTCGCAAGCTCCTTGCCGCTAACTATTGGTCTAATTGGCATCTATATTAAATGTAACAAAAAAGAACGTCTGATGCGGCAGTTGTCAAGAGAGCCGAATCCTGATGTTGATGAAATTGTGCGGCGCTATTCTGCCGACGAAATTGAATTTATAGACTTCGAGGGTGATTATCCTTTTATTAATATAGTTTCAAATAATACCACAAAAGATTTTATTGATATAGTAAATCAAATTCCTTTTATTATTACAGAGGAGTGTAAACAATATGGTTACAGTGATTAAACGGAATGGAACAAAAGTGCCATTTGAGAAAGAGAAAATCGCCGCGGCAATTAACAAAGCTTTTATTGAAGTAGATGGCACTCTTTATGAAAATGATACCGCGGCAGATATTGCCGCAGATATTGAAAAGCGGCTTGCCGCAAATACTGAAATCTCTATTGAACAAATTCAAGATTTAGTTGAAGAATACCTGATGCGATCTGATAGACTTGATGTAGCTAAGGCCTATATTAAGTATCGCTATAAACGGCAAGTCGCACGGCAAGCAAGCGATACTTTTATGAAAGCAATTGGTGATAAACTTAAAGGTTTAAATATCGAAAATCAGAACGCCAATGTTGATGAGCACTCTTTCGGCGGACGAAAAGGCGAAGCTGATAGTATCTTAATGAAAAAATATGCGTTAGATAATATTGTTTCTCCCAAAGCGCGTAAGAATCATGAGGATAATCGCATTTATATCCATGACCTTGCTGATTATGCGGTTGGCTCGCATAATTGTACATCAATCCCTTTTGATCATTTACTTGCCAATGGCTTTAATACTCGTCAAACTGATATTCGGCCTGCGAATAGCATAAGTACGGCTTTTCAACTCTTGGCGGTAATATTTCAGCTTCAGTCACTTCAACAATTCGGCGGGGTGTCTGCCACTCACCTAGATTGGACGATGGTTCCCTATGTACGCAAGTCTTTTTATAAGCATTTCTCTGATGGCATTTTTTATTGTCAAGATGATATAATGTTTGATTCCCTTGGTAATCAAGAAGAATTCAGATCTGATGCTACTAATATGAGAAAACAATGGGTCAAACAAGAGCTATCAATTAGCGCGCCTATTTTTCTTAGTAATACCAAAGCTTATGAATACGCAAAAGATATGACAACCCGCGAGCTACAACAAGCTGTTGAAGGGATGTACCATAATCTTAATACTTTACAATCGCGTTCTGGTAATCAATTGCCTTTTACTTCAATTAATTATGGTACTTGTACTTTGCCAGAAGGTAGAATGGTTATTAAGACTTTGCTTGAAGGCTCGTTAAATGGCGTTGGAAAGCATCATAAAACACCAATTTTTCCTTGCGGTATTTTTCAAATCGGAGAAGGAATTAATAAGCATCCTGGCGACCCAAATTATGACCTATTCCAATTGGCTTTAAAATCTACCGCAAAACGTTTATATCCTAATTATGCTAATATAGATTGGTCTGGAAATGCCGGCTATGATCCTGAACGTCCAGATACCTATTTTTCGACCATAAATGAAACTGTGGCCTAATACAGCAATGTATTTTGAATAACTCATCTAAACAAGGAAAGTCCTTTATATGTGCGCGAATTAAAGGACAACCCTGTGCTAAAACTCATTTATCTTTTCTTATTTTCAGAATTGCTTGTTTGGAGGTAAAATATGGAAATATTGATAAATGAGTAAAAGCTAAACGACTATCGAAAGCGTAATATAAGAGAAAAACTTATATAAGTAAGCGAGTAGAGTAAGACTAAGTGGTCTGAAAAGATGAGATTCCTATAAAGGATAAAACAATATGGGAATGTGATATAGTCTGAACTATATAGTAATATATAGCCATATGGTAAGAGATTAACGAACTCTTATAAACATTATTGGGGTTGTAGGACAGCTAACGGTTATGATATTAATGGATTGGGGCAACAGAAAGACGGTCGTGGCAATGTCTGTCCAGTGACAATTATTTTACCTACTTTAGCAATGGAAGCAAAGCAATGGATAGATTGCTATGAATTTCAAAATGAAGGCGCCAAAGAGTCTTATTTGATAAATTACTTTATGCAGTTATTGTCCGCCGCAATCAACGATGCGAAAGATATGCTTCTTGAGCGCTTTAACTATATTTGTTCACAAAATCCTGAATCAGCAAAATTTATGTATGAGAATGGCGTGCTTGCGGGGTATGACTCAAAAGAAGGAATTATCAGCGCAATGCGCCACGGCACTTTAGCTATTGGACAGCTAGGACTTGCCGAAACTTTACAAATTCTTATTGGTTATAATCAAACTACTGAACGCGGCATGGCGCTCGCAAAAAGAATTGAGCAAACCTTTAAAGATCATGCTGATGCTTATAAAGAGCAATATAAATTAAATTTCGGTGTTTATTATACACCTAAGATTTGATTGATTGGGTGTCGCGCAAGTGATTGCGTGGAAAATAACCTTGTTAAACGGGCAATCGTAATAAGATGATAAGAAAGCCTAAACCCTTATGGGCATGGCAATCCCGTAGGATAAAATTTATTGGACAAAAGTGAAAATTTGTGTTTTATAAAAATTCATGTTATAATAAAACAAGAAAGTGAGGTTTTATTATGGCACGAAGAAAAATGACAGAACAACTAATTAATCGTAATGATATAAAAGAAGAAATGCGATTAATCAAAGGAAGTAACACAGATTATATCACTCCAACAGGGAATATATATAAAGATTATGGCAATAATATGTTTTATCATAAATCTGTTTTTCCTAATAAAAATAATGGATATTTATATTGTGGAATTACTTATATTAATGGATAGCGGCAACGAAGAGTACATATTTTAGTTGCTGAAGCATATTTGCCAAATCTAGATAATTTACCTATTGTATTGCATTTAGATAATAATAAAAAAAATTGTGATATAAAAAATTTAAAATGGGGAACAGCAAAAGAAAATACTTAGCAAGCTTTTGATGATAAATTACAAATTAATGATAAAAGTTGGCAAGATTCCTAGTCTATTCATGTTTGTAGTTTTAATTTACAGAAAAAACTGCTAAATAAATATGGTTCTATAGGAGAAGCCTCTCGAACATTGCAAGTAACAAAAACAACTATTTTAAATTAGTGCAATCATAATTTAAAAACAAAACCAAGATGTGGTTATTATTTTAGGTATTTATCTGAATACGAGTCCAATGGTTTTGTTCTCTAACGACTATCGAAAATATAGTTATAGAGAAATACTATAATGAATAAATGAGTAGAGTAGGCACAAGCCGAAAGACAAGGCTCTTATTATTTGGTAATAGAATAATAAGATGATAATATAGTCTAACCCTCTTAAAAATATCGGGAAACCGAAGGTAGAAGTGGCTGAAAATCTTTGCTATACAGCAATGAAGAAATTTAAAGATAAGTATGGCATTATTCCCAAAGTGTCCGATAAAGAGTATTTTACAAACAGTATTCATGTTCCTGTCTGGGAAAAAATTGATATGTTTAAGAAAATTGATGTTGAATCTCAGTTAACAGGATATAGCTCTTCTGGTTGTATTACTTATATTGAATTGGATGCCACGGTCGAAAATAATTTAAAGGCTTTGGAACAAATTGTTGTTTACGCAATGGATAAAGATGTTCCTTATTTCGCAATTAATGTTCCTAATGATACCTGTCTTGATTGCGGTTATACAGGAGAATTTAACGATCATTGTCCTGAATGCGGAAGCAAACATATTCAGCAGTTACGCCGAGTGACAGGTTATTTAACTGGGAATTACACGACAGCTTTTAATGCTGGGAAAGTACAAGAAACAGATATGAGAGTTAAACATAGCGGATTAATGGAGGACTAATAACTATGAAATACGCAGGTATTATATACAATGATATAACCGCAGCGCCGGGCATTAGTCTTTCTTTTTATACTCAAGGTTGCCCTCATCATTGCCCCGGCTGCCATAATCCTCAAACATGGGATTTTGGCGCTGGGATAGCATTTACTCAAGAAACATTAGATAGGATTATTTTGAGACTACATTTTAATGGTATTGATCGTCCGCTATGTATCCTTGGTGGCGAATCTTTATGTCCAGAAAACCAATTCCTTACACGACTTGTCGTAGAGACAGTACGGCAAAAATCACCGAAAACTCCCATTTATATTTGGACAGGTTACACAATCGAAGAACTTGCTGCGGCGCCTTCGCCGCACTTATCGAAAATTCTTCTTTCTATTGATTATCTAATTGACGGGCCATACAAACAGGAACTAAGAGATATAACCCTCCAAATGCGCGGTAGTTCTAATCAAAGGATTCTGACAAAGGATCAAATTCGTGAACATTATTGGTTTTTGTAAAAAATACGATATTCCATATATTGAGCAAGAGCGGAAATATATGGAGGAACAAGGAAAGAGCATGAAAGCCTACCTATCTAAAATGCGCTTTTGTACTTTTAAAGAGTATCGTTTTAAAGATTCCGATAGACTAAACGCCGCATATGAAAAACTGTTTGCCAAAAAAGAAAATTTATGATATAATATTATTATAATAAAGGAGTGAAGAGAAATGGCAAAAATGATGGAACCAGAAGAATACGAAGAATTTTGTAAGAAAAAGAGCCTCGATGATGATGTTCCGGTTGCCGAAGCGCCTGCGCCTAAACTGAGTTTGTATGTATGTAATCAAATGGTAATGGCGCAAAAGCCTGATATGACAAAAGAAGAAATTCTATCTACTAAGTCACTACTTGAACAGTGGTTTGAAGATAATCCTGATGAGTATTTCATGCTTTTGAACAATGAACTACACTATTATACAGTTTTTCATCAGGTAACCGCAACCTTCGGCTCTTATGCCAAAATGGTAAATGAACTGCTTGATGTTCTAATTGACGATATTAAGAATATTAAAACTATTGAAGTAGATACGAATGGCGCGCTTGCTATTTGGAGTGGTGGCTGGGAAGATGAAGGTGTGCCGCATTGCTTCTATTTCTTCCCATACGGACGAGGAGTGATTGAAGTTTGATGCTATATATTAATATGTAGGTTGGGCGCTATGGCGCAGATGTTATTGTAATAGATGATGGTGGTAGAGTGATCCCGACTGGCGATCGCTTCTATGCCGCAAACCGCTCTGAATGGAGCGAAGCAATTGCCGAATATGTTCAGAAGTATCATCCTAAGCGCGTTTATACAAATTATACGCCTTATGTAGAAAGCGAAGAAGATATTAATAAAATTCTTAAGACTGAATATGGCTTTAGTGAGCCAGTAAAGGTGGTTTTGTCGGATGAAATTCCTATTAAAAGTTACTGAAACTTATCGAGTAGATACCGTAGATGAAGCACTGGCAATGCGCGATGAAGCGAATGATGATGGCAATTATGAACTCCAATCTTTCTCTTACACAACGAAGATGGATAAGAAAGCCGAAGAGGAATATCAAATTGTTAAACTGGTTAAGCTAATTAATTCTGAAAAGGAGCCGTCTAGCACGGTGCGTGTGAATTATGAATAAGACTGAACGTGTCTATAATATTGAACCCGATACAGTTGGAATTCGTTCGGATTTTATCGCTTTTGAACGAGTAAACCGCTTTGCTGATGATGGAACCGTTAAGCTGCCGAATCGTAAAACTGCGGCTTCAGCTGGATATGACTTCTACGCCGCGGAGGATACCATAATTCCTCCTTGGGCAGATGATTATGAAAATTTTAATGACGCAGTCCTCGAAGAAATCCAAAGCAATCCTGACGTCTATAAAAATATTGATGATGTTAATGATAAATTCAATCCTATTACTCTTGATTCTCTCGCCGCGCTAACTAAGAAATATAAGTTTAAGCCAACTCTTGTGCCGACTGGTATTCGCTGCTTTATTCCAAAATGTTGTTATTTACAGTTGAGCGTGCGTAGCTCCCTTCCGCTAAAGCACTGGCTCATTCTCGCTAACGGGGTCGGTATAATTGACGCAGATTACTATCGGAACCCAGACAATGACGGAGAAATCTACTTCCAGCTCATTAATCTCTCGCCCTTCCCGATCGTGATCAAGAAAGGCGAATGCTTTGGGCAGGGTGTCATTCTTCCCTATGTCACCGCAAGTGATGACAGCGTAGACGCAAAGCGTACTGGAGGTTTCGGTTCTACCGATGCTAAGTAAAACAATCCTAGCATTAGATTAGAGCACGAGGGTTTCCGGTTGGGCGGTCTACGATGGCGCAGAATTAAAATCTTATGGGCATTGGACACATACTAACGAAGACATTTCAGATAGAATACATGCGCTTTGTTAGGAAATTCAAGAGAAGATAGAATCAGAGGATGTCGACTTTGTAGTAATAGAAAATATACAATTAGAAAACAAAAATAGCCCAGTACAAAACGTAGCAACTTTTTAGAAATTAGCATGGGTATAGGGCGCAATTATGGAACTTTGTAATGACATGGATGTGCCGTTTACCCTTATGTATCCGAGCGAGTGGCGCAAGGCTTGTAACTTCTTAAAAGGACAAGATAATAAGCGAGATTCGCAAAAGAAAATTGCTCAACAGTGGGTAATGAACACCTATAATAAGAAATGTACCCAAGATGAAGCGGACGCGATTTGTATAGGTTATGGATATAATAATATGAAATCAGAAATAATTTTCGACTAAATGGGCAAATTTAAAAAAACCTCCCTTCACTTTTTTGAAAATAATAGTGAAGGGAGGAATTTTTATGCCATTTCAACAGCAGATATTCGACTACTTCCTCAAATGGTTCATTCCTTTCTTATGCGCCGGTATATTCTCCGCAATCGTGCTTCCAATATGGAACAAGTTTAAAAAAGGCAATTCTTTAGCAGAGCAAGAAGAATGGGATAGCCACTCTTCTTCCATATAGGCTCAAATTGATACCTTAAAGGCGGAAACACAGATTCTTTCTAAAAGAATTGATTTTCTATAGAAAGACGTTATTGAAAAAATAGATGAAAATACCAAGGGCATAAGAGAAGCAATGTTATAGCAGCAGTTGAGAAGTTTAATCGTTGATGGAAAAGCGTACTTAAAACGCGGTCGCATTACGGTAGACCAATTAACAGATTACAATGATCGCTATAAAACATACAAAACCCTTGGCGGCAATGGTCACGCAGACATATGGGTTGCTAAGACTCGTTAGTTAGATATTGTTCCGTCTTTAGACGAAGAAGAGTATGATGGGCCAAATGAGCAATAAAAAAACGGGGCGTCCTAATTAAAGGACGCCCCAATTTTTTTTATTTGTCAAATAGAGTCTGAATGTACACAGCATCGAAATTCACCATTTGTAGCTTTTGCCGCAACATTTCAACTTTTGCTAATTCGCATTCTACATCTTCAATTAAGCCGCAGACTTCTTTCTTGTCACTCATTGTCTCTAATTCAGCATATTCCTGATAGAGCAAAGTCTTTGTTTGCCGTTCCCAATCAACATAACGATCCATTGCGGCAATCAAAATATTTATGACATCGCCTTGAGTAATTTCCAACGCAGAGCGATCATACCAATCAGAAGGAATCATCTTTTCTGGCTATTGAGCTTGTGAAAGATTTAACAGTCTATGATGGTATTTCAGTACATAACATTTAAATTTCTCTAAATGTTTGAGTTCTTCATCCATTTGGCATTTTTGCCAGTGATAAAAATTTTTAAGACCGATGAAATGAAATAAATCTGTCATTTCATTATGAAACATTACGCCAGCCAACAGACGTTCTCCTACTTTTGTTAAATGCGTCATATAGCTCTTACAGTTACCGCAATATTAGAAACTATCGCGGCGTTTGCTCCTGTATTTACTACTGTTAATTGGCCAATATTGTTTACAGCTGGGCAAGAGGGCAAAATTCTTACAACCGCCGTAAAGCTATAAGTATCAATATTATTCGCTGTAGCAACTGTTGTAGTAGCTACAGCACCATTAACAGCGACACCATTATTGTATAGAGAGAACGAAGACGTTCCTGTTGTGGCAGAAGTCGCATCAAGATTTACAGTAACTAAATAAGTACCTGCGCGATTTAACGTAATCGCAGGAGTACCAGCGGTGTGTGTAATTCCATCACACCGATTTGTTATACCATTTACGTTTAACGGAATATTCCCATTCGCGCTTATGGTTTGACTGTCAATAGAGTAGGTATATAACATAAGTTAAATCCCTCCTCTTAAACTCCACAACCACAATAATTAGTAGAAGTATATGGAGAAGCCGTCACATAAGCCGGACGCGGCACAGGCTGTAACGCGCCAAGAATATTTTGAGTTTGTAGATTATTAGATAGAGCGCTGCGAGTAGTAGATAGTTCATCACGCAAGTTTTGAATTTGCTGTTGCGCGAATGCGTCAAGGATTTTTTGAGTGTTGGCATTATTAGCATAGATAATGTCACTAGTGTTCTTTGCGTTCTCATAACGAATAGCGTCAATATTTTTATTAATATTACAGAAGCCGTTAGTAGTATTGTAACGATTCTCCATCAGGTTATTGTTTGTAGAATAGAAGCCGTTATTCATTTGAGTCTACAATGCGTAAAGATTCTGTAAGTTGTCATACTTTACGTTGCCCCAATTGTTTGCCGCGTCGCGTTCAAACGCACGCAATTCAGAAGCAATTTCACTTTGATTGCGGAAAACGTCTTGTTGACCTAAGCCATTGTACAACTCTGCGCGAGTAAGAGCGCCTTCGGTAGCCGTATTATTGCCGCCAAAGAATCCATTGCCACCCCACGCAAGCAAGAAGAACAAGAAGAATACCCAGATCCAAGTACCACCTGTTCCATTCATGTTGTTACCATTTGCCATAGCCATTACGTCAGCCAAGCTGAAACCGCCATTTTCTGTTAATGCCATTTGTCATTCCCCTTTTTTGATTTTATTACCAAACAAGGATTGGAATTGCTTCATCATCTCGTTAATATCTAATCCTTTCTCCTTACAGATATTTAAAGCGATTTGCTCTAATTCTGCCGGGGTTTTTCCTTCCGCCATTTGCTGGGCCCGAGCGAACAACGGGTTATTAGAAAACGGGTTTGTCATCATTTCTATCAATTCCTCCTTGTTTTAGTCCTGAAATTTTAGCACTTAGCTCGTTAATTGCCGCATCAAATTCTTCCTTGCTAACAAAAGCCGGCTAAGGCTCATCTATTTGCTAATACACTTTAAATACCGCCTAACCATTTAAACCAATCTACTTGGTATAAATTTTATTGTTAGCTGTATCCGGGAAATAAAATGTACTACCATCAAAATCAATCGGTATTGCTCGTACTTCATCTAAAGAAGCAACTGGTCTACCTCGTAGCATTTGTTGTTCTAAATAATTTAAACGTTGCTGCTACGTTGGAGGATAATAACCATACATAACATTCGTCTCCTCTGCCCTCTACTATCTTTAAAAAATAACGCGTGTTATTTATCGCTTATTGCCCAACTATCTTTTTATTCTCCTTAACTTGCGCTTCGATTAAACTGGTGATATACTCTTGTAAGTCACCAACAGCATTAGTTAAATAATCTTTCGCATCGGCGGATAAGATATTCATAACCGCCTGATAAGTTTTAGACAATGCTTCTTTTTGTGCTTCCACAGTAAACGCATTTTTATCTTTAAGCTCATCTACATAAGTCTGATTTGTCGCGATAACGCAATTTACAATAGTAGTATTCAGTAAGTCAAAATACTTCTTAAAAGTTTCATTGTCTGTTGAGTTCTTAATCTCGCCCATCTTAATATTCAAAAATTGAACAAGATATTTGGTAATTAAACCAAGTAAAGGAATAATAACCACGATAAATAAATTCTGTAAAACTTCTGCCCAATCCATACAAAAGCCTCCTTATTTGTAGAAAATAAAGTATTGAGTTGCTTGCGCCCGCAGATTGCTTTTATTCGATTTGGCTCTTGCCGCAGAGCTTCCGCCCGGGTCGCAAATATAAACATAGTTGTCATCGACTTTCCACCAGCAAATTAAATGCCCGTTTTTAGTCCAAACGCCTGGCCCAACAGCACAGATAACATAAGCACCATTCTTAATTGCCGCTTCTGCTGTCGCATAAGAACTTGTTTGAATAAATTGCGAAGCCTTATATTTCTTAGCAACATATCTGAAATAACCCCAAGCTGTGCCATTATTTGTTGTTCTATACCCAGCATTTACACACAATGCTGCCATTTCAACAGGCGTAACAGAAGAATCCCACCACGCGGCGACAATATCCGCCATCGCAGTCGGCCCACATCCAGAGTTACCAATTGTCTATGTCATATCATAATTATTGTTTTTGGTAAATACAACATTCTTCCATTTAGAATCATATTGCTTAAAATTCTTAGGTTGGGCGGCGGCAATGGTGGGCTTGCTCTCGGTCGGCTTAGTTATTGCCGCGCCATTCCAAGATAGCTAATCCATGCCGAAAAGTGCCAACCAAGTTTTCTGACCAACAATTCCATCGGCGCTTAATCTCATAGCCGTTTGAAAAGTTTTTACATGCGCTTTTTCATTTGCGGCAAATGTGCCATCTTTAGTTAAAGTTTGTAAAATACATTCAAGCACATTAACCCATTTACCAGTTGCGCCCACTTTTAACGTAGGCGCATCTAAAACAAAAGCAGAATAAGTGTCTTCACCGACAATACCATCCGCGGCAAGCCCTTTACTTGTCTGATACTTTTTTACTGCTTCTTTAGTTTTTCTGCCGTAAATACCATCTGCGGCAATCCCTAATATATACTAAACTGCTTTTACATAATCATTCTTGCTATTGAGTTTTAGAACTATCATGTTCTTGTTCCTCCATTATAAATTCCTCTGAAAAACCGATGCCTTCTATCTCTTTTTTTGTGAACAAATTAATTATCCAATTCAGAATCTTCTTCATCTTCAACCATGTCTCCTTCCAATACCTTCTCTAAAATGAGCTTTCTTGTCTCTAATTTTATCTTATTTTCGGCTTTTGCTTTGTAAGAATAAAAACCTGAAACAACAGAAGACTCAACAAAAACAGAAGGAATTAGCCATTCTAATGGACTTATATCACCAGTGATAAACATAAGAATAATAGTAACAACGACTACAAGCGTCGTAAGTCCAATTATACTTATACATAGCCATTTGCTAAAAGATGGAAAACGTTTTGTATCGGCTTCCATAGCCTATTTAATATAAGGATAGGCCAATTCATCCAAGTGCTGCCCATGTTGCTTTTCCAACGATACCATCTACTTTCAAATTTTTATCTTTCTAAAAGGCTTTCACTGCCGCCATAGTTTTAGAACCGAATTTGCCATCAACGCCAGTCTTGCCAATATCATATCCTAAATCTTTTAGTTTCTATTGTAAAGTAGAAACTTCTGCACCGCGAGAACCTAATTTAACAGTTGCTCGATTTAGTTTTGGTTCCTCTTTTATTTCCTTGTATTTAATACCCGGAAATTCATACCAATCTGTCCAAGGTCTATCTTTTAAATTAGTAATAATGATGCCTTTAGCAAAGCTCTGGGCTTCGACAACTTTTCCATCGCCAATATAATAGCCCACATGTCCATCTTTTCTTACGGCTAAGCCGGGTGTTTCTGGAATAGTAGCTATCGTGCCGTATTTTAACTTTTTTGCTTTTGCGTAGGCAAACATACCATTAGCACTCTTATCAGGGCAACCGCCGGAGCCATATTTATTCACTATTTTTGCCCCAGTACCGATTGCCGCAAGTATAGCCGCACCACCAGAGGTCCAGACAAACCCTTTTCCAAGGCCGATACAATCAGCGCAAACCTACTTCGCGGCGATGTCCTTGTTATACCGAGCAGAGCGCGAAGAGCCATAATGTGATGGATATTGTCTCGCTTTTGCTTTCAAGAGCGAAGAAGTACAATTGTAGCCGCAAGTGCCATACCAATAAGGCTATCCAACCATTTGCTTTAAATAAGCAACAAAATCAGTGTTTGTAATTCCCATCGGTTTAATCACTACCTTTTCTTCTTCTTCTTCTTCTTTTATAATTTTTGTACCGGGATAGTAGAAACTTAAGATTTCCTTATATGACTTACCTGCCGCAGCCGCTGCTTTCGCGCCAGTCTAGCTAAGTCCAATACCATGTCCAGACTTAGTACCTTTATCCCAAGGATCAGCTCGCGCAATTAAATAAGGTCTGTCTCCGCCCCAGACTTCCTTGGAAGAATAAGTTCTACCGCCATTGCTATGGCAAAAATACGCGCCAGTTACCAAAGCATCTTTATAATATAAAACTTCACCAGCTGTATCCATTACACCTTGATGTGCCCTTGAATAACTTGCCGCAAATCGAGAAGTTCTAAAAGCCTAATCTATACTGCTTTTGTCTGTAACATAACCTTGTTTCTTAAATTTATTTAAAGCGAAAGTTCTTGCCGCGACAGCTTGCGCTTTACAAGCCTCAAGTGCCGCATTGCCTATTTCGGCAGGAACAACACCTTTTAAATATTCTTCTATATCAATTTCTATCTAACTCTTGTGATAATACCTGATATTTTCAGAACGAGTTAATCTAACATTAATCTTCATATCTATATCAGTCCTTTCAAAAAAACTGACGCAGAGTATTATACCCTGCGTCAGCTCTACCGGGGCGCTTTCAATCGCTTATCTCGATTCCCAAATTAAAAATGGGTTTTCAATTTTTTTAGACCAATTACTTCACTTTGATCCAAATTCTATTTTTAACCGCGATATTGCCGCTGCCCCAAGTTTCATAATCTGGAATTTCAGAAACAGTACCAACGATGCGGTCAGGGTACATAACAACTTCATTTCGCGTCATCTTAGATACTGTACCATTTTCACCAGTACAAACAACGTCTCCAGCGTGGAAACTATTCCGGTCACAGTCAGTGCGAACTAGCACACGACCGGCAACCGCAAGTGGCGTTTTTGCCTTATCGGTTTCACCAATAGCAAAGCCATAAGTGTCTGATACGACGCCTTCAAAAGGCTACATACGTTCAAAGGTTTTGTGTAAATTACCCTTATCATCAGACCAAACAACATCGCCCGCGGCAACTTCTTCAGCAGCGCAGCGGAATTCGGCATAGTCATTCCAAACAGCACCATAGACTTTTGAACCGGTAATTGTGCCACTAGTATTAATAGTACAAGTCGCATTATCAGAAATCTCTTCCCAAGTTAAGTTGCCTTGCAAACTATTATTATTAGTTACTAAAGTAGCATTTACCGCAAAATTAGCTGGCAAGGTTGTACCATCGGTTAAAACCGAATAAGGAGTAAGACTGCCCGCCGCCATATCAATAAAAGTACATAGTGCTGTTACCTGACTTGAAGCATAAGTAAACAATTCAACATAGCTATCGCCATCATCATTAGAAACAACACGAATTTTGTACGTCGCTGATTTACTACCGCTGATTTTTGTAATTTGAGCCTTGCGAGTAGCATGTGTTTTTATAACAAATAAATCGTTACTAACAAAGTTATCACCGCTAATAGCAATATTTATCATATATGAAGAACCGATTGCCCAATTCTTCTTAACAACGTAACAAATACGACTCCATTTATTTGCCGCTATTGGAACTTCCCAATACTGTCGCCGCACTTTAGCCGCATTTAATAGCCGACCTTGATTAGCAGATAATGAATTTGTAGCACTCTTGCTATTTAAATTATCTTCTACCACATTCCTATAATAAGGCACACCGCCAACAATAGGACAAGCAGTATAATCACTGACTTCAGTGACTGTTGATGTTGTTTTTACGCCACCAAGAGTAGAAGAAGCTGTAGGTAAAATATAAACAGTATCAGTAAATTTCGCATTACTTGGCACATTCGCGCCTAAAGTATATGTTGTATTCGCCCACGCGCTACCAGTCCAATAAACCGGTTGTGTAGTAGAGCCCTTCGCAGCGTTACCCATTAAACTAGCTAAAGTGTGAGTATGTGACGCCGCCGCATATACGCTATCCATCTTACCTTTCATGTAAGTATATAAGGCTTTTACTGGCCGACGGTGATAAGTTGTAGTAGTTGAGCCGCCACCCGCAAACTAACAAATATAATAATCATCATCCTTAGGAGCCGTGGAACCAACACTGAGAGCGTTTAGATAAGCATTTGCGGACTCACTCAGAGAAGATTTACCTGAACCACCATAGGACGCACCGATAACACCAACATCTACATAAGAAAAACCATTATAACTTTTACCATTTATCTATAACGGTCTATAAAAAGATAGAGGTTCAATCTTTACAACAGAATTCGCTGCTTCAGTTGGTAAAGCATCCGCAAGTTCCATATTCCAAGAAACAGCTAAATTATTTGTATTAGTACAACATTCTTTTCGTCTTACTTCCATATGGTTCCATGCGCTTACCTCACACCAAATCTCAATTGAATCACCTATATCTGTTTCTGCGGCAACTTTTTGATAGGCACACACTTTGAAAATATCGCCTTGAGGCCCATCATAATAAAAGTTGGTTGTTGTTATAGCCTTTTTATTACTAGTCGAAAAAGCAAAAAAGATTTGTTCAGTTCTACAATACCTACTACTAATGACAAAAGACAATTGTATATCACTATAACCGATAGCAACTTGTTTAATCGTACAAATTTTTAAGTGTTTTACCGCGCTGCCTGCTGTTACTCCTACTGGGCCTTCATCATAATCAGCTTTGGCGGCAATCTTTTCATTTAAAATCTTACCTTGCGCCGCCGCTAATGAATCAGTTGCGCTAGTGCTAGTAAGATTGTTCTGGATACCTCTCCATGTATTGGTATCTGGAACGGTAACCGTACCAAGGCTTACGCCATTCTTATTTTTCAAAGTAATTGTGCGATCAGCAATAGAAATCGTTGACGCATAAGAACTTTTAATATTGTTTCCACTTTCATCTTGTGTAGCTTTTGTTGCTGTTGCCGCATTGCCGCCATATGAGGTGATTTCTATTGGTTTACCATTAGAAAAATACACTGGTATAGTAACTGAGCCAGCACTTGAAGATAACGCTGTGGCGGTGGATACTGCGCCAGGTATAATGCCATCTGTTCGGAACTGATAATTAGCTCCGTCATAATAGACAAGATAGGTTCCTCGTGGCAAATTATGATTTGTCGCAGAACTTGGCGCACCATTAATGTAAATCGGTTTTGCGCCTTGCCAGTTTACATTGAAAGTTAATGCCGAAGCTATGGTGTTCGTAGTCGCAATAGTAACATGTAAATAATGACTCCCACTAATAGCATAACTTGTACACTGACCAATTTTCGCCGCAGTTGAAGCCGCAGTCGAACAATAAGCAGACGTATAAGTATTACCATCTGTCCATAGATTTAATACTCTCCAAACGCCTTGAATATTCGCCGCACTGGTTGTTGTTGCGCCAGCTGAAGTTCCAAAAACTGAACAATTGCCATTGGCGTCATACATTAGTAGCATTGCCGTACCAGCACTGAAATGTGTTGTTATTTTGTTAGACACAGCATAAACTAAAGGATGATAAGTTTTTCCGCCATCAATAGATAAGCCAACACCAGAATCTTTTCCAGCAACAGGCAAACGAATCGCAACAATCATGCCGTCAGTTAAAGTTTTTAAACCAGTACTTAAATTGGCTATAACACGAGTAAAAATTCTGTTACCAGAATCTACACCAGCAATACCATAAATCTCATTTGCTGTTGTTGTCGTAGTCGCATTTTTGCTAGTTAAAGCGTGCGGCACTCCGTCAGCAGTTTCGGCATTCAGTACAATTCTTTTAGTACCAGTAACGTCTATATAAAACTTGCCATTATCTTGTGTAACATAACAATAACCTTCAGTTAACTTGCTCGGCAAGTTTGATGAATTACCTTTTAATATTTTAAAAAGAGCCAATCTTCAGCCCTCCTATCTTAATTATAAATCAACCCAAGACACTGCCTTATTTTCAAGCGCGTCAATTCTACCATATAATTCAGTTATCACTTCTGCGGGATAATCATAAATTATATCAGAATCTGGTGCTGGGTCTAAACTCTTTAGTATCGTCGCCTCACAGGGTTGAGTATTTAAACTATACACAAAATTCTTACCTGTTGAGTCAAGAGCATAGAAATGAATAAGAAATTTAATCTTGCCCGCGGCTTTAGTAGCTTCCCGGCTAATGTGCCAGCTAAATTTTAATTTTTCTGGACTAGAAATAATATCTATATCAGTAACTGGGCAGATACGTCCTTCACCCGCGGCATTTATATATTCAATAACGCAAGTCAATTGGGATAAGTCAACACCATCAAAGTATCTATCTGTTATAAACCAGACCTAATCAGCCAAGTGGTCATTCTAAACAGTCAAAAATCCGGAATAAGCAGAAGCGGAAAGTAAAATTTTCCGCTTCCGCATATCTACAGTAACAAAATCAATTATATCTTCTTGCTTAGAATTGATAACACTGGTTGATAGCTGGAGATTTCTTAAAGTCTCCATCCACATTTAAATCAGTCCTTTACACAGCAGTAATCGTACCATTCTAAGCAATTTCAATCTGAATCGTATCAGCATGGGTAGCTTGCTTATAATGGTATTCAGCCACTTGCGTGCCGTTAATCATAACTTTTACAATATGAAGAACAGAACAATGAATACGATATGTATTACCAGCTTTCAATGCCGACAATTTAAAAGTATCACCGTGGTCTGTAGTAGTATTTGCCGCATTGTCGCCAACCGCTACATACCAAGTGTAATAAAGTTCATCTAAATGCTTTGCGGTAACTGGGTCTAACGCTTCCGTATCAATTTTTGCGGTGATTGTTTTCGCGCTCGAGTTAACTTCCAGCGTAGGCTTAGGTACAATTTTCTTTGGCATTGCGCGAACTAAACACTTATTCTTGGGCGCAACAGCAGATGAAAACGTATTATTCTTACGATTTCTTACGCTACAAGTAACATAGCCTTCAAAATCAACAGGAACAGTATAAGCACTTTCGGCAGTTACAGTTTGCGCATTCTCGCCATTTAAATCAGTCGTTTCCCAATCATAAACCAATTTGCCGTTAGGTGTACCATCAACTACGACAGACAAAGTATTGCTACCCTCTTGGCTCATAATATATTCTGGGAATTTGGATTTATCACTTAAAGTAATAGCATTTGCCGCAGGAATAGTAACAATCGGACTAGGCGTCCAACGAGTACCAAACTCGGTAGTCGTGTTACCTACCTGTACCTGATATTGTCCAGCACAACCCGCGATATAAGAAGCCGCGGTAGCATCAGGAATTACGTTTTTGCCATTGTACCATTTATATTCCAAAGTAGCGCCATCGCCAGCCGCAGATGCCGCAACTTCAAACTTATAAACACCATCATGCGCACCTTCGTGTACTAAATCGCTACCAAGAGTTTCGGCAAATTTTTCATATGCGGCATACAGTTCAGTTTCGTCCTCAGAAGGAACTGCCAAATCATACCACTTACTATTATCAAGAGTCTTAGTAATTGCCGCGGCAGGCCCATCAAGTGAATTAATCACGCCAGAATAAATCGGACGCGTAAAGATTAAATCTTCAACACTACGATCAGGCGTTAGTTCTTCAACGTCTAAATCTAATGCTTGCTTAACTGCGCAAGTAGCTTTTTGAGTACCGATGCTATAAGTCATCTTTTTCGCGCCATCGGGTGTTGTATCCAACTTAAACCAGCGCAGAGCAAATTCAATATTGCCCGGTGTCTTGGTCATTTCATTGGTAATCATCCATCCGATATAGCACTTATTCGGGTCAGCATCTTTCAAAATGCCAACGGAGTTACCCATTGTCTTATCAGCAACGTTTTGCCATTGAATCCAACATTCTAAATCATTAGAAAATAAGTCTACGCCATCAAAGAAGCGGTCTGTTTCAAAAAAGATAACTTCCGCATTTGCGTCACCCTTTACACCAATACCATACTGTGAAAATTCAGAAGGAACTTTAATTGTTCTACTATTGAGATCAACAGTAAAGTAAGGTTCATCAAGCGGCAACCGCAAAAACTTGTATTTAGGCTTAATATTTTTATTTAGCATCTTTTGAAGCGTACTAAAATAGGCAGGCAAATTAGTAATATCACCCTCTATATTATGTTTAGCGGCTTCGGACTAAAGTTCTGTAAAGAGTTCTACATACTTATTATACAACTCTTTTTCATTCTCGTCAAGATGTACTCTCATTATTATTTTCCCCTTTCAAGATTAATTCAACTAACTTTGTATAATACGTTTGAGCTTTCGCGCCAAAATCTTTAACCAAAAAAACTTGCCGCGCTAGCTCAAATTCATTTGAAAGGATTACCATTGTAAATGAATTAGTAATTTTATAAGTTGAAGTATTAACATCTAATATTAGAATTTTCGCTTCAATTTTTTCATTACTAATTCTTAAGGCGGCATCAAGAGGAATAGAATATAAAGAATAGGATGGCATGTCTTTATCTGCCCCAACTCTCACAAATTCTACAATCTCTATAAGCCCCTAATCATTTTTCATAATCAAGAAGATTTGTTTCTTCTCTTCTAATTTATGTGAAAAAGCAACTTCCAATTGCCCAATCTCTTGCCCAGAAATAGCGACATTGTTAAGAAGCACTTTATAGTCTTTTGATATGGTTATCCGTGCCATAATTTTACACCTCAATGGCGGCGAGATTTTGCCCTCGCCGCCATAATATATGAAAAATACCTAAATTAAATTATCACTTCTTGCCAGTTATCTGCGAGCTGTGCGTACTCAAGTACAGAATGCCGCATTTCACCAGTCACCACATTTTTAAGCGCTTTACTTTTGTCGGCAATTAAAATCTTTCTTACTGTACAAACAGAAGGAGTTTGTGTTATAACCCCAGCATTATCATAAACTGTAATTACTTTCACAATTCTCACTCCTTCGCTTGCTCAATCATTGCGCCAGAACCCCAACCATTTGTGTCGTTCCAAGGCTAAGTATTCATGTCTACTGTTGCCGGAACAATAATCGTAGATAAGCCAGTAGCTCCATCAAACGCGGGTCTGGCTTGCCCAACGTCGGGGACAGTGATTTCAAGTTTTAGGTTATCCGTTTCAACGTAAATAACAGGAGAAGCAAAATGAATATCGCCAAATGCCGCGTATCCTAATTTTCTTACCGAAGCGGGGATGGTAGTGAAATTCAATGTCGCGCCCAAAGAGCTGAAACCAAAGCGACCAACTGTTTGTAAGGTACTCGGCAAATCATCTAATCCAAGATTCGGGCAATCAAAAAAGCCCCAATTATCGATGGTTGTAATTTTTGATTTGCCCTCAGGGAACGTTAATCTTAATTTTTTGCAGCCCTAGAACCCACCAGCACCAATCTATTCTATATTCCCTAAATGTAATTTCGGTACTGTTAAATTGGCACAGTCTTGGAAGCATCCGGAGGGAATATTCTATACTTTAATTTCATCAAGATTTAAAGAAGTAATTCCAGTGCACCCTATAAAGGCATACATATCCAAGCTAACAAGAGAAGCCGGCAATGTACTAATAGTAATATTAGAACAATAAGCAAAACCATAACTGCCGATACTCTATAACTTATTCGGCAACTTTGTACAAACCATAGCGCTACAATTCTAGAAAGCCTGTTGTCCAATAGAAGTAAGATTCGTCAGATTCGCAAAATCGCAATATTCAAATTTTGGACACTGATTGCGCAAATAGGCTTCTAGTGAAATAATAGAATTGCCGGGTTTAAAGAAAATTCGCTTTAAATTGGGGCAATCACCTTGTGCTATTGAGAAGCGCGTAATCGTATTGCCATTGATTTGTAGTGGGACAGTAATCGCTTCATATGGATAAGTGTTCAGTAAGGTAGCTGTTGTACCAATTACTCTAAAATATCGCGCGTCTGCCGCAATCTCATGTATATCTTTTCTTGTGCCGTAAGTTGCTTTTGTTTTTAATTCAGAAACAACTTGCTTATAAGTATTTGGCTCAAAGCCAACAAATTCGTAAGCATACGCAATTGTTTTATCCTCTTCAGGCAATTCAATTTTCATTGGCGCAGGAGGAGGCGTCGCAGCATGATTGTATTTAACCTGTTCACTCTTTAACACTGTTGTGCCATTTTCATCAAAGAAAGTAACTAAATAAGTACGAATTTCAGCATAGTATACAGGATAGAAGGTTACGGTTTGGTCTTCGCCAAAAGTTAAAGCAAAGTCATCAGCCAATGTAGCTTTACCGTTTTCTACTTTAATGTCTATCGCCGCATTCATAGAAGAAGTATCTCCATCTTCGTAGAACGTTTGTACCTTTTTGGTAGACCAACCTTTAAAGATATATTGATATTTCGGAATCGGTGTGCGGCTAATGCCTTCGGTTACTCCTTCAATCCAAGTAGTTAAGTTATTGGTGAAATTTTCAACGCCATTATTGTCCTCTGAAATTTTTACTGTATACTTAGGTAACACTTTTGCGTCGGCGCTTGTCACATTAACCGTATAGCCTTTAACACAATGACTATTCTCATTATACTTAATAGTCAGCTCTGGAAACGCCTTTGTGTACTTTTCATACATTGTAATTTCATTGACGCCTTGCGCGTCACTGTTGTTAATTACAATGCTACCAGTGATATAGCTATTGTTGACTTCCGCCTTATCAACCATAGTTCCGTTGGCATCAATACCATTCATTGCTACCAATTCATCAAGCAAAGGAATACTGGTTATGGTATTACCATCTACGGTTAATTCAGAAGAATCAAAAGTCCAATTAATATCCGTGAAGCGGATACGAGTTAAAGTATCTTTATAATCTGAAAATAGCTTTTTAGTATTAACCAAAGGGCAATTTTCAATTACCAAAGTCTTTAGCGCTTCATGCCCATTCGGGAAAGTTAGAGCACCTTCTTCATCGGTATTGTAGAATTGATGTCCTTTAATGGTAAGCGATTCAAGGGCTTTCGGCAACTCTAGTTTGCGGATATTACCACCAGTCGGTAGAATAATCGTTTTAAGATTATCACAGCCTTTAGCTAATAAAGTTTTTAAATAAGTATTAGCACTTAAATCTAAACCAGTAAACTCGCCGTGTAAATGCCGCACATTTAATTCTTCCAATAGCGGCAATAAAGAATAGGGCTTTTTGGTAACTTTATCCATCGCAGTTAAAGTTAATCCTTTGAAATAACTATTATGATATTGTTCATTATCGTTACCTAAAGTTAATTTTGTCAGCTTCAGCGGTGTAGTAAACTGTAATGTACCAAGATAAAGTGGCGATAAATCGCCTAAATCATAAACTTCATGTAAGCCATAAAGATAAGTTTCGGTATTGTTATAGCTGCCTTTTGGGTCAATTGTAGTTGGAACAAAAGGTTGTAATAAAGTAGGCTTAGTTAAAGTCTAGCTGTACTTAATAGATACATATTCTTTTGCGCCAGATGTTAATGTAAATTTTGGGCTGGCCGGCACAACTTTTACGCTCTCCGCCATTAATTTATCATCATTAGTATCTGTAGCATTGACAACTGAAGAAGGCGTATAAATACGCATTGAAGCTACTAAGTTCTGATGCGCGGTAGCTGTGCCTTCATTTTCATATTCGCCATCTAAATAATTCAATCTATTATATAATAGATATTCACGATGATGCGAACGAGTGCCTTGACCCGCATATAAGTAATCCGCCGCACTTTCGTTATTATTCAAGAGCGGATCAATGTACTTATATTTTTCATCCTCGTTGATAAGAGTTTCGCACCATTTATTAGCTTGCTCTGTATTGAACAATCTAATTAAATTATTGTAAGTGAATTGACTATTTCTTAGCGCCCAATATCTGTCGCGAATTTCATCCTTAAAAGCTTCTTTAAAATTACACCATAAAACGCTATAATTTGGATGATTATAATTCGCGCTTGCGTTAAATACGCCGGCATCATCATCTTCTACATCATAATCATAAGACAGGAAGCCTTGATTGTTAACGCCAAGCATTGTATCCATATCATAGAAAATCGGGAACCAATGTCCAGTACCTTTGTTAACATCTACATCAAAAGAACACATCATCATATTTTTTGCGCGGGAGTCAATCATAATTAACGCTTTTGTTAAAATATAATAGAACGCGGTAAAATTCAAATCCATATAATCGGAAAATTCTTTCTTGAACTTATATAGGCGATATTCTTTGGAATCTGTCGTATATCCCCCATCTGGCTCTGTAAGCGGTTCATCTGTCGCAGCATTTTGATCTGTTGAGCCAATCCACTTAACCAAACGCGCAAAACCTCGTTTATCAGAAGCCTGCTCGGTTGGATATTCGGGATAGCGTGATTCAAACGCTTCTGTCCACATTACGTGGCCATCATCTGGATTCCAATTTTTCGTAACAAATTTCGCCAAATCTTTACTATTATCAAGAAATTCCCAGCATTGGATACAAGGCACTTCGTCTACATGTTCATATAATGGATTAGTCTTTATATAAGTATTAAATTCACTTATCGTAGTACCAGTCCACTGTTTTTCTAAATCAGGTTCTGTATAATAGGTTTTTGTACTAAAAGCTTCATAATCACCATCTGCCCACTCATCAGTGGTTGCGGCAAAGCCAGGTACAAATTCGCCAGCTTCATCGAGAATATAGCCATATTTATCATCTTTATTTGGCACAAATCCATATGGTTCAGGCGTACCTTTATCCAAGTTGAAATTATAACGCCCAATATAATCATATGGATCATTTTCTGTTTTGCGCCAGAAACAGACAATAGGATGACCAATGATGGCGGTTAATAGTCGCTTCTCAGGATATTTCTTTTCCGCCGGAGTCTTATATTGAACGCCTTTATATAAATCAGAAAGCATATTACCTGTGCCGGTGTTATGCGAACTAGAAGATTCCATATAATCGGCTTTTAATGTGAAGCAATTAACTTTCGGGATGCCTTCTTCTAAAACATATCCTTCTTTTTTAGCTATCCACTTAATGCGCAAATTCTTAACAGGATACTACATAGAAGAAGTACCTTGGCCGTAAGTCATAATCTTTTGAATTGTGTCCATATTACGCTCTGGGCGCGCTGGGTCAATATATAACATTTCCATATAGCGGAAATCCTTTTTTCCGGTTGGCAGACGACAATCGCCATCGTCACCAATTACCTTATTGTTTTTATCCCACATTTGTCCACCAGTAAATAGCATATAAGGCATATCCGGGTTAATAGAAGGATTAGAAATGGCATTATAAGAAACTTTCCCAGCATCATTCAAAATATCATTTTTCGCCCAAGCAAGAGCAGAAGTACGAGTATCCTGTAAATCAGCAAGATAGTTATTCAAAATAATTCTATCTTCCAAAATCTGATTATATACGCGAATGTTGTAAATATCAATATCAGCATAAGTTGAATCGAAAACAAATTGCGCTAAACGAGATGGGCCAGCGTCTTGGAATTTATCTTGGTCGTTATATTTAACAATACCAGAAATTACGCCATCCAAATAAGTATAGAAAACACTTTTTGGCTCGCTACTCATGCTTGAACTAATACAATAGGCAAGATGAATTCTATCGCCGTCGCGGTATCTTGCGGTCATACCTACGTTAGATTCAGATGTAGCTTTTAGCGCTTTTATCAAATTAGAATTGAATCCTACTCGCGAAGCATTTGCCGCAAAGCCACAAGTCGCATCCGCGTCGGCATCTTCATCTTTCTCTTTTGATAAGCAAGTAATAACATTCTTTGAGCGGTCACGTACATTAGAAATCTTAAAGTCTAATTCAATCGTACAACCAGCATTTGCCGCGCCACCAGTCGCTTTGAAAGGTGAGAAGGGAATAGTAACTTTTGCGCTATTATTTAAGTGTAAACTGGTAACTCCATTAACCGTTTGCCAACCATTAGATTGCCAGTTGAAGTTTTCCATAATTGCCGCAATACCTTTATTCCCATTATTGTCTATTGTACTATTATAATCGCATGCCCAAACATTAGCATTTGTTTCTAAATTAGAACGACCCTTTGCCGCAAGATATAGAGCAAGTGCGCCATTTGATGTATTAATTGTTGGAATTTTATTGGCATTTTTACTAACTGTAATTGGCTCTAATGCCTTAAAATAATCCTCAGTCTTATAAATAGTTAATTGATAAACACCACTGCGGTCGAAAGGAATATTCCATTGGCTATAAATACCATCTTGAACAGTTACCTTGACACGACTTATTTCTTCATTATCGCAAGCGGTAACTAATTCAACTTCAATATTCTCATCTGGGCCAGTTACCATATAGTTTAATACCAGAGTATCGAATTGCGATGCTTTAGTTATTGATTGATCACTAACAAAAGAATAACCGCTCTGTCCAGCTTCTTTGAAAATAATATTAATTGAATCTGGTTCACTTGTTAATTCTTCGTCATTAATTTTCCCGCTCAATACCGCCTATAATTTCCAAGTGCCATTACGATGTTCAACAGTGATAGTTTGATATTGGCTAATTTCACCACCTGCCGCGCCCTCAAGATTCATTACCCAACTTAAACCAACGTTACCTGATGTGGGGTCGATTAAAGAAAAAGTAATTTTAGGCTCTTGTAAAGAATTTTGACCTTTCAAACTTACTTGAGTTAAAAAGTTCTGTAATTGCGCCGCGGGCAATCTATCAGCAAATGTTACTTGTAAATCTAATTGTGTAACATTCCAAGTTAAGGTTTTGGCATCACTACCAATATCATCTGTAAAAGTTAATTGAACTCTTACCATTTCGTTAATCGGGAAAAACTTTTTATAAAGCGCCAAATTAATGGTATTTGCTTCTTCTTTTGATTGAGCAATATCGCTTATTTGCGCGACATTTTTGTCTCCCACTTTAATTTCAACAGATAGAATAACGTCTTCTTCCGAAGAATAAGCAATAAAAGATAGCGGCCAGTTATCTGACGCGGTTGTATAATAAAGCGGACTTGTAGAAACTGCTTTAGTAACAATTCTAGAAGCAATGCCACCACCGCCACCACCAGCAACTGTCAACTGAATAACTGAAATAGTATTTCCAGCGCTATTTACTTTTATTACGCGGTAAAAAGAGCCATCAGAATTCAAAATTAAATCATCTTTAGAAGGATAATCAGTTGCGTTTTCTAAATCTTCAAGAGCAAAGCTAAATGATTCAGCATCTTCTGGAAACTTTTTATCAGCATAAAGAATGCCGGTATTTCCGCCAAACATAATACGCTAATCTTTATTATCTAAATAAATTTTTCGCGTATCTGTTGCGAAAGATACATGTCCATCAGAAACTGCTTGTGCTTTAATCTTCGCATCCGTACCTCTTTGTACTACAAAAGCAGATGACATCTATGTTTACCTCCTTTTTATCATTACAAAAAATTTGGGGAGAGATATACCTCTCCCCAAATTTAAATTAGAAAGTTCCCCAAGTCAACGCAGCAATAGCATTGTTAGCTGTAGTTTGTGCCGCATCAGCCTTTGAAACACCGCTATTAGCTGTGGTTTGTGCCTTATCCGCAGCTGTTTTCGCAGTATCTGCGGCTGATTTCGCATTCGCCGCATCAGTTACACCTTTATCGGCTCTTGCGCGAGCGTACTTAATTGTATCTGCCGCAGTATTCTTATCGCCCAGCAATTCTGTAGCCTTCGCATTTACCTTAGCAGTAACAGAACCTGCGCCTGTACCATTCAAAGTCGCAATCGCAGTCTTATTGGATGTCGCCTGAGTAGCCGCAGCATCAGCTTTAGCTTCAGCACGCATAATGGTAGGCTTAGTATCTTCTGATCCAGTGCCCATTAATTCTGTTGCCTTAGCATTTACCTTACCGGTAACAGATGCCGCGCCAGTACCATTCAAAGTAGCGATAGCGGCAGTATTCGTCTTTATATCAGCAGTATTGGTGCTAATGTTAGAAGTATGGGTCTTGATAGTTGTTTCCGCTGCGTCCATGCGAGTCTTCAAATTAGAAACATCAGAAGTTATCGCACCAGCACCAGTCTTGTCGCCCTGAATCCAGTCAGCAACTTCTTTCAAAGTATCATAGGCTTCAGGTGCGCCATCTAGGATCTTATTAACAGCATTTTTAACTGTGTTCTTAACCGAGCCTGCGACAGTATCTTCCCCCATTAAAGTGGTTAAGTTAGTTTCATTTGCCGTAACTTTCTTAGTCAAATTAGTAATATTAGTAGCATTGGCCTCAGCCGCGGTCTTAGCTTCATTGGCAGTTGTCTGCGCAGCAGCGGCGTCCGTAATACCCTTATTAGCTCTTGCCTGAGCATATAGGATGGTATTTGTAGTTGTGGCATTGCCTAACAACTCACTCTTCGTCGCAGACTTGGCATCAGCAATCTGTTTCTTTACAGAACCGTCAGTAGCAACGTCTCCGTTCAAGGTGGTTAAAGCACCTTCTGCGGTAGTAACACGAGTTTTTAACGCAGTAATGTCATCAGCGTTACTATTGGCCTTGGTCTGAGCAGCTTCAGCCTTGGTGATACCAGACTTTGCTTGTGCGACCGCGTATTTGATAGTATCTACGGTAGCATCCGCGCCAACTAAAGCAGCCTTAGCATCAGCAATTTGTTTCTTTACTGAACCCTCAACTGTAGCAGCGCCATCCAACTTAGTAACTTTTGGCTCGATATTATCAACACGAGTCTTAAGCGTTGATACATCGGCTGAAGTCGCCATAGAAGAAGTCGTATAGGTTAAGGTCATCTGGCCATCAGCAGCAACAGTTGTAGACATACCAGTAACAACGTTACCGCTACCACTCTTCTGTACGTTGGAAATACCAGCCTTGTTAATCTGAATCCAGGTAATTGCCTTGGTTTCTGTGTTAATAGAAGGTCTAGCCAAAATATTACCAGTCTTAACATAGAACAAAGCATTTTCATTTAAGCCGGAATAAGAAGTAGACGGCAAATCTGAAACAGTATCAACAGTAACAAAGTCGCCAAAACGCTTTAATGTGCCATCTTCCATACCACGATAGATAGCACCTTCGTCAGTTGTGAAGTATAACGTACCAGCAGTATAACTAGTAAGTTTCTTTAAGTTTTCTAAAGTACCATTCTTAAAAGCAAGTAGTGCCATATTTTAAGCATCTCCTTAAATAGTAGACCAATCGGGTTGAGCCTTTTCGACAGCCGCAGCAACATATTCTTCAACAGTGCCATAGGCTTGACCATCCATAGTAAGTTCGCCAACACGAGAATCTGTTGGTTGCGCCCAAGTACCAATAGCAGTCAAATAGTATTTATCCGTAGCGACTGCTTCTGTAGTTTGTGGAACAAGACCAGCAGTAGAAGTTCCAAATAGAGGAATATTCACACTCTTGTCATTATCCGCAATTTCTAATGCCGTGCCGTTTACCTTAACAAGTTCAATTTTCTTGTTAATCAACGTTTGTAAATCAGAAACTTTTCCATTAACATACTCTGTTGTAGCATATGCTGACAAGTCAACATTAAAGCCGAGTTCCACCCATTCAGTGCCATTATAGACATATTCTTTGTCACCGATTTGGTAAACATCGCCGTTACGAAGATCAGTCTTGGGCAAATCATCAACCGACGCAACAGAACCCTTAAACTGGAACGCAGAAGACAATCCTTGAACAGTGTTCTTTAAATCGTCAACAGAAGTCTGTAATGTTCCAACTTGGCTATGTAAACCTTCAATTGTTGTAGGATTCGGTTCATACCAGCCAAGGGTAACTTTCCCGCCCTCAAGCACTGTTCTTAATTCTAATCCAGCAGCCCAAGCGTGAGAAGCATCAACAGGCTGTAATTCATAATGCGCTTCTGCGTCGCCTTCTTGCGGCACAAAACGATAATATTGCTTGCCGAAGCTCTTTAGATTTAATACATTATCTTCCGACATTTCTAAAGAGTTTTCATTAATAGCTACCTTAGCATTCTACATTTGCGTAAATATAGTAGCCAAAACAGAACTCATCGTTGCGCCCTTGGCGGCGACAGTTGTCTCGCCAACCTGGACATCCGAGTCAAGAACTACCTCACTTGCCGCATGTACGCCGTTCAAAGATAACCACTGTAGCCCCGTATACACATAAGGGAATACAGATACTTGACCCTCAATAATCGTTTTCTTTACAAGAAAAATATCGTCTTGAACAGCTGTTTTGCCGGTCATTACTCGATTAATAACTTGTAAATCAGTTTCACCTTCGGCAACTTCACCATCATAGTAATGATTCTTGGTAAGATTAACATTACCACGAAGAATTTCACCAGTATCAGTTAAAAAGTACAGGGCATTTTCTTGAATATTACCTTTTAAAGCATTATAATCTGCCCTTGTGCCATACTTAAATAAAACCTTAGCCATTTAAGCAACACTCCTTTCTATAAAATAGAAAAATCGACTTAATAATTTAATTAAGATTGCCCACAAAATTAATAATTAAATAATCTTCGCCACGAGCTAAAAATTTATTGATTGAATCTTGGGCCAATCTAATTTTGTAAATTGGAAATATTTTTTTAGTATCTTGCCAAGTAGTAGCCTCTTTAGTCAGAGGATTATCTATATCTAAAGTTTGCGGCAAGATTTCGATTGGGGTATCTGTATCATTTATATAGAATTTTGTTCCATATAAGCAAGAGATAGATAAGTCTTGGAAATTCCCGGTAAGACCTTCTACAAGTTTCGCGGCGGTTAAATCTTGCGGCACATTCTAACTTGTCTCGCTCTCGCCATAATCTTTAATATATCGAATTTGCTGTAACATAATTATAATATCCTTTCCGCAAGCTAAGTTGCCGTAATTGACATCATGCTGCCATATTCAAGAGGAAGAGAAATAGATTTAATAATGAACTTGCCGCTAATGCCAGATTTTACATCGCTAATACTAATTCTTGTATTTGGTTCGAGATAGTAAATCGGCAAACAGCTTAAGGTTACTGATTCTTGGAAATACGTTTTATCATATAACTTAGAATCTAGTTCTTCTTTTGCGCTCTTGCCTTGGCCGCTAATGATAAAGTAATCACTTAAGCCACCAACCAAGTTAAGTTTAGTATAAGTCAGGGTAGATTCTTCATCCTCTGGTTTTGATGGGTCAATAAATAAAACTTCTGGCGTTTCTTCATAAAAGAGCGCCTAAATTTTATCATCATTTACAACTTCCGGACGGCGACCTATAACAGTTTGTTTATATTTCGCCAAGGAGGAATCTTCAATAAAGTCAAACCAAAATAGTAAAGCGCCGGGATTTAAGAAAGTTAATTTGCCATCTGCGTAGATGAATAAATCCGGATTCCAGTGCCCGTTATCATTCCATTCCTTAATACGTTTTATTCTATCTTGCTTTTGGTCTTCTGTGATGTCTGTTGCGTAAGCTAGCTCTTCTACATCACGCCGGTCATAAATCAAATGCCAGAAAGCAAGGAGGTCGGCATAATAACAATCATAGCCTGTGTTCCAGGTACTCTGCCATTCTTCAATTTCTTTTAATGGACTATAATTTTCTGGTGCGGTGGCAGAAAAAATAAAATTATGATTCCTTTTTAGCTCTTTGAATTTCTCATCATCTGGGATTAATTTAAATACTTTATCATTAGTATCATAATAATACTAATCTGCCGCATATGTAATTATATCTTTCTTATGATACAGCGGCTGTTTCCTCTTCATGCCGTAAGTCAATTGATTAATAAATTCTTGGCTACGAGAATTATCCGCCGCCATCTAATATATTAACTCACGCCAATCTACACTCTTAGATGTTAACGTTTTGCCAGTTAAAAGGCTTGTATATTCCTTAGGTTTATCATCAATAGCGTATCTTAAATGAATGGATGCCTCTGTCGCGGTTTTACCCCAGCAAATATAATCATTACGAATGTTTAAATAATCTGGCTTATTGCTATACGAATCAATCAAATAAGAATTATCAAAATCATAAACTTCCGCTGTCATAGAAGTTTGTTCATAATAAGTTTCATTCTTACTATTGGTAATCGCGCCATTCCATACAACATTATGATATATCTTTTTGCGCTGGAAGATAAACCGTCCAAAAATATCATAATAATATTCATATTCACCTAACTATTCAACAATTTTATCAAGTGCCCCAGATACCGCACTTCCAGCGTTTATAACTAGGTCTCCGGCATAAGTTAAATCTGTGCGGCGGTAGCCGGCCGTATCACCAAAGCCTACTATTTTAACAAGCCGATAAGATATATCATTTTCGGGAAACCAAACGCCAATATCAGCTTTTGTTTTCTTATCAAATATTTTTCCTTCTCCGATACCTTCAAAAGCCATCTAACTCGTATAAGTTTCTGGTTCAGTTTTCGGCGATTCGGGCGTAACTCCTACATCATAAATATACATTTTTTTATCTTTTAACCTGTATTCAAGTAGTTCAACGGCAATATCATCCAAGTCATGGATAATAATGTTTTCATATGGTTCAAGAGCATAAGTATGAGCAAGATTACGGATTATGTCGTAAATTAAAATATAGTCATAATGTGATTCGCCCATTTGGTCTGCGGTTTGAGTATCTATAATTTCTAGTTTCCCAAAGTCATGGTCGGCAAATAGCTTGCCGCCAACTGTGCCATCTAATAAACACATCTTATCTTTCCCTTGGATAGATACTGTATTGCCGCTTGAATTACGAGTTTGCGAAAAAGATGTCAAAATGAATATACCCTATTGAAACCAAACAATTTCTGGATACTTATTATCTACAAAATTCTTTAACCCAACTAAAATGGCAAACTTTGTATTCACGCCCCATTGCGCTTTATTAAGTACCGCATTATCTGAATCAACAAGAGCAGTTAAACTACATGTGCGGCGAGTCTTGGATGAACCGTCTATTGTAATTGTGCCGCCAGTAATTGTGCCGCTAATTTCTGCGACTGGATGTTCATCCCAATCCAATGACAAAATTTTTACATAGGTTTCACGCATCGGATAAGCATCTAATTTTTTCAGAAACTCTTTATCATAAGTTTCTTGTTCAGTGCCAACAAACATAGACGCTCACTCCTTTACAAAACCATAGATATAAACAACTACGCCACTCGGCACAATTAAACTCTTTTGCGGAATCTTGCTCGGTTTAATCGCCGCAATATCATACTGTTCTCCGTCTATTGTCACAATAGTAGAATAATTATATGGCGTTAATTCGCCTTGAGTATTTACTATATAATATTGCTCATCTCTCTTCACGATAAGACGATTAGCATAAATAGAATTTTTTACAATGCCTTGATAGCCAGAATTTATGAACAAACGTTCAATCGCATCGTCGCTAAATACTTTTGCCACTGGTAATAACTTGTATTCTATATCTACAATTGAATAGATATTTGTATTAATTTTAAACAAATCCTTGCCGGCTTGTTCAAAACCATTTACCGAGTAGCCAAATAGTTGCTTTAACTTAGGCGCAGTTTCTTCTAAAAGATTTTCGGTAACTGTTAAAGTAATTGTGGCGTGTTCCCATCCGATGCCTAATTGCGCAAGTTTCAAAGGCTAATTCACAGGATATGCCGCAGTTAAAGTACAATTGCCGCTACGGTCAATTATATAGCTATTTTCTCCCCATTTGACAATGGTTCCATACAGTTGACTTTCGTATCCTTTATCGCAAGAAATTTCCACTTTACTACAAACGAAATTTTTTGAGAAGTCCATATTCGTAATCGCGGTTTCAATTTCTGCTTCATTTTTTCCCTGCGCAGCTAAGGATTCCTTGAGCAAATTTAAGGAAAACGTCTCCTTGTATTCATTTGCCGCAAGGATATTATAATTGACAAGAGCAGAAATAGAATAATCTGCCACTTCATCCGCAGTACAAGTAAAAGTATGTAACATACGTCCTAGAGTTTCTTGCGGCGCGAGTGACACATTCAAAAGCCGAACAATGAAATTGCCTTCGTATGGTGAGCGGAGCAATTTAACTTCTCCGTTTGTAAGCCACTCTAATACCTTTGTTTTAAATCTTAGTTCCGCGGCAATATTTTCATCAGTTAAATCGGTTGTATCTCTGAAATTATCATCAGCAAAATCGCTACGCTACATAAATAATTCATCATTGTCAGTTAAATAAGAGATTAAACCCGATAGCGACAATTCTTTATAGTTAACCGCGCCATTGCGTAAAACGAAAGGGTATTTGTTACCAAGAGTTGTTTTCAAAGATTCTTGTAGAACAGGCTTGAAACTAGAAACCTTTGGGTTAAAGCTAACCTTTAATTGCCGCGTTCCATCAAATAGGAACAAATGTTCAAAATATGGAGTAACAATAGGAGAAATAGATTTAGGCTCGCTGTAATCAGATTTTTGTAAACTATATTTATAACTTACACCTGCCGCGACTGTATAATCTGTATATAACAATTCGTCATTTACTGTGAAAGCATTTATTGTATCCCATGTGTGGTAATCATTAGTGCTTGCCGCGCGAGATAAAATATATCCGCCTTTTAGATTATTGCCTTTTGCGTATACATTAACCGCGCCATTCTCATAGTCTACATTTTTAATTTGGAGATTAAATTTAGGCGTGCCAGTATTTGCGGCAATCATTATAAAATAAGCTGGCGATGAAGCGACTAATTGATTATTAGTTATAATTTCATAACTAACTTTACAAATCGAATGACCCAAATCCGCTTTAACAGTATACTCATTCATATCACCCGGCGAGCGTAATATCCAACCAGAGTTTTCAATTTCTGTACCATCTGCGGCAGTCACTACAAAACGATATTTATATACAACTTCTGTAGTATCCTCATTATAATATCTGCCAGCAAATTTCTGTGACATAAGAGTATTTGTTACACTATCAGATAATCCTGCTATTGAAACTTCTGGCTCATTGGTATATTTGATGACAGCAGTGGTTGAGTAGTAACCAATGACATTGTCATTTCCAACATAAGCTATTTGGATTTTATAGAAGTTACCTCTGATTAATCTTTCATGAATATTTGATATATTAAAAGTTACTTTTCCTGCCGGAAAATCTATACTATCACTAGGTAATTCCGCAAGTAAAATATCTGCGGAAGCTGTTCTTATCTTTAACTTAAAAGAACTAACTTGATCCTTCGCTACTAGAACATTCATAGAAAAAGGGACTGCCAATTCGGCAGTCCCATAAAATGATGGCAATGTTCCAGCTATATTCGGAGGATATAATCTGGTTACTGCCATTGCTCATTCCTCCTCAATTAAATCCATGAGCGCACCGACTTGCGCAGGTGTCAGCTCCAGATTCTCTACATCGGTAATCGGAACCTTGCGCAATTCAACGTCAACCTCAAAGGTATCAATTGCCTTGCGAGCTTCGGCACACTCCGCTTCCTTACCAGCTTTAACCTTAAAAGTATTCGGGCCAGTAGTCACAAGTGTGCCATCTTCATTGTATTCAAGATAATCCTGTGCGAACTTACGTTCTTGTTCTAGCCAGAAGTCTTCTTCTTGCTTAAGATTTGCCAAATTCTTGGCAAAAATAATGCTGGTCTTAAAGGGCATTTTCATGTCCTGAACCTCTTGAAGAGCAGCAATAAGCTCTTCCATCTTAGCATAATTAATTTTCATATCCGTTTTCTCCTTTTTAGTTTCGTGGGCCGGGTAAAGAATAATAAGTACTTACTTTGCCGCCGGTATACCAAACTGTTGATGGACTTATAGCAACTTTATATTGTTTCGTTGTAGAATCATAGTAATATAAGGTTATACCGGTATTTCTACTATACCCACTTAATAAATTTGTGTGCGCTGTCGCTGTATCTCGACAAGTGTTCCAGCCCCTATTATATGCCGCGATCGCAGAAAAAGTTTTATTAATAGTTTTTTTCTCAACCCCATCATATAAAATGCCAATAGATAAAGTATAGGTTGAACTTGAATCAGTTAATGTCCCAGCAATTGGAGATTTTATATCTAATTTGCTATCGTCGAATCCTCCCGCAGCTTTACCCGCATTATAAGCTGCCAATCCGGAAAAACTTCCCGAAAAAGTCATTCCAGTTGCTTTTTTCCCAGAAAGATTATTATAAGAAAAAGTATACTAATGAGTATCTGGATCATAGTTTAAATTACTTGGGCTATCCCCTTCATAAGTTAAATTTGTTTTACTAAAATATTTACCAATTTCAGCAGTTACATCTCTATCTAGCACGGCGATAGCTGGCGTTCCAAAAGACGCCATAATATGACCATTGTCCGCGTTTAGGCTAGCAGATAATTCTCCTGAGTAAGATAATGTTCCAACTTTTTTCCCATTATATTGCGCCTCAACGACTCCGATAGCAGAACTGGAATTAATTATTCCTACCAATGCCGATACAATATGCTCCTATCCCCATTTTGTATCGGCTATCTTAAAAGAATTAGAACTTATCGTTTTTCCCGCCACAGCAATAGAAAATGCTAAACTACCATCACTTGACTAAGAAACTTTGAGATTATCAACTTGGCCATCAACTATTTGAGAATATGCGACGCTACCAGCAGCATCCTGCGTCGCTATCAATTTTCCTGAAGTCGTATCATAAGAAACTACCGCGTTTCCCCATTCTAATGACTATTGTGTTCCAGTAATACTAGTGACTATCTTAAAAGAAGTTCCAGATAACGCGGTTTTAAGTTTATTATTAACCCACCAAATATTATTATTTAACTGTTCCATTGCGGGCTTAATAGTATTATAATGATACTATAAAACCCAAGCTCTTGTAGCGACTTGGCTAGGAACAGAAATTTTTTGTTCTCCTGTTTCCGTGCCATCTTTGTCATAAGTTTTAAATTTTACATCATCATCTATGGCATATATCGCATTATTAGCCACAATTTTATCATTTGTAACAATATTATTGGCAGTAATGTTTATAGCATTTAAATATGTTACACTGGGTAAATATAAATTTTCACTCTGGATAATATTCGCTGCGACTTGTTCATCGCTAGCGGGGTCTGTTAAAAATTTAATATTTCCGCCATTAAAATTAATTACTTTACGAAAAGTATAAGAAACAGGATCGTTTTTTGAAGAACTAATGGTAATAATATTATTTGTAACGCTCTAACCACCAAACCAGCTCTCTTCTGTATCAGAATCCATAGAACTATCTTGTAAACTACTCTTATTATAATAAAATGTTACAGTAGTATCCTTATTAAGTTCACTAATATTTATTGATTCAATCTTGGCACCTTCTCCTTCAGCGGCTTTACCTTCGATTTCAGTATTGCCAAGCTAAAGCCTTCCAATAGTAGTTGAAGTAAGATTGCCAATATCAGCGCGCTTTACACCGCAATAAATAATAGCAGATTCCGCGTCAAAACTAATATTACCATTAGAAAAATAAGCCATGCCATTTTTGCCATCAATTAACGCTTTTGGTTTTGGATTTGGAATTTCTTTTGTAGCGCGCTATTTAGCAAAAGCCAATCGCCCGCTCTTAAAATCCAATAGCATATCATAGTATTCCGGTAGAGACTTACTTGGATCTAAATGTAATTCTCCATCTTTCTCAAAAGAGGCAAACCAACCATTTACGCCGGAAATAACCATATTCCCGCCATTAAATGATATTGATTTTGTATCTGAATTTATATTTATATGGTCGCTAAGGTATCCTGTATTATCGCCCGCAATTTTTCTAAAACCTTTATCTGGCGCATATATTTCCTTATCATTAAAGCACCATCCACCAAGATTGGCATACTTACTATACAAGAAACCATCTGGTCTAATACCAGTCTATAAAATTACTGGCGCAGTATCTGCCGCCTCTTCTTTTCGTCCAATAGCTAAAGAAAAAAGATTTCCGTTATCCTCAATTTCTTCCATACCTTCTATTTTATAATCAAAAGTAGGATAGATAATTTCCGGATTCTTTGCTAATGGATTCTTTAATGGATTACCTAAATATATTGTACCAAAAATATTTTGTTGTGTCAAACCATCGTCACTAATGTACCACGGCGTTTCTTTACCTATCTGTCCATATCGCGCAAATATGCCACCGCTTGTTAACACTCCATTATTCGGGTCAACAACAAAATAATCATGTTTTTCATCTTCTAAAAACTTCTTCGCCCAAATACCATCTTTAAGCCAGTTAGAAGAATCAATTTTATTAACTTGCGCATATAAAAAATATTGCGAGAATCCAGAAGAACGTATATCATACCAAAGTTCTTGGTTATCTGGATCTAATTTTCCGTCTTTCAAAAGATTAGTAAGCTGCCTTGGATTCAAGTTAATATAGCAAGTCTAACCTGGGTTAGAAATCAACGCATTTCTACCATCAAATTCAATTCTGCCATAGCCCGAAGCACCAATAAATCCTGTGCCGTCGGTCTTAAATCCAAATGACTAGGCGCCGCCCGCAAAGCCATATAAGCCGGGTATGTCTAGCGATTCATCGCCATTTTCATGCCAATCGCCCATCATAACGCCAGTAAAACGATTTTTGGCATCTTTAGTGCCCGCGGCGATCATCTTCGACATTATTGCGCTATTGTCTTCATCCAAACTTAAACTCTGTCCATCCCATTCATTAACAAGAGAAGAAGGATAAAGATTGCGCGAAAAGGCAATTGCTTGTGCCACATGTGTACCAGTTTCCTTGTCATCATAATAGATATAAGTAAAATATTCTTCTTTCGTTAAATCATCTGTCCATTGCTAACCATAAACACACGGAGAAGCAACGTTACCAGTAATATACTGTTTAGACATACCAAGCGCATATTGTTTGTCTTTCGCATGAGCATATTCTGCGCCATATCTATCCACAAAAGTCGGATATTCTTTTTCTTTCTACAATAGGCAAAGAACCTTGGTATTATTAATTTTCCATTCAGGATACATTAACAAATTCATATTATCTTGAATTTTCTATACTTCAAAAATGGCGGTGTACCAGATTGGCGATTGTCCATCTGACCTAAACTCCACTCTATCTGGGCATTGTATGTCGTGCGTCTACATATAATTCGCATTATTACATACCATCATGCCGCGGCGCACTGTAAGTGGATATGGCGCAGCGCCAGTAACAGTTACCTCAACTACGAAAGGATCTGCCTAAATAATTCTGCCGCGAACCACATTTCCGGTAAACCCTTTATAATTCTCATGGGCACGATTATCAGATGGCGGATTCGTTCCTATAAATTTCCAAGCAAATTTACAATTGGGGCGTTCCGCTTCCTCGATAAGACTTCCTTTCCTATCGTACAGTAAGCAACAGATCTCAAAATCAGTAGCTGTGTCGATGTAAAAGTTTCCTTCGGGGCGTCTTATTGATATTACCGGCACATACTCGCAACCGAAAGCTTCCGCTCGGCCAAATTGTAAAGTCTTGCGCGCAGTAATAGTGCCGAAACCGTCAATGTTAATTTCGGCAATTATATCATTGTTAGCATACCGCAAATTATAAGTAGGTCTAATCTGGAACCATCTTATAGTCTTTTGGTATTCTTCAAATTCTTCCTCGCCGCAAGTGGCAAAAAATTTACTTTCATCTTTAATTGCCGCAGTTAATTGGCCAGATGAGCTAATCATAGTAAAATTTTCTGGCCATTGCCAATTAATTGTATAAGTCAGTTTATTACCTTTTTCGTCAGGGTTCTCATTAATATATTGCGATAGTCTCTAATAACCATCATGTGTATTATCGGTTTTAGTTGTGACTTTTATCCAAGGCTCGATATAATATCTTACGTTTGAAAACAATACATTATTGTCATCGGCAAGTATATTATTATTTTCATCATAAACATAAAAGTCACCAATAGCATCGTCATCATGTAGGCCTTCTTCATCGAGTTTCGCGCATCGTAAAATAATTTTATCATTTCGCGCCAAATCCGAATTCTTTCCATCCATGTCTTGTTCATTTGTAAAAGTCAATACATTACTTGTTAAATTATGACCTTGATATGAAACAATGACCTTGAATTTAGTTCGAGTTCTATTGATTAACATGTCAGTGGTCAAGAGCATAAGATTAGTTTCAATTGGCCGCCAGTATATCCCGCCAAGTTTGTGCGCTAAGACATTTTCATCATACTCGCTAGATTCTGGAGTCCACTATTCATCATACCGATACCAATAAATATTCGCCTGTAATTCTCTTAATTCTTCTGGAGTATCAATTAATGAAACCGAATTATTTGCTTCATGGATCCAAGCCAAACGTAAAGTGCGTGAAGCATCAATCGCACTATAAATCGCCGACTAGTAAGTATAAAGAACCGCTTGTTCTTGCTTATCATCAGTCAAAAGTCCAAGATAAACATTTAACCCCGTAATAATGATATTGCGTGGTTTATTAGCCACATTTATCGCGTCATTTCTCTCTATCATTAAAGCAAGTTTCTTGTTTGGGTCTTTTGCTTCTTCAATTAACGCATTATACTTGTTATTTATCGCGGCATCGCCAGCAAGATTGCCACTTGGAATTTCTACGCCAAACTCATCTTTGAAATTATGGTCTTGCCAAAAATAAACTCTAATATTTTTAACTCGTTTAAATTTGCGAATATCAATTACTATCTATTGGCTTGAACCAGTAGTATAAGCATAAGGATTACCATACATATCATCACTGGTAAACATATACTCTTGAGTATAGTCATCCTGTTTTGCCTCTGCTTCTATACTTTGCCCTTGAACAAAAATTCTAAAACCATATTTGCCGCTAATAGGTCTATAAGAATGAAGCAAAGTTTTCATATCTACTTCTAAACCTAAATGTGTAGCAAAAATATTCGTTTTATCGGTAATTTCGCCATATTGCGGCCAATGCCAGATTAAATCGCCTGATGAAACTTGTGTTTCGTTACCGTGCTGGGGGCAATTCGCCCAAAATCCTATATCTTTGCCATAAAATTTATCATATTCAGTTAGACAATACAACCCCAGAAAATTCTCAAAAGGCAACTAAAAATTATAAGAGCCTTTGTTATCATCTGCGGCGACCTTGCGGCCAGTTATAAATTTCTACAAGTCATAATCGCTATTAGGAATCTATACATAAACTGTTTCTCCTACATAGTAATTATCGCCCTATTTAGCATAAGCATCGTAAACAGCATCTTGACTTTTGACTTTGTATACACCGGTTTTATTGCCCTTCGCATCGGTATACGCTTCAACAATTTTACACTCTTTTGTTGAATCGCACTTTTGCGTTGTCAGGATATGCGACGCAATGTTATATACAGCTTCAAAAGCTTTATCCCATTTATCAGCCAATGTCCTCAACTCCTTTTTCTCGCATCTATATTTTATGAAAAAAAATCATGATAAATTATCTAGAAGGGGCCACCGTTAAGTGGCCCCTTTTTATATCAACTCTTTGTAGTGATAAATTGCGCGGCACGATTAATTAAGCTATCAAAAGCATCCTCAATCTCTTGACTATTGGTAGCATTCGGGAACTCTGCCGTAATATGTACATCTTGCCGCAGGGTATCGGCGCCGCCAAAGACTGATTGCGCAGACATAGTACTTAAACCAAAAGTCATAGCCAATGAAGCATTAGCAATATAGTTGTTCAAAAGTCTAAGTGTAGAAGAGTCCAATTTGCGGACGCTCTCCACCGCGGCCAGAAGATTTTGTGTATCGCCAGAATTCAACACTAATTCTGGCTTAGACTTTGTGCCGTCAAGCCATGCTGGGCCAGTAAAGTCAGCAATACCGCCAGTTGCGTAAGCCATATAACGAAGATTTTTCCAAACATTAACACCATCAACTTGTAGATTTTTAGAAGTGTTAACGCTTTCCTCTGCCCGTCTTCTTGCTTCACTTAAACCACCAACATCAGAAGCTGCGAATTTGTGCGTAATGTGCGTCCACTAACCTTGATTATAATAATCACCGCTCACTTCGTAGCCAGTAAGTTCTTTTGCTGTACCACTATCTTGCTGTTTGTCGGAGACTTTAGAATCTTTCTCTGTATCAGGTGTTCCAGTAGTTAACTTTTCGCTTGAACTACTATTACCCTAATTTTGAACTTGACTCTTTAGTTCTTCCGCATTGGATAATTTGCCCTGCGCCTATAAAGTTCTAACTATTGTCTAATACATTTCTTCATAGACGTTAATAACTTCTTTTAGCTTAGCGGCATATTCATCCCAAGCAGTAGTAATATTATGAATCGCCGGCAATACTTCATTTTCTAAACCGTCGGCAATCTTATTATTCTAATCAACCGCATCTTCGGCAACCTTATTATAATTGCCCAAAGAATCAGTCATAGAACCATAACTAGTATTCGTAGTATCAGTTACAGAATCAATACGTTCTTTCATTTGATCCATAGCAGAAGGAATCTTGTTTGTACAAGCATCTTCCATAGCTTGCTGGAACTGTTGGGTATTCTCAATCATTTTCGCAATAGTCTGATTGAGTCCATTTTGAGCGTTCTGCGAATGTTCAACCAACGCTTTATTATAATGTTCTGAAATAACTTCATTAGACTTAATCAAATGAGCAGAAGCGATATTATATTGCTCTTGGATATAGTTCGTTTGCTCTTTGAACTGATCCATCAATGTCTATATTTTAGCATATTTTTCTTCTTCTGTCAAGGTTTGGTCTTCGGCAATCTCGCGCATCTTTTGCGTTGTATTCTGATAAATCTACAATAGCTAAGACTCAAGGTCGCGCACACGATTTACAGACAAGTCGTTAATCTGCTGTAAAACATCCTCGTATTCTTGTTCTTTTGATAGAATATCTTCTTGGTTCGCCGTATACTGATAAACATAATTGCCGCCAGCATCACGAGTCAATCTAACAGTGTTTTTAGCATTTTGAGCTTCTTCCAAAGCGATTTTCTTCAATAGCAACTCATACTGAAGCTGATTCATTTCAACGTTGTATTCTGTTAGCTCATTTTCTTCGCTTTGCTTGTTAATTCTCTCTTGTAGCGCGGCAAGTAGATTTTTATTAACCGTAGAAGTAGTTGTCGCCATCGTTTTTTCAATACTACGATTTAGCTTATTTACTTCATACAGCTCACGCGCCGAAGTTACATAGCGTTCTTGCTCTTCCTGATAGTAGCTATAAGCGTCAGCTAAGTCTTGTAAAGAATTATCAGACCCGGCAATCATTTTTTCTAAGTCAGAAATTATGATTTCGACTTCGTTGTTAAAGGCTTCGGCAATAGCCTGTAGTGTAGATTGAGTATCAGAAAGAATATTAGACTGGACATTATTTAATGTTTCTTCCAGTGCTTCATATTGCTTACGCTCGGTTTCTGTTAAGCCTTCCGCGGAGTTCATGCGTTCAAGGTAATATTCTTCTTCTTTCTTAAGCGTATTTAGATACTCTTGCTACATTTGTAAGGACTGTAAATTATATTGATATTGAGAATCATAGAACTTAGCCAGTTCTTTCAAATTAGAACCTTTGCCAACAAGAGCAAGAATAGAAATATAAGAAGACATGGCTTCAGATGCTGCTTTTACTTTTGCGGTTTGTTTATCGAAATCGTTGGTTGCGGTTTCTAATGTATCGCTATAAAACTCTTCAATCGAAGTCTTTAATTCTTGTAAAGTACTTAAATTATCAAGGACTTGACTATTTAAGTCTTTTAAGCCGTCAACATAATCGGCTTGATTTAACTTGCCGGAAGCGAATGCCGCATCTAGTTCTTCTTTTTCTTTACCCAACGCGGCAAGATTACTGACTGTTAAATCAGTTTCTTTAACTAGATTACTCATCGCTTCGCCTTGCTTCATAAGAATTTCTTCATATTTATCATTGACATAATCAAGATATTCTTTTTCGGCATCGGTTAATTCAACATGAATTTCGACTTTATATTGAATGCCCTCAAGCATCTTTTCGGAGATTTTATTTTGCGCTTCCAGTAGATTGTTGTTCTATTCGTAAATTGTTTGAACAGTTTCTTCATAGTTTTCAATCCACTTTTTCTTTTCGTCATACCATTTGTCCCAATCTTCTTTGCGCTGTTCTACTTCTTCACTCTATTGAGTATCAGCATCCATTGCGTTGTATTCATCAATGAAAGCGTTGTAAGCATCAAGAATATTCTACATTACTTGATCATAGTTCGCAATATTGCCATATTCGTCAAAAATTGCGCCAAGTGATACAACACGTTCTGTATCAAGTTTTAAATATTCTTTAGCTTCATCAATATAGCGCTGATAGGTGTCACATTGCTTTTCGGTTAAAGCAATTTCTTGAGAGATATAATCGAGATAAGACTTGCCGTAAATGCGAGACTTTTTCTTATCGACTTCATCTAGCTGATTGGATAAGCGATCAAGAGTTTTGTTAACATGATGATAGCGCTCGATTTCATCTTCCGGGTCTTTCTTATCAAGCTTTTTGGCTTTGCTGCCGCCACCGCCAGAAGGATTAGGCCGCGGGCCACCACCCGGAGGTGTAATCTTTTTAGCAGAACCGATAACCGGAATGAATACCCCCATATCATTTTTCATAATATCTGTTGATTGAACAGTATAGGTTTTACCTTTATTGTCTTGTACTGTAACTAGACCATTTGTTGCTGTTTCTGAAACCATTTCAACTTTCTACCATTCAATCTAAGGTTGCCAACCAATGTCGCCAAGAGCTTCACTAATCTAAGTAGAAGCCATTGTGCCAGCTTGTATTAAACTATTCATGCTATCAAGAGCTGGAGCAATATTAGGAGTGATAGTAAAACCTATATCTTCTCCATCCCACTGGTCTAACTGATTCTGGAATAAATCTAAAATATTAATCGCAGTAGGAACGCCATCGACATTAATAGTTACAGTAGCATCTAAACCTTCCGTTTCCATAAATGCGGCAACTAAATCATCTTGAATAGCATCTTGCGCGGCAATTGCCTCTTTCTCTGTGCCAGTCGCCATTTTATGTAATTCATCTAAGTGGTCTTCAACAAATTTATTTGTTAATTTCTTTAAATCAACGCCAAAAATCTTAGACATATTAGATTTCATCGCGGATAAAGTTTTACTATATTCACTTGTTGATACTTTAGTTTGCTTATTCAGAATCTTCCAAGTATCTTTAGATGTAGCTTGTAAAGCAGAGAAGCCATCTTCGGCAAGCTTAATTTTGGCAGTTAGATTATAAAAGGCTTGAGTTTCTATATCAGTAAGTTTTGAAAAGGCTGTTCCAGTAGTATCTAAAACTTCATATAAACGTGCGGCATAGTCATCAAATTCTTCTGTAGACATGCCAGCCAAGCTCGCGGCGGAATCTCTGGCAGTTCTCTTTAAATCTTCTACCGCCTTCTGACCAGAATCAACAGTAGAACCGGTTACATTAGCCTTATCGCCAGTAAGTTCAATTTTTATTTTTATAGTAGTAGCATATTTTTCAGCGGCATCTAATAAAGTTTGATCTGCCTCAATTTTTTCTTTCTTATCGCCTTCTCCTGTAGTTTCAAAGCTCTCCCCATCTGCCGATAGCTAAAAATACTTTCCGCTTTCTTTATCGAAGCCATAGCCATGATCCCGCATATACTGTTTATATTTAATGTCATCTGCTTTATCAACTGTTTCATACTTGTATGCTGTGACAGTTCCATCTTCGCCAATCTCAAAAGTATCAGCTTGCCCATTCTGAATTAAATACATTGCTTGTGCCATTGTATCGGCTAAATTAGCAATCATATTGGCGCATTTAGAAGCCGCAGAATTTAAAGAATCAAGAGACACAGAAGCTAAATCTTGAGCGCCAGTTAGTCTTAATACTGCTTGTTTTTCGTCATAAGTTAAGCTATCTAAGTCTTTTCCTTGTAACTTTAACTCTTTTGCCTTTTGAATCGCATCAAGGTCACTCTGCTGTTTCGCAATTGCGGTTTCGGCGGTCGTGCGACCTGAATCTGCGAGATTATAACGCTACGCGGCAACTTCTGTCCAAGCGGTTGACAAAACATTATTAACTTCTTCTTGCGTAAAAAGATGTAATGTATTTTTCCATAAATCTAATATTTTGTCTGTTATATTAGATGTTTCGTCATAAAAGTATTCGCCTTCGTCATTTTGCGTAACAATTTTTTCTGCTATTAATTCGGCTAATAGCGCTTTTTCAGCTTCCGAAGCATTTTTGCTGGCCAAATCTTCTAGATATTCCTTAGTCAATACTGCTTTACCGAAGTCATTATTTGAATGGTTAGCCATCCAAGCATCAATTTCTTCATCAACATTTTCATTATATTGTTGCCAAGTTGTATCAGTAAATTGTGTACCTTCTTTATTTGTATTTAAATATCTCTAATTGCCGCTATTGCGATAATTCTCAAAATCGAAAGGCTCAAAAATAAGCCGACTTACATCATCACCAGTAAGAATTTTCTCAATATCTTCAATTTTTTTACCTGCGTTAAGATAAGATTCAACAATCGCGGATAAAGCACTTGCGTCACCAAACATTCCTTCAATTGGGGTTTTTCCTTCTAAAATAGATTGTCTCGCTGTAGCAATAGCTTTAAAAGTATTTTCCCATAAAGTATAAGTTTTTTGCGCAGTTTCTTCATCTGCGGCATATAATTCTTTAAAGCCATTCAACCAAGTATCTTTGATGGAAGCCCAAGTTTTTTTAACCGCATTTTCTATCTATGCGCCTTCTTCTTTTAGGTATCTTAAAAATTCATCATAAAAATCTCCGAATCTGTCAGAATTTTTAATATCATCATAACTTTCTACACCTAACTTGTTTAATGTCGCGGTTTTTGCTGAATTCATTACACTTTTTTGTATAGCTGAAAATTCTGAATCGTCATTCCAGCCCCCTTTTGAAAAATAATCATCAAGATACTCTGAAGAGGCTTGCTGTATATGTTCACTTAAGTTAGTTGGGTTTAGCCATTCTAGCAAAAGTTCGTTAGCTATTTGCCACCTTGATTTTTTGTATATATAAGAAGGAGCTTCTATCGTTCCATTATCTTTGAGCCAGGTAGGATCAAAATTGGTGACAATGGCAGTCTCATCAAAATTATCTACAGAATTATATCTTCTATCAACCTCATCCTAAAATGCTTGCGACTTAATAATATCCTCTCGTGATTGTTTATGTGCAGCAATATTTTTTACAAAATCCTAGTAAGATTCAGTACTTACTCCAATTTCATTAAATTTCTTAATTAATTCATCATCATTTAAAAGAGAATCTAAATCTTTAGTCCAATCGACTTTCTCAAGCATCGTCTTAAAGCCTTGGGAAATTTTTACACCGAGCGATTCTATGTTCGGCATTTCCCAATTCTTAACTTCTTTTTCAATGCCGAGAGAAAGACCTGCGAGCAGCCATGGGGCTAATTCTGCGGTCAATTTAGAAGGAGACTCAATACGTAACGTTTCGGCAAATCCAGCATATACATTATTGTCTAAGCCAGTTAAATATGTCGTCCAATCAAAGCCTTTAATCTACTACTAAAGTGATGTACCAATTCCCAATAAAAGCATTCGAGCAACATATTTGGTATTATTATCGCCATTGTCGAGCATATACAAAAGATTGTGAATAAGACTATCTAACAAAGAATCGTCATTAATGCTATCAAAGGTTCCATCCTCTTTAAAAGAAATACTCTTATTTATAGTTCCGCTATCTAAATACCGATTTACGAAGTCCATTAAAGCTAACTATCTTGAGTATTGCTTCATCTCATCTGTGAGCTACTTATTATTATCCCCAACAATTATCTTTTTAAGTCCTTCATTGTCAAGAGTCATGTCAGCAATAAGGCCATAATAGCTATTCCTATCAGAACCCGACATGCCATAATTCCAAACATCCGAGCGATAATTTTCTTGTTGTAACTACGATTTATCAACCTATGCGACTACTTGAATATATCTAGTCTTCTCTAACTCACTATCCAAATCATCTAATTTTGTGTCATCAATAGTTAAAAGTGCTTCAATATCAATGGCGGCGTCTTTGCCAAGTTCTTTCTACTCATCTATAATCTATTGTGTGATATTTTGAACAGTGCCATCAGCTAATTTTATTGTCCAGCCCTTTGTATTCCCATTTTCGTCTTTATTGGCGAATATTCCGGCAATAGCTTCAGAAATTTCAAAGGTATTACCTAGACCCAACGTAACAATTCGTTTATTATTTTCATCTACACCAAAAGCAGCAGAAACATTTGTTGAAAATGTATCGCCATTGCCTAATGCCAAAGTATATTCCTAATCATTATCAGGATTATGAAGTACAGACACAATATCTCCGGAAAATGTATCGCCATTGCCTAATGCCAAAGTTATAGTGCCATTATTAGTCGCAATTTCAATAGTATTACTTAAATCATCTCCGAGTGTTACTCGGGATTTGTTATCTAAAGTGACGATTATCGTTCCATTCGCCTTTTGAACCGCTGTAGTTATAGCACCGCTAATTCCAACAGTATCAGGATTAATCGTTACTATGCCATCTGCTTCTGCGACAGCGGTATCAATCTAACCGCTTACATCATCGGTTTCCGCATTAACATGCGCCGAAGCGTCCACCGAAGAAACAGCAGTGTCAATCTGAGTTTCGACATCGTCAGTCTCTGCTTCAACATGCACCGAAGTATCAGCTGAAGCTACAGCACTATTAACTTCATCGGTTACGCCCTAAGAGTTTTCTACTTCAGCTTTAACTTTAATTTCTGTTCCATCAACCAAAGAAGTATCTAACTCAGTAACTAATCCTTTGTATTCTTGTAACTCGGCATTTTGTGCTCCTAATTTAGCCAGCGCCGCTTCAGTTTCGGCAATTACAGATGTACGAATCTATTCTCTGTTTCCTTTTGCGTTGGAAATTCGATTAATAATTTCTTCAACTCTTTCCGCCGAAACTCCTGCCGCATCTAACCCGGCTCTTAAATTTTCAAGAGACTCAAACGTAACTTTTCCGCTTGACATAGAACTCGCGGCAGATATTGCCGATTCTGCGCCTTTGATAATTTTATCCCATTCTTTTTCTTGTACCTCCGCAGCTTGTTTTGCGGCGTCTTGTAATGTTTTATAATAATTTTCAGTTAAATTCTTTTTTTCATCTAATATTAAAGCATAATCTAGACTATCTTTTTCATATATCTATAATAATTTATCGTATTGTGCTTGTGCCTATTCATAAACATATTTATTCCATTCCTCAGTCGTGGAAGTCTAATACTTTTCAAGCGCCGCTGAATCTTCTGTCGTCATATAGGCTAAATCAGATGCGTCAATGTTCCCAAGTTTTCCAATGGCGCCAGCATAGGCTTCAGCTTTATTTGTCGCTGATTCAATTTTTACACCAACTTCTTGCCACCATTCCGCAGAACCTATTTTGTTCTCCGTATCTTTTAGAATCCAACTATCAGTTGCTAAACTATCAGAATATCGTAGATAGCTAGCCAGCCAGTCATTTTCCATCTGTGTGACATCACTATTAGCAGAACTCATTAACGCTTGTAATTCATCACTGTTAATTCCAGTAAAGAAATTTTGCGCATCAGACTATGTAAGAGCTTTACGAGTCATTATTCCTTTAGCCTAAAAAGCACTGCGGAAGGTTGTATCTTTCCACAAGGCGTCTAAATCTAAATCACCATTATCGCCATTAAAATTTCCAGCTCTATAACTATCCATTAAAGTCTGATAATTATTAGCTTCTGCCAATCTACTTTGATAAATAATATTTAAGCTATTCGCTATATTGTCATTGTTTTCGATGTCTGCTATTTGCTAAGCGACCTTTGTACTATAGCCTTTAAGATAATCTCCGCGACTACGACTCTTTGCGAAACTTTTCTAAACTTCTATTTCTTCTTCAGCGACCTGCTGTTCTTCCTTTTTAATACGATCTTCAGCCTATGCTCTTACCTCTCGTAAAGATTTTAATTCTTCTTCACTAGCGTCCATTTGCTCCTGTTCTATCTTCGCAATTCTTTCGGCAGCGCCTAGCTTCATGAACTCTCGCACTTCATCATCAGTTTCAAAAAGTCCAGAAGTCTTTAAAGTAGAAAAATCGCTTTTCTCAAAAGTAGACTTAGTAAGCGTTTTTTCATTTTCCGTTAAAGCAGTACTGCGTTCGGTAGCTTTTTCTGCTCTAACTCTCGCTTCAGCATACTCTTTTGCCTATTCGCTTATAGAATATTTTTGATTTTTTTCATCCCATTCAATATCTGTAGGCTAAATTTTTAGCAACACATCTACCGTATATTCTGAATCCAAAGAATTTATCAAATCAGACATAATCTCTGTTTCAACATCTTCAACTTTTTTATCAGCGCCCATGACGATTTTTGGAGCAGCCTATGATACCAATTCTGATAAAGCTACTAATTGACTTGACACGTCGCCATATCCGCCAGAACCAGCTAATAAATTACCAACCTCTTTATAACTTTCAGCAGATGTTAAATACTTGTTTAAATCTTGTAACAATGGCTTAATATCAGAAAAAGTTTTATCTTTTTGTGATAAATTTAACATATCAAAATGCGAACTTTTAAAAATCTATTCCTATAAAGCTAAAGAAGAAACTTTTTGAGATTGAGACAATAGTTCACCGATTTTATTATCCTATAGCAACTGAATTATTCTATAAACATATGAATTTGGATCTCCTGTAAAACTCGTCCCGAATGTTCCCTCATCTGTTAAGTACTCTAGCAAAGCGGCATAATTAATATCTTTAGGAGTACCGTCATTATTGTATGCCTATTGAAGTCGCAATTGATGTGGATCAAAAATTACTCCATAATCAGTAAGATCTCCATTAAGATCAACCCATTTTTGTGCTTCATCAGATAGAAAAGTATTGTAAACATAATTCTCATCTTCATATTCCTTCTTAGTTGCTAGGTCTTCGTAAGTAAATATTTGCTAAGCTACCAACCCAGTAACATTTTTAGGATCATAAGAATCTTTGCCATAGCGTTCTTTCCACGTTTCAAAAGCTGCTTCTGTTACTAAATGCCAACGGTTATCAGAAGCGCCTAAACTTTGTCCATTACTATAAATGTCAAAGAAATTAGTTAAAGCATCTGTACTATATGCTAGCTATTTACCATTCTCATAATTATTTTCTGCATCAATAAGTTCTAAATGTGCCCGCGCAGCCGCAGCACTTTTTAATCGAGCTTCATAAGCACCGTAATTACCAGACAACAATTCTAGCGTTGTCATCTAAACACCATATGCTTTAGTCGCTTCATTAATTTTTTCCAACTATTCATCATAAGCTAAAGACGTATCATGTAAAGCGCTTGCTACACTCTATATAGAAGTTCTTAACGTATCTGCCGCTGCAACATTATTATCAATAGCCGCAGAATAAGTATTAAAATCCGGAGTGTTATCCGCGGCTTTTTGCCAGGCATCCGCTATGGCTGTTGCCCCAAGTGCTAATCCTACAATTACCGCAGCTATCGCCGCGATTGCTATAAGAGACGGCCCAGCTGCTGCTGTAGCAGCGCCCTCCACGGCAGCAACCTCATTTAATGCGGCAGCTTCTCCGTGGGCAACAACTGTATTGGCAGTACGCGCAACAGTTTCTTGCGCCTTCCTCGCTCTTATTTTAGCACTGATTGCCGCAGCAGCTTGCCCCAAAATAGTTTCAGCCTGTAAAGTACCAGCCAAAACTTTATGAGCTGTAGAGAGTCCAATAGCTACAGTTTTTGCGCCTTTAAGAGCAGCTGATAATCCTACTACCGCCGCAGTCACTGCCGCAAAAGTAGCCGCCAGTTTTTCATTAAGAGTCATATCTTGGTCATTCCATATTTTAGAAAGACTAAGAAGCTATTCCCATGCTCCATAGCAAGAAGCTATCGCAGATCCAAAAGCAATAAAAGACTCTGTCGCCGTTGCCGTGGGAGCAGTCTTATTTAATTCTTCTTCATCTTCTTTTTGGTCTTCTTGGGCCTGCTCAATCTCTTCCTAATGAATGTCTTCCTCTTGTTGTCCTTCTATCTACTGCTTAATTCCCTCACTGCCATGTTCTCCTAAATACTAATCGCCAAGTTCAATTTGATTCCTTTGCTATTCATCAATTTTATTGTCATACTGATCTGTAGCTGTATTCAAAACATCAAGGACTTCGCCTAAATTTTCTTCATCTACTTGAAATTCTACATTAAAAGTTAAAGTCTGCTGGCCATTTTCGCCAGTAGAGGTAGTTATCATATTTTTTAGTTTTTCATTATCTTTAATTTGGTCTTGTATTTTAGATAGAATTTTTTGATTATATTCAGTATCGCCATCTGTTTCATTTAAATTAGTTAATAGTTCCGTTGTATCCTATGCGATTTCTTTTTTAGCCTAATCTGATTTGTTTCCACCGGCAAATAACTCACTTAGTTTTTTGCCTTTGTTTAAAGTCGTCATATTTTTTGACTTATTAGACATCCCTTTAGCGACGGCTTCTTTATAAGTCTAAGCTACTTCTTCTCCAGCTTTTTTAGCTTCTTCTTTATCTTCGCTAAAATAAGCTTCAACTAAAGAATGATTTTTATCATTTTTCGTCGATAAAGCTTTTTCAGATATGCCGACTTTAGCCAAATCTTCTAGCATTGCTTCCTTTTGTTCTTTTTTCTGTTGCTCATATTTTTCTTTATCTTTTTCATCTATCTTATCATTCTAAGCTTTTCTTGCGTCTAATTTTTCTTTCTCTTTGGCATAGTTCTATTCTGGCTTGTCTAATTCCGCTTGATTTTTATCTCTTATCTTTCTTTCCTTCTCTATCTGTGCTTGGACATCTGCTATGATCTAATCTTGATCTTTTTTCTTTTGATTAAGAGTTTCTTCTTGCGCAGTCAACTAAGCACGTTCATTTCTAGTAAGGTGTTTATTTGTCTTTTCTTTAGCGATTTCTTTAAGCTGATTATCATAGTTATTGCTGGCGGCTGTATGTCCACCCAATTTATCTTGTAATGATTCAAGTTTTTTATCACTCTCACTAATTAAAGATGTATATTGCTTATTTGCCTTTTTTTGCTCACTGTCACGCTATTCTTGTAACTCTTTTAACTACTTATCATAGTCAAAATCGCCTCTATCTTTTGCCCTATCTGCTCTCTTTTTTTCATAGTTCTTTCGTATTTTATCAAGATTTTTCTATGCTTCACTAGTAGATAAATCAGTTATATTATTTAATTTTTGTTCACCAAATAAGCGTTTATCTCTAGCCGCTTTTTTCCCAGCTTCCGCGGCAGTCTCTCTAGCCTAAGCTTCCTATAAACGTTTAGTTGTTGCGTCCCATTTATCTCGTTGCTCTTGAGTCAGCCGGTCTTTCATCCCGTAATATCTTTGTGATAGCGCAAGATTCTTTTTCGCATGCTATAACTAAGTCCCTGTCATGTTGCCTTTTTCATATTGGTCTAAAAATTCTTGTCGCGTTTTTTTAGCACCAGAAGTTTCTTTTCCAAGCAAACTAGCAATACGATCTTTAACAGAAGTAATAGCTTTTGATGCTTTTCCGCCAAGCTGTGTTCCAAAAGCTCCGCCTATCATTGCTATAACAGGTACTATGCCGCCCATTTTTTCAATTAACGCATTAATACCATTTGTTAGATCAGCAATAACATTTAAAGAAGCCGTAACCGCTTTATTATTTATTAAAGATGACCAGATACCCTACATGGCATTTTGTACTCTATTCGCGGCGGCTTCCCAACTGGTTGCCCAACGATTCTACATGTTTTCAAGAGTACCATCAGAATCTTCTGCTATTTTCATATTATTTTGATAATCGCCAAAATTCTCAAACAAAGCCATCATTTGGGTATATTGACGTTTACCAGCAATAGCTTGCGCCAAAGCCGCTTTCTGAGCGCTGTTAAAGCCTTGCCACTTCGTACCAATCTCTTCAATAATAGTGCCCATATCGCGCATTTCGCCATTTGCGCCTAAAATATTAACACCAATCTATTTTAACTAACTTGAAACTGTACCAAGAGTAACAGTTATGCCATCTTCGGTTAAGCTGCCAACTTTTAAGTCGCCCATACGAGCTAAAATAGTCTTAAAAGCAGTACCAATAGATTCTGGAGCTTCACGCGTTACGCTAGAAACTGTAGAAATAATGGACGACATCTAATCAAAAGAGACACCAACTGTTTTTGCGGTTGCCGCAACTTTCTACATTGCTGCCGCAATTTCTTCCATGCTGGTAGCTGTTTTTGAACCTAATGCCGCCATAATATCGACATAATGTTCTAGCTAATCAGCGCCTACTTGATATGAATTCCAAACAGCGGTTAAGTATTCCGACATTTGTTTCGCCGAGCTATTGAATGAAACATTCGCCGCCTTCATAGTAATTGTAGCTTTTTCCATTGCGGCGGCCATTGAATCGCCCTGCTGGAAATAAATTAACGCCGCATTTGCCACATCTAAGGTAGAAGCTTTTAATTCTTTACCCAGCGCCTAAGCTCTTGACGCGAAATTAGCTAATTTAGCATCAGACATTCCGGTTACGACAGAAATATTTGTTAATGCTTCATCCAAATTTTTAACATAACCAATAGCAGAATGAATTGAGCCAACAAAAGCATTTAACATTGTTGTAGACAACTGATATTGCGCAGTGCGCTTTAAAGTGGCGAGGAAGCTATCAAATAATGTAGTTGTGCGCTTAACTGAAATCTAAGCATTAGCAACTGCCGTCGTAAGTTGACCAAAAGCTTGCGCACCTTCCGGACCTAAAGCATTTAATTTAGAAGCCAACTAAGTTACAGTCAGCCCCGCATTTTTCATTTGCGTCGAAAATTGAGATAAATTTAAATCACCAGTTGTCGTGTCAACTGATTTCTACAATATTGCCTATAATTGCTAAGCTGTTCTAACGCCTTCTTTTAAAGACGATACATTCACAATTTGAGTAGGTTGGCTAGCCAGCTTATTTACTGAAGCAAATAAACTATCTATTTGCGCTTTTGCCTACTAAGTATTTGCGTTAAAATTAATTTGATAATTAATACTTCTCCCAACAGCCATAAATTAGGTACTCCTTTCTCTCATAAAAAAAAGGACGCTCTTAGCGTCCTTTTAATTCAAATTCGCTAGTACTTGTTTTAGTACATCGCTGTTTTCAATCGTCCCAAGCTCCTGTAACAAATCTTTGACGTCTGCGCCAGTAGTGGTATAATTCTGATTTACAGTCTTTAAGATGCCCAATAGCGAAGTCTGATATGAGGTAACCGCCGTGGCACAATCATTAACTGCCTGATGTAATCCTTGATATTCCTTCCAAGGTATAGTTGATGAAATGTCACGCCAAATGCCGTTATTTTCAATTTGGTCATAAATCTTGCCGGGATCATCCATCATTTTATCAGTAATATTAATATTAGTATAAGTACGAATTATTTCTAATTCAAGAATCACTTCAAGACGCATCGGACTGAAGAAACCAGTTTCATCAACAGCACGATTAAGCACGCGCTGTACAAGTTCCATTTTTTCATCAAGCGGCAAATACTGCTTTACTGTAATATCAATATTATTAATATTAATAGTAACAGGTTCAGTTGCCTTAATAGTAATTAATTGTTTTAGATTAATCTTAGCCATAACTAAAATCTCCTTTTTCACTTAACTTTTCAAATATATTTTACCAAAAAATTTTTTGGTTGTCAAATTCTTTTTAAGATAGTGTTTATATTAATTGACATGGTAAGTTTCTTTTCTTCTAAACCCGCCCAAACTTCTATAGTTCTTCGTTTCGCTGCGGCAAGCCTATCATCCCCTGTCTAGCTTTTTTCCCAAATGTTATCAGCGATCATATTCTTAATTCCACTACCTCCTGCGACTTTCATAGAAATGGCTCCGCCAACGGTGTAATTGCCATTATTTCCTTCCAAGTCAACCGAATCACAAAGGTTATTTATAATATCACTCATTTTAATAGCTCGAATTGCCCCAGTGCTAGCATCATTAATTATAAAAACATTAGCCTAATCATTTACAAAAGTCGGCAAAGGATTTCCATCTTGAAATTGCGCACGAGTACTAAAGCCCGTGATAGACCTTACAGCAGCGGTTAGTTTTAACATCTACAAACATTGTTCGCGCTATTGATCTAGTACTTTTGAAGAAGTATCTTCCCCAAATGGTTTATCATAGTGCTTAGAAAAAATATTGGCATAAGTTGTAGTAAAATCACCCGTATTTTCTTCCATTAATACTGTTAAAGGCGATTGCTATACTGTTTTAATGAAATTTTTATACCCTGATTTTCCATTCCCTATTGGATTTAATTTATAAGACTTGGCATTAATCTTATATTCATTGGTTTCATTGAGAGTAAGAATAACATCAACTTTTCTCTAAGATGCTCCTCCTAGTACCTAATAATCAATTCCATTTTTCGCATTTGTATATTTTATGCCTTTACGAGGAAGAGTATTTTCATTATCTTCTGTTATTTCATGGACAGAGTTTAATAAATGACTACCAACAACACGATCTTTGATTAACTTAGCAATTTCATCATTTGCCATGCCATTAATTGTTACACCACATAAAGAAAGAACAGCTTCAAATAAAGCACCCTATATTTGCTAATACGCTGCCAACGGAGCAATAATATTAATACACTAATTTAAAAATTCGCGCAATGTTTGCTCTTGATCATTGTCGTAAAAGCCAATAGAAGTTTTTTTATTTGAGTTAAATCTTCCTTTCACGATTCTTAAAGTTTGTTGAAGTTGAGCCGCAACACCTTCATCATCATTCGCATACTTTTTAAAATAGTCTCTAAGCTCATCCGTTATCTTTATCCCATACTTAGAAATTACTTCCTACGCTGCCGCAGCGAGTTTACTTATAGTATTTGAAGGCGTAGGCCCTCCCAATTGTTGAGCATCTTTCAAAATCGTTTCAGCTTTGGCACAAAGAGTATTTATTCTATTTTCTAAAACATCAATTTTATAACTTTGTCCTTTGTTAAAAGTAGCGATACCAGCATCTGCTCCCTCTTTTATAGAAACGCCACCAGTTGTCAAGTTAATATCAAGAACTTCTGTTATATTTTTCCCGAACTTTGCTTTGAGTATATCCATTACTATCTAAGTTACGTTATTATTATTTCCGTTACTCCCAGAAAAAAGGCTCCATAATACATTAAGTTGATTTTGTAATGTTGTAAAATTGCCATCGTCAATCTATGAATTCAAAATAGCTGCTTCATCTCTAAGCGCCCATTTTTGTTCTGATAAAATATTAGATAAGTCATTTATCTCTACGTGCTTCATATAATAGTGGACATATCCACCAATAGGCATGATTGCTCACCTCAGTTCACCAACGGATCAATTTTATCTTCAATACCATGAATTGCTCTATAAATCAATGTTAATCCCATCATAGTATCGTTTAAAACTAAATTGCCGCTACCCATAAAATTTAATTCACCGATACCAGTTAATTTCTTATTATTAAACATAGCATCTAGTTCACCAGCAATTTTATATGGCCGTAATGAAAAATCGCCAAGATTCCAATGGTCAGGATGACACAAAATATCAAAATTAATATTACAATCTCTGAATTGAGGATTTTTAGTGTTTGGCGTAAAATTATCAAAAGTAATAACGATATAATTCGGGCATTCTTGCTCGATTAAAACTCGCGGCACAATTTTAATCTGCTTATGTAGCATGCCCATCTTTTGTGCGTCGGTTAATTTTTCGCCTTTTAAACAATCTTTCTCCGTATAATAAAGCAATTTAAGCAAGTTATCGTTTCTTAGTATCTTATTAACTATTAACGATAAATCCTTACTTAATGATAAAAAACTTGATTTATCATCAAAATAATCTTGACCAAGTTTCATAATCCTTTTCCTCCTAATAAAAAAATGGGGAGATACCATTTAATAGTATCTCCCCTCTTATATTACTTGCCGAAAGAGTCTTTATCTTCGACAATCTGAATAGCCGCAACTACCTTCTTCGTCTTATCAAAACGAGTATATTCAGGGAATGCGTCCATTGTGAAAGTAAATGTACTAGGATCGCCGGTCGGCGCCATAGTAAATGTGAAGTTGGACTGGACTTTGCAGTTCGGGATAATGAACTCCGCAGGATAGTCGTCGCCAGTCGCCTGGTCGCGCCACAAGGTGGAAGCTTCCAGATAATAAGAGCCGCCAAACTTACCAGCTTCAATATCAATCTGCTTCACGCCAGAGCTAGCCTTCACATAGTAGTCAACGTACAAGATAGCACCTTCGGACAGCGTATAATCGTCCTTAACGATTTCCTTGAAGTCCTTAATCTTGGTCTTGTACTCAGTATTATAGGCATCAATTGCGGCATTAATCTTATCTTGAATGCCCTCAATCTTAGGAAGCCCTGTAGCATCCTCTTCGCCTAAAGTAATCTTGAGCGGAATCTTATTTACGTCAATCGCGCCGCTGTCTGTCATAATCATAACATACATCTGCGCATCGGAATTGTCAGTCGCAGGCTTAGAATCCAGCTCAATGTTACCGCCCTTCACCTCAACCTGCTGTGTGGTGTGGACATAAATCGGTTCTGTGTCGGAAGCGTCCATGAAGCCAGCACCGGACAGAATCGAGAACGACTCCGGGCTGATCAAGGCATCTTCCATGGTGAACGTAATCACACGCAATTACTACTCGCGCTTGTCAAAAGCACGGATTTAGACTATATCTTTTATCCGCTATCTAAGCATGGAATAATGAATAGCGGCGTTAATCTTCACTGTCTTCTCGTCAAGAGAAGCACTTAGTCGTTGAAGTTTTTAATTATTATTTCCCAAAAATCTGAAGTAATTAGAAATTGTTCTATTTGATTAAAAAATTGATAAGGAATAATTAAGAAAGGAATATGATTGCGCTCAGCGAACTACATCTTTAAATGATCGTGTCGCTATACTACAATCAAATTATCCGGGGTATTCCATCCAGTACCTTTTGCGGAATAGTGATGAATACCATTGTTCTCAATTAAACCAATTAACTCACCAGCATTATTATAAAGCGCAAAGTCAAATGGTAAGCAGTTTTTATCCTTACAGTCTTCAAAGCGTTTTTCTCTTTCAAAAGGAATATGATACTTATTCAAAATCCCTGACATCAATTCATTTGCTTTTGAATTAACACAACCGCACGAATAAACAACTTCATTTAATACCTTTGTTGCCAAATTATTCACAATAGCTCCACAGTCGCATTGACATTTATACCAATATTTCTCATCTTTTAAAAAGCAGTCTAATATGGTTAATGCGCCATGTTTTTCGCCTATGTGCGCAAAAGCATTATCGTGATGCCGCTACCGCGTATGCTCTTGGTTACGGCAGCCGCAGCTTTTACTCGCACCATTTTTAAGTGAACCTTTAAATACGCTTTTAACTGCGCCACATTCACATTGACAAATATAGTATCGCGGCTTACTTTTATCAAGCCGCAGAACTTTCCAAGCGCCAATAGTCTAACCAATCAGGCTATCTGCGCATTCTTTTGAACAAGCTGTGCTTGTACCACTAATTAAAGAGGTTCCTCTTACTGGCTTATATTTGCCGCAAACGCAACATTTACATAAAAAATATTTAATGCGATGCTAATTTATGTGATCAAATTTTATTACTTCCCAATTTCCAAACTTCATTCCGGGTTTTATTTCACTTGGAGTCATTCTAGAGTCTCCTTCATAAATAATTAACTTACCTGCGGATTGACTTATAGCGCAATACTTTTTACCATACCTGAATGATTAGTTCAGCCATCTTACTTGTCACCAATAAGATTTGGTATATTACGTTGTCAAATGTTCCCCGCAATTCAAAGATTTTTTATTAAAGGCAACCGTATGATAGTTGATCGCCTTCCCACGCAACAAGTCTAGGATTGCCGCGGCCGCCCTGGGCATAAACCGTGGTGGCCTGACCTTCCAAACTAGAAGTTTTCAAAGTATCAAAATACATAACAGGCGCGTTCTTTTCCAGATACAGCTTGCCGAACCAACCCGGCGCGCGCTTCTTTAGAACGACGTCACAAATTTCTCTTCATAATTTCTTATGGACTATCTCTTAAGAGCGGTCTTGCCGCTCATATACCTTTTTCAGATTGCGTATCAATAGCAACCTTACAGAAGCGATTAAACTTCTTAGTCTCTACATCGCCTTATATAAAGATGACACGGGATTCTTGCGTTCCCCGTTAGCCGCAAATGCGACCCCTGTGATAAGCAGGATAAGGTATATTAGCGCGAGAGCTATTCACGCCAAATTTCATAGCATTATCTCTCCTTGTTCTTTATATTATCAAATTTATCTTTTTTCCTTTTGAGGAATAAATTTGATTCAGAAGAATAAATATATTGTCCAAATTTAATGGTGTCTTTCGTACCAAGGTGTAAACACTCTTTAATTAGATCAATACGTCCGCCTTCTATTCCAGCCTATTCTTTTAAATATGACAATAGTGCTAGTAAAAAGCTGGTGTTACCTTGAATAAGAGTGTTAGTACGTTTTCGCTTTATCTATGTGAAATTTCCACACCCATCAAAATAGCCTCTCATAACGTCTGGCACAAAATCTTTTGGCACGGCAGGTTTAGGTCTATTATTAACGAACTCTTCACTCTAAAAATGAATTGAGCACTTCTATTTACTTTTAGCGCATTCAAATCCGCCTTCATAACCAATTTCTTGCGCCACCATTTTTAATAAAAACTTATCCTTTTTCGGCAAAGTAATATTAAAAGTTCCATCGTAAGCGCTGTACCCTTTCGCTAAATATAGCCCATAAATATATGCCATATTATGTGACCAGTTTTTGAAATAATCTATTTTAATCATCAATGTAGTCCTTTCATCCAATTGTCTGGTTGAGATTCAGGTTTACCACCAGCAAGGCGCGAACGTATATCTAAATCCCAACTAACATATAAGCCATATCGTTCAATTAAATCATATAGTTGAAATACGGTTAAATTTAAACAATCGGCTAAACTCATAGATTCAAGTCCAACAGTAAGAACAGAAGCATAACGTGATAGCACGCCAGAATTCTTTTCTCCTTTTGAACTCATTGCTTTTGCGCGACCGGCCATTAATTTTGCCGCGATTTTTGCCGCAAGTTTTCCTTTTGGCTTAAATCCGGCATTTGCGCCGCCCGTGCTATTATTTAAACCGCCTATTTCTTGAATAATATCTTTTAACACTGAAAAATTATTTTCATCAATAGTGAAATTGTGTTTAGTTATTTCATTGTTAAAATAGATACCATTTCCAAGCGGGCTAAATTGAGCTTGATAATCAGGGAAAAACAAGGTAAAGATAGAAAGAATTAAACTTTTCTTATCTATCGCGCTGTCATCCTTTTCATTTATTATCTACATAAAGATTTGGAAATCATTAAGACTAGATAACAAAGCAATTTGCGGATTTCCCTAATTTTTTGCGATTAGAATATCTTTATTAAAACAGAATAACTAAATTCCTAAAAAGTATTCTTCTTCGCCTATCATCGCTATTTCTTTGATAGTGGGCTGATGAATTGTTGTTTGTAATTCTTGAATTGGAATATCAATACCCGCCATTAACGCAGTCGGATTAATTTTTGTCAAAACAAAGACTCAACAACGACTGTTTTTTCCAGCATTCCATAATGTACAACATAAGAGCCGCTGACCATTGCGACCCATGTAACATCAAGAGAACCATCATCTAAGACTTGATATTCAAGTACATCGGCAAGTTCTTTCTAATTGGACGCCGGTAAAGTTATTGACCAAGTAAATTTCTTTGGCGCAATAGCCTGATAATTTTGTTTTGTTAATGGCTTAACAAAAGTTTCACCAGTAATTTGATATTCATCTGGTTCCTAGTCGGGATTTGGATCTACAACTTCAACTAGTAGCTCATCGCCCTTACAATTGTAGTCCTCTAAAGCTGCTACCTTAATAATACCTGGCGTGCTAATATTGTCTTGTACTTGTACTTGCCAATATTTCCCCGCAAACGCAAATCGCATATACCGGTCAAATAATTTGCGGTTTTGCTCTGTATCGGATATATAAATTTCTAATGAATAGTTAGGAATATCTGCCGCGATATTAGATTTTAATATAGTATTAATAGCAGTTTCAACAGGCCCTCGAATCGCCGCCCACACTTTAACTTTTTCTTTAGTATCGGGGTCAATAGCCTCAATTAACTAACAGCGGCGCACATTTCCTTTAAAGTAAGCCAATTCGCTTAGTTCCTGTTTATAAATAATCCAACGCGTGCCAGAACCTTTCGGCCACTCAAACACGCTACCCGGCTAAAATTTATGTAAAAAGTCCACAGAAATTATCTTTTCATCATAATCAAACTTAACTTTGTCTGGATTAATTAAGGCTCTCACCCAGCCCTCCAATGAATCTTCCTTGTGAATCCAAGCAGCTTGATACGAATACAAAAGCGCTCTATGAAAACTTTTTAGCTTGTTTTCAATCATGCGGTTATGCTGGCGATCATTGTTCGCAAAAGCCGCACGCATTTTCATGTTATTTAAGTTTTGCATTTAGCTCGCTCAATAGAGTAATAGAACTAAATACGACTACTCTATAAGTCATAAAATTTTGTTCCGCGCGAAGACCTTCTAATTTAGTCAATAGAATTAGAAAATTGAGTTGGTCGCCAAACAACTCATGTAATCCGCGCAGTTCCACTAAAACAGAGTTCAACTGTTTTTGCCAATCCTCTTGATGTTCTCTCATAGGGAGTAGCTTCCAAATCTGGTTAATTAATCTTGACAAATCAGCACTTACATTCTTCTGCGGGTAAGCAAGTTCATATTTGTCTTTAATTAGTGGATTGGTATCCATTCAGATTCGGGCTCATTCTTATCTTCTTCTTTCATAGGTTCCCATTGACTATTCCCGCAGTTACAGCCATTAGATGAAGAAGAAGATTCTTTGGTTGATTCATAATATACCCCGCTATTGAAAACAGCCCAATTCGATTCAACATTGCCGCAAACGTCAGAAAAGCGTCTACGCTTATAGAGCCGCTGGGCATGTTGTGCTTCTCTTGTGTTTTCAGACTTAAGAGAAAGCAACTTAGACAGGTGATTGGCCTGGCTAGTAAACTTAAAATCGCTACTTGAATATTTCATTCTTGTAACTTCAACAGAATTAATCTGCCTTTCAAGCCACGCGGTTTTCATCAAAAGAGCGAGAATATTGATTTCTTCATCGGTCAAATTGATGTTATAAGTTTCTTTCTCTTCGTCGAAATTATAAAGCGGAAACCGAGGAAATTCAAAATAAGGAATGGCATCCAAAAGAATCTGTTTAGCGTCTCTCATAGTGTCTTCTGGTGTAAGTTCCAAATACATATCATCAGTAATCTTGCCCAGAAATTTATTAACAATAACGCTAAATGGAGTCATCTCTTACTCTCCTTTTGATACAACCTTATAGCGACGCGGTTTTTCTGCCGCGGGAGTAGGCGCAGATGCTGGCTCTTCGGCATTTACTCTACGCTTCTTTTCGGTAGGTTCTTCAACATCGCCATTTTCTTCTTTCTCCGCTGCTTTAGCTTCCTGTTCATGCTGAAGTACCGCGGTAACGTCGTACTTTAAAATATCTTTAATAGCTTCGCGTTTGCGGTTATCGTTTACAGGAAGTTCTACAGCCTTCTGCCGAATCATATCTAGTACACCGGGCGGAGCGAAATCCAAGCAATCTAAAAACTCATCCATTGAAGCTTCATTCAATAGCCGAACAACACCAGCCTCATCAAGCCAGTATTCAGGTTGCGGCACTCCCATAATCTTATTTAAAACCTTACGGTCTTCTACTAAAAGATAGCCAGCAATAAGTTCTGAACCTCCGGGCTGGTAAGTCAACTTTTGTAGTTCATCTACACTAATTTGCTTTACTTGCCCCGGCGCAAAAATTTGCCGCACATTTCCATCCGGAATACTATAAATAACTGTATTATTACTACGATTTTTTACGTTTACTAACATATTCAGTTGCTCTCCTTTTGCTCAAGAAGGGGAGAGGGATTTCCTCTCCCCCGTTATAACTCATTAACCGCCAACAGTTTCAACCTTATAGGGATCAAGCGTATTGTAACCAGTAGAGAAGATGTCAGACACTTCAAAGTGGTTAAGCAACGAAGAATCCTTATAGCAGCAAATATCATTCGTCATGATAACACCAACACCGACCTTCTTGTAGACCTGAATCTCGCGAGAACGGTCACCATTGGTATATTCATCAACAATTGTGTCGCCTTCAAAGACAACCTTAACCGGCTTGGAATCCGCACCAGAGGGGATAATCCAGCAATAGCCAGCATCAAACTGCTTCTTAGTGTTGGTTTCATCTACAAAGCCCTGCGGCAAAATCACAACAGGATGTGTCTTATAACGAGCAAAATACTGATTATTCCACTTTTCCTGCTTCATAGCTTCTGACCACATATTCGGATCAGCAGGAGCCATCTTTACGGCAAATTCATAATCGCAATAAATCGTGGGCTGACCATACATAGAAGCGATGACCAATAGGCGGTCAAAAGCCTTCTCATCAAAGCCATTCGCTACAGTTACATTGTTCGCGGGCAACTGATAGATGCCTGCGGCGAGGGCAGCGGCGATTTCGCGCTGGATCAACTCATCCATACCTTCCATCACAATCGCGGTAACTTCACCAAAATCAGCGCGGCCATCTAGAAATTCCTCGAGACCGATCTGGGCAGCGCCACCAATCGCGCTTGTGGGCACTTCAAAGTAGCTCTGGCCGCCAAGCTTAAACACTTCATAAATGCCAGCCAAGCCAGCGCGGGTAATGAACTGCTTAGCACGACCACGGCCCATCCACTTACGCTTGAAGGTCTGTGCCTGACCCTGCTTCAAAGTCACTACTTCGGCAAACTGAGAATAACGGTCTTTAATATTCTGAGGAAGCACCTCATCCATCGTCTTCTCAATTAGTTCAAAAATCATGTTCTTATTTTCACGATATTGCGCCCAAGAACCCGCATACTCATTCAATTCGTCGCGGAGGGTCTTATTTAGAGCATCATAGCTCAGGTTTTCGCCATTAAAGCTATAAGCAGTCGCAGGATTGGAGCGATCAGCCTTAGCTGTTGCCTTCATTAACTGAAGAAGTTGTTCTTTATTCAACATAGCTTTCTCTCTCCTTTCCTTACTGAATTCTCATTAGCTTGACGCCATGCTGCATAGAGGGCATATTGTAAACCTTAACAACCTGCCACAGCATACCATCTTGAGAAGTCGTCTTTGTTAGATAGCCATCAGCACCGGGTGCGAGAGTATCACCAACCGCGATTTCGCCAACAGCTTCCTTAATTGTATTAGTTGTAAAAATATCGCCTTCATGGGTCTTAAATACACGCGGAACCATAATTGTGCCAGCCGGCATCGACTTGACATCCCAGTTGTACTGCGTATATTCAGAACCTTCGGCATAAATAGGATCTAGACCACGATCGGCACGCTGCTTATTAATTTCGGCATACTCTTCCGCACGCTCGCCATTCGCCTTGCCAACAGTGAAACCAGCATTGTAGTCATCGTTGGATACCGGACTATAAACACGAGCATTGTAATTTTCGCGAGTCATCGCAAAATCTTCATCCATATCGCGGTCGCGATACACCTTAATTTCATTATAAACGAGCATCCATTCGCCCTTACCAGTGAAATCAACCACGCCCTTCGCGTAGTCATACTTAACAAACTGGCCATTTTCAAGAACCTTAATGTCCTTATCGGCGGGCAACTGGGCATAAATTTCCTTGGTGCGCTGCGCAGACAGATGATTCGGTTCTACCTGACCATAACCGCGGTCAACATATTGAGCCACGGGACTTAATCTCTTAAAAGCCATCGTCGTTTCCTCCTTAAATTAGTTCATTTCTTTCGCGGTGTTGCGAACTGCCTTAATCCAAGCAGGCGCAGAATCACCATCATCGTTATCGCCCAGCGAATATACCATGGGCTCTTCTTTATGTTCTTCTTCTTCAAGATGGAAATTCACCTTGTTGCGAACACAAATAACAGATAACTTAGCTTCAATATCATCCAAAGAATACTTGTCAATGTTATCAAAGCAATCTTGCTTTTCGGCGTCAGACAGCATATAGAAACTCTTAATCATATCTTCTTTGGCAGTTCTTTCTGTGGACACCTTAAAAGCACGAAGTCCTTCTACTTCCTGACACAAAGCATCATAATTGCTCTGTAATTGCGCATACTTTTCACTTAACTCTTGATACTCAGGAATTTCGTTCAAAGAATAAGTCGCGGAAGGCTCCTCTATATGTTCTTCAGAAATCGGGGTATTCTCTTTTTCAGTTTCGCCCTCGAAAATTTCATTTTCTTCCATTTCTGTTTCTCCTCCTTCTTCGCTTAAAATTTCATTAAGCTCTTTCTTCATACTAAATAGTTGCTCTTTGAAATTGTCGTCAAGAGAAAGAGAGAATGAAGTAGTAATAGATGCTCCTTCAAAACAAGGCTCTACATCTTCCCCTAAAATACACAACTTTTCAATAAGCGCTTCATTAATTATAAAAAATTCAGGATAACCATTATCGTCCGCTGACCAAGAGCCCTTAATATTTTTTCCAAGTTCCATAGATTGTCCATTGCCTTGTTCGACAATACGCTTGGATTCTGGATAGGCTTCTGTCCAAATATAGCCCTCGGTACAGAGATATTCGTGTTCTACTCCATCATCTAAAAATTTTTGAAACCACACTTTTGCGTCCGTACCTACAAAACCATATGGTTTTGTTAAATCCTCAAAAGTACAACTATCATTAGTTATCGTAAGTTTACGACTATGCTCTTCAAAATCGCCCTTGTCGGTGTTAAACAGGCCAACAATCGGGCATCCAGGTAGCGACTTCGCCATCTCAGTTGCCGCAGCCTTAGTGATGATACTACCATTGCGGTTGGGTTCATCACCGACATAACAAACCTTAATCTGTACTTTTGAAATTGATGGACTTACCGGAGCGGCTTCAAGAAATTCACATGTCGCAGTAAGTGGAATACTTACATGTCTCATTTTCTTTCACTCCTTAGCTCATTGCTTCTTGATTTTTTATTGTTTTTTCAGACTTTTCACTGTCTTTCTTTTCCGGGCGACCAGCTTCGCCATTACCTGTGGCGGCAGCCTTTTGCCCTAGCACCGCTTCACTGCTCATTGTAGAGCTCATGAGCGGCGGAATCATTACATCATATAGATGAATAATCTCATTCTCAAAATGCGCCATAGCTAGAATTGAACTTTGGGAATGACCAAGAGCAATCTAAGGAAGCATTTTTGAGTAACCCAGCTGGACATGCTCTTTATACATCTTTGCCAAGTCTTGATAATTATACACGGTTGTTTCTAAGAAAATTGCGCGGAAGCTATATTTTTTCTTGCCGGGAAATCTTCTTATAATTAAATGATTAAGCCAATCGGCAAACTATAAAATCAGATTGCGCATAGATGCTTCGTCATTTAAAATGGATTTTTCCAATGATAAATTGCCGTCTGTATTAAACAAATTTTGAGACAAGCCTAAGTTGTTAAATAGAGCGCGCTCAACTTTTTCCAAATCATCAGTAGAAGTAGCAGTATTCTTATCGGCCAAATCAGCAACATCAACATCGGCAAAAGTGGTCATAACATCTACGCCTATTGCTCTCTTAAGCATATTAACAGTATTGTTATGTATATCTCTTGCTTCATCAATATCAAAAATCAATTCGCCATTCTTATCAAGAGGCAACTTCTGAATAATGACCTTAAGCAGCTTTTGCGCCATCTTTTTGCGGTCAAGGTCTTGCGCGGCATCTAGGTCTAAGATCGCCGGGATAGCATTAGCCAGAATAGGATAATCTGTGCCGTTAATATTCATTTTAAAGGCGTTATCTGGATCAAGCAAATACCAACCGCTCTTATCTCCATTATAATCTCCCGGCAACTTGCCTTTCTTGTATAACAAATAGCCTTTCTTAAATTCATCGGGGAACATATTAAGAATCCGCATTCTATATTGGGTGTCAGCAAACTTATCATCGAAAAACCGCATATTAAATTCAACTGCGGGGCGTGAGCCGTGCGCAAAGCGGGAGCGGCAATAATTAATAGGTAGTTGCTGAATCGCCATGCCATCATTTGTGTCTACAACATAGCCATAATAACAACCATCTACGATTACGCGCAACGCCATGTCACCGCACAGCTTCTTAATATTAGAATTATCTAAGTATTGTAGCACTTTTGATAATTCGGCAAGCACCTTATCTTCATTAATCTTGTCATCGTCATTTATATAAGGAACGACATACCAATCATAACGGTATAAGAATGCTAAATATTTACAAGCACGTTCATAGATACCGCTTATCTCATAGAAGCAATTAGATATTTCTCTTAAAGCCGCACTGTCCTTGTTAGCAAGAGCCTCCAAAACCATGCCCTTGTTACAAAAAGGACTCTTACTTTGTTTAAGAGAACCTAAATCGAGAACGGCATCTTCTAATTCCATTGCGCCAACTTTAATTTTCTTATATTCGCCGCCGCTCATAGAAAAACCTTTTTCATGTATTTCATTTTGATCTGCCACTGTCACACCTCCTTTTAATATCCAGCTTTTTTCATTATATAGTCATAATCAATATTGTATTCATCAGTATAGGGAATTTCGATAAGTTTATAGCCATTTAGCGCACAAAAGCGACGTTTCTTATCGTCGTTATATTGCTATTGGAAAAAACCACGTTTGCCGCCATACTTAGATGAAGGCATATAATGTTGTTTGCCTTGATATTCAATCAAGAAATCTATATTGCCATCATCATCGAACACACAAAAATCAAAGCGGAGGAGCCGACCGCTGGTGCTAGTCAGCCCCTCGAAAGACTATTCCATCGTAAAGTCCAGATTGGCCTGTTCCAGAATCTCTCTGATTTTTATTTCTCCACGAGAAGCATTCAATTAGACCAACCTCCTTATATTAGGTCATAAAGACAAATTCGGAGAACTTACTTCTCTTTTTCTTCTTACGGTTATCTTCTTCCATTTTCATGTAGTAGATTCCATATTCAACAGTAATTAACTTACTAGACTATATCACCTTGCGACAGATGCCACAAGTACCACCGCTTCGCCTAAAGACTTTCACTTTAGGCTACTCCTTTTCAGGATAGTCGTTACACTTTCGCAATAATTTGCGCTTAGCACGGGGTTATCATTTATCCAAGTTAGCGAATAAAGCCTTCCCCGTTAGCAGATTATTTATCCACACCTCACAAATATGAGTTCAATGGTAATGCGCTTTCAAGAGGATGGAAACTCTTGACTTTTCTTTTTAACGCAGAGAATTTGTCTTTTTTTATTCCTTTATTAGCTTGTTTTAAAATAATGTTGATGCCTTCGTTTTCCTCTCGGAGGTTCAACCTTAATGTTATCTTTATGTTTCCATAAAGCTCAGACTATATCTTTACTCTTACGAGTAGTTCCCATTTCGGAATTTTATTTCCTACGTCATATTGACTAGTCGTTGAACTTTATTCTTTTTTCCAGATGAAGCCTTTATATGTTTTCATTTTTCCATTAATCGCCATTGAAATGCCAGAAACTAAGAAGCCAGTTTCTTCCGCGGCTTGGCTCAAACTTAAATAACTTTTTATAAAATTATTCTTTATGTCATACTACTTAACCTATATGGTGTTCTGTTTTAAAACATAATAACTATGTAACATATTATCTTGCCGTGAAATACATTCTAAATTTGCTAAAGCATTATTATATTTATTTCCATCAATGTGATTAATCTACATATCATCAGGAATTATCTGGTCAGGATGAAAAACTTGATAAATAAGCTTATGAGCAGAAAACCATTTTCTTTCTCCATTAATAAATAATCCAAAACGTAAATAACCATTTGTATGACAGGTTGGATTTAAATATTTTCCTGTCTTTAAGTTAGCTCCTCGTCCATCTTTACAAAAATAATAAGATGTTCCTTCAAACTAAGCCCAATCAGGAGAATTTTTTATATCTTCTGTTATTGGATATTGTTTCTGACGTTCTTTTTTTATGTCTTTTTTATGAGACATATTCTCTGCTACCGATACCCATTCTAGATTGGAGACTTTGTTATTAAGACTATTATTATCCTTATGATGAACTTGAGGTAAATGTTTAGGATTGATTAGAAAAGTTTCTGCTACTAAACGATGTATCAAATAATCTTTTTTCTTTCCACTTATAGTCAATTTCACAGAATAATATTGAGATTTAATACTCTTTTTCAATTGTTTTTTGGTTTTTTGATTATAAATTTCACCATTGTCATCTATTAAATAATTAGTTTCCTAATTATTTATTTTCAAAGCTTTTATCATATTAATCCATCCTTAAAAAAAGAATCTTAGCTGCGGATTGTCCAATCTTTTAAACTTTTTACTATACAGAGGTAATTATTCTCTCCACCACAAAAGGTTTAGTATTTAAAAGCTCTAAGGAGTTTCCCGCAATTAGAGAACTTGTTTATAGAGGAAACATTAAACCTATCTCCTCTTTGAGCACCGAGGTCAAAGTAAATGGACGTAGGTGTTCCGCACGTTCATCTTGGCTCATCGCCTAACCTCTTTGGGTGCTAGTCAGTTTCACTTTCGCTACACGTTCGTCGATTAAGAGTTTAATACGCCCCGCAGACAGCTGAGATTGAACTGCTGAGTGCGCTTCGGTATTAAGCGCCGCGTTAGCTTTAATAAGGTACATGGCGTCATATTCGCAATCTGGAGTTTGATACTTCTTATAATAACCATCTGGGTCATTATAAACACCAAAAGCAGGAAGAGACTCATTGGTGTCTTCGGAAACTTGCCCTTTTACCATGTAGTCTACCAAACCTAGACCTACGCCGTTAGCATCAATTACAATTCTTGATGCTTTGTATTTATAATAAAGCCGCTTAAGCGCAATTGCCTAATCTTCAAAGTGTTCGTCGGTTAAAACATATATATTAACAAGAGACTTAAAAGACACGCCGGAAGTTTGCGGCGTCTCTTTAAAAACGCAGACCACAGTATCACCAATTATACATTTTGATTGAAGTCGTTACTTTCAATATGCCTTATGTCACCATAAGGATTAGACTATATCTTCATCCATTTCTGGAGTCTCCTTTTTCCACTCACTTGAGTGTACTCCCTCGCGGGATAGTCGTTGAACCCGAATTAAAATCAAAATCTTTCGTAAGCCAAGCCCAAGATCTTTTGCGTTTAATATCAAAAACACAATGCTTTGATACTCCATAATCTTTTCCAATTTGAGCTAAGCTTTCTACTCCAATCTATAATCTTCTACAAATTTCTAATACTTGTGACTCTGTTAAAATACTTCCGCTAATTTGTTCACCTTTCGCGGGTATTTTTAAACCAGTCTATAAAGAATGTCGGATATTATAGCTACTAGAACACCATTCTAAGTTTTTTAATGAATTATCACTTTTATCACCGTTAATATGATTCACTTCTAAATTTTCCATATCTTTTACAGGATTAAATGTCATAAGGATTAAACGATGTACCTAAAAAGTTTTTCTTCCTTCTGATGTCTGTAATACGATTCTAAAATATCCACGCTAAGTCGGAGATGGAGATAATTTATGTAATCCTCCATAGGGCGACCAAATATTTCCATCTTCGTCAGCTTGATAATTCTAATTAAAAATTATATTTGGTATAGAAATTGTTTTCATATATTATTCACCTCAATAGTATATGAAAATTAAAGATTATCTATTACACAACGTTGCCCAACGATGTGTAACATAATTTTAATTCTCGGCTGCTGATTGTCTTGTGTACAAGAGTTCCCAGCAATTAAGGAGATTTTAAAAGGGCATGATATTCTACCCTTTTCTGCCGACGTCGGCAGATAAAACATACTGTGCGCTTTTGGTTGACCGACCGGAATATTCATATTCCGGCTAATTTATAATGCGGTTGCGGTCAAACTAATCCGCATTAAAGAAAGCATCGTCGATTGTCCCTGACCATTTAGATTCCATTATGTTGCGCAAGTTCGCTACGCTTGCTCTATATATTGCTATATAGTTCAGACTATATCATCACCTATTGGTGTCTCGCGCTTCGAGACGCTTGTCTCTACTCCTAAATAGGATAGTCGTTGAACCTTTTGCGGCAATTGCCGCAACTTGGCTGCTGATTACCCCGAAGGGCTTCCCAGCAATTCACGAGATTTATAGAGTACAAATCATTTTATACTCTCGGTCAAAGGAACTTTCATTGAACGTCGTTTTATTCTTATATTTCTATAAGCACTGACTATATCTTACTATCAATAGTGATAGAAAACCGTTTCGAGAAGCTTTTCACTAGCTCCTCTACTCCTCTAAGCGAGGATAGTCGATACAAAACTTGCCGCGAAGGTACAAATTTCACGGGATTCCCATGCTTAACAGTTTAGGGTTCCCCGTTAGCTCAGTGATACTGAACCCCTGCGAAAACACAGGTTAGGTTTTTTACGGCACTAGCTTTATGCTCACCGTCCATTTTCAAGTCATTGATAAAATTCTTATCTTGTAACTTCATTAAAACTGGTCAAAAAATATTTGGACTATCTCATCACGCGGCAATTGCCGCGGCGAGGCGCTTCGACTAGTGATAAAATCTAGCCTACTAATTATAGTCTCTACACCTTCCTTGCCGAGACAAGGCTTGGCACGGGATTGGTATTAAATACTTTTCCCCGTTAGCGCGGCATTGCCGCACACCTCTTTTTCTTGAGTTCACCTCGTTTTATGCGCACATCCAGTTATTCATGCGCCACGTTCCACCCATGATCATCGCTCGCTCTGGTTTGACGATTTCCCAAACTAGAAGCTATATGAGCTTGTCGTAGGCAAACGAGTTTTTCCATCCAGCAGTTGTTCCATTTGTTCCACCAGAGTCGCTGCGTCTGGCGCGCCTTTCGGCAGCTACGCATCCCTGCGCAGAGCAGACTATATCTTCACCCCATGTAGCATGGGGGCCCACCGCTTCGGAGCGCTTGCCCCTACAATAGTCGTTGAACTTTTTGCGGCATTGGTTGCCGCAACTTAGCTGCGGATTGTCTGTTCTAGATTTTCCCGCAATTCAATGGGTTGCTATTGTCGATTACTCGGCAACGACGCTAATATATATAAAAATTTCCTTAGGAAAATTCTTCGGTTTTGCCCGAACATTAACGTAAATTTGTGATTTGTTTAAAACTTCATTGTCATCTTTCTCGCCATTTGCGGCACGACGTGAAATATTCATTACTGGAATAAGCACTTCATTAAGTACTGTGCCGTCTATACCTATACATTCCTCCATAAGACCCAATTATCATATAAGAGCTTTTTATCTCTTATTTCTTACGATTATTATTCTCGTAAGTTTAGCTTATATTTTCACATAAAGTGTTCCGGCCTCGTGGGTAGATTATATCTTTTCACTACCTAAGCGTTGCCCCTGACTTACCTACGGCAAGCCTTCGGTTCGGGTTGGCATTTCAGCGTCCCCGCTTAATTCCGGAATTTATACACGGCAATCTTTTTTACCGTGTCGGCGTCTACCGCGGCTGCTCTCGCGCGCCGCAAGGTTATCTAGAACGGAGCCATTTTTGAACTTGTAGCTTACGGTGTCCTTGCCTTCTTGCGTTTGACCTCTGCGCCAGTCAATCTCTCGCGCAAATGCCGGCACAAGCTGGCAGATTTCCTAGACTTTTTCACGGACGATCTAGGAACTCTATTCTTTCCCGCCCGATGTTACAAACAACTTAGCACCGGGGTAGAGGATACACCGTATCATGAGGATTAGGATAGATAAGAAAGATTTGGAGTAGGCGCGCGGGTATACTGCGTAGACATACTTATACCGTATCGCCGCGCGCAAAAAACATATTTCTTTATACTACTACGTTACCAATAGTACCAATTACGCTCTATTTTTCAATAGAGATGAGACTATATCTTTATCTGCTCGCGGCAGATAGACACTGTTTCGACTTACTTAAGTCTACTTCTCTTCAGAATAGTCGTTGAATTTAGCGAAAGTATCATTTAATATTTTATCTATTTCTTCATAAGTTTTGTTATAATCAATAATTAATAATGTAATCTTGTTATCCAAGCAGTAATCTTTTTTCTTTTTATCTAATTCTTGCTGTTCTTGTAAAGAATTATGAAAAAATGGAACTTCTTTATAATGCTATATCCCATTATATTCAATAGCGATAGGATTACTCGCAGGAATATAAAAATCAAATCTTTGCTAAGTGTCTGGAATATACTTTTCTGTTTCAAAATCAATATTATGATTTTTTAAAAAATTTAATATATATTTCGCACCATAACTGAGCCCACTATCGCATTTCCAACATCGGCAACCAAATCGAATAGCTTCAGCGCAACGAATTTCTCGAACCATACCACAAGGAATATGTTTTAATGATACTTTGTTTGTTTGACTCGTGTAATCGCTCACAAGCTCATATTCATTATTAGATTTTAAATTTACAGCACATAAAAATTCCTCCGCAGTACGCTTTCTATATACTCCAGTAATACAACCACATTCTAAATGCTTTTTAAAATTGCCGAGGGTATCAGTTCTAAGATGGCCACATTCTTTACACTAGATAGTATAATAAGTGTGAGTATTTTTGACTTGTTGATTTATAATAGTGTATTTTTGCTATATTAACTACAAGAGCGATTCTCGATTTTTCCATAATCCGTGGCAGTTTATACACCCATATGCTTTAGTTGCGCTAAAAAAATTACTAGCTTTATTAATTACATAAATATTCCCACATTCATTACATTTAATTATTAAAGGTTTCCCTAATGAAGTGTATTCTATAATTGTAAAATTTTCATTTGGAAATCTTACTTTTATCCGTTTTTCAATTTCGTCTATTGATAATTTTCTCATCATATTCTCCCGCTAAATGCTGATTGCCCCGAAGGGTTTCCCAGCTTTTAAGTGTCTGTTTATTCCTGCGTCGCCGCAAGAAAGAGCTTTTTTCAAACCCGCTAATAAAAGTAAAGTTTTAAACTACCGGCGGGGGCATTTTCGCCACCCGCCATAAAATCAATAAACAGATCAGGATATTCGCGCCAAAAGGAGATGTACTAGCGTACAACCGGAATTACAGCGCGAACACGTTCTTCAGAAAGCCCTATTTTGTTTCGAGATGCCGATAAAGTTAGCAAATCAGCTAACGCCATTTTCGTCATCTTCCTCTCTCTGTTGTTCAAGATTATCATAATGTTTTATGAAGTCTTCATCATCTAATTCCATGGGTACTGTTTCGGCAAAGAGATCCTCATCATCAACCTCTTCATCATCCTCTTTTGAATCCTGAGAACTCATAGTCCGGATGGCGTTCTCGATCAAGTTACCAAGATTTAGCTCATCGCGCACAAGAGTATCAGTGTAGTTACGCATATCACGCAATGTTGCGTCTACCTTATCTTCCGGCTTATCGGTATAATAGCGCGGAATAAAACCTTCCTATTCGGCAATTCGCACCAACTCACTAAGGGAATCAACAAATTCACCATTCTCTTGCTTATTCTGCGCGGGAGTGAATTTCGCCGATTTCATTAGCATGTCATAGGTGCGCGACATTTTCTAAAAGCCTTCAATGTCATTAATGTTCAATAGTTGATGACACTTGAGGGAGGTCTTACAGATGAGTTTAAGGTAGTCTATATGTGATGGTGTTTGAATATCAAATGACTGGCACATATCACTATAATATTGCTCAAGCTAAATCCATTCATAAGGCTTATAACTACGCCCCCACTTAAGCGACAAATACTTGCGGTCTTCGTCGGTTAAATCATCATCAAAATCATCCGGCGTGGTAAGATCAATAGGCTCAGATGCTAGATGGTCAGATGGGATTTCTAATTGCGGCGGGGGCAGTTGCGGCGGAGGTGGAGGTGGCGGCGGAGCGTCTGGTGTAATAATGTCTTGCTCTAGCTCATCGCGCTTCGGCAATGACATCGCGGAGGAGAACGAATGTTCGACGATATTATTTATTTCTTCCTGCTCATAACCTTGCGCCGCCAGCGTTTTTCGGGCGTTGCCCTCCATTTGCGCCTTAAGGCGTTCTGTATCCGCCCACTTATATTCCCGATATTGGTTTAGTTTCATTTTGGAAATGTAGCGGCCAAGAATGGTAGTGCCAGTTACCTTCGGGCCTTTGCCATAGCGCTCAAGTAGAGTATCCCACTCGCCTTTGATGTAGGGAAGGTCAAGTTCTTGTAGAATCCAAAGAAATGTCTGCGGGTCATTGTTGTTTACATGACGAGTCAAGCATTTCTTACATTCACGCATATGACCATCGGGCGGATACTTATCTAAGCGCGTTGACAAGTAGAATTGGTTAGCCGCCATCGTCCTTCCGCACGTTTGGCAATAATACTGTTCCATTTTTCTTCCTTCCTCGGCAGGCTTTACAAATACTGTATAGCCCTTCTTTTGACGTCTTGTTTATAGAAAAAAACTGCCTATGGGCCAGTTTTACTTCTCCGCATTTAGTACAACGCCGCCACTTACTCTTTACTATAAAGGTATGATACCAAAGTAGGAAATTTTCTTGTGCTTTTTCGGCAATAATTGTTGGTATCTTGTTATGCAAGAGCTAAGAAATATGGGGAATGGTGTGGAGAACACCGAATTCCTTGTAGAGCATCTGTTGGACTTCAAGGTTAGAATAACCATCTATGCGATACTCGACAATGCGGCGATAGACAGGATACGGCGCCATTGCTTCGTCGTATATGCGGTCAAAGTCTTCGAGAAGATAGTAGGTATCGCCCAAGAAGCGGCCGCGGCTATTTGACTTTAGACTTTGGTAAGTAAGTAAAATTTGCTCGATAATGCGTTTGTCGCACAAAGAAGCGCCGCTATAACACACAGTATCAGTCTCGTCAACCCACTCGGCAGAGGGCAAAATTACATAATTTGTAAGGTTGCGGGTTATATTTGTGGCTTTTACTGGCTAGCGGTAAAAATCTTTAATTATGTATTGATCTTTGCGCAGTTCAATAATTGTTTGCTTAATAACAAAGGCATTATGCCCAGTTGCGGTTTTTAACTAATTCTCCCAAAAATTGATTGCGTTGCGCTTTTGCCGCAACGGTGGAATTTCTTCTAAATCTTTTTTAGTTATTGAAATTTTAGGTATGAATATTGCGTTTTTATTACTTTCTACTATAATGTTGTAAATTCCATCTTCACCTTGGTCGATGAGTCCTTCGAGGGAGGTTTCACGACGGTTAATGGTAGCTAATCGGTTGTCAGTAAGGATTTTGCGGTCTTTACTTTCAACTAGGTAAGTTGCCAGTAACTCAAGGTTCGGATTGGGGACTTCTGCTAATATTTCATTCACACGCTCTAATCTCTCTTCGGGAGATGTAATTGACCAATCTAATTTCGTGATTTGAATCATCTCCCTACCCTCTTGGGTATAGTATAACAAAAATTTTTTATGATGTCAAATTTTTCGTCTTTTGAAATAAAAAATCGTCTTTTGAAATAAAAAGAAGATTTGGAAAGAAAAAAGAGCAGGCGCCCCGGCTACCAGTTTTTGGAAATTTTTTTGTCCTGTAATATATCCCCTGTCTGACAACTGATAATAGTTGGTGGAGGTTCCAGCATTTTACAATTGAAAATTTTCTATAAAACGTATTGACAGGGATTTTTTTACAGATAGAAGGATGCGCATAATATACCCCCACAAAAAAGACACAAAAAAAGTTGAAAAAAACGCGAAAAAGCTATTGACAAACCGGGAAAAATGAGTATAATAGAAAATGTAGCCGATGAGGTTACGAAATAAGCCTTGCAAAGCAAGGCAGGAAAAAGAGGTTGCTCGTATGAAATCTTACAAGTATGAATTTGTAGTCTTCGACCGCGTGAAAGTTACCACGGAAATGGCGCGCGCTGTGCAGGTGCTTGCCTACGGCGGCGAACTAGTTCGTCATGTGCCCACTGTGTACGAATTCAACTCGTGCGTCGGCATCACCATGATGGTACACGAAAAAGAGCTTCAGGAGGCAGAGGCGCAAGGCGAATATTTCCGGGAACAAGTTGCGAACGTTCGCAAGGCTATGCAAGTGCTATTCAGCTATAAGGGGAAGGAAGCGGATAGGTTGGAAAAAATTGAAACGGAAGGAGAAGAAGACTGCACAGGATGTAGTTACAAAACTTATAGGTTTATGATGGAGGGGGGGGGACTGCTAGAACTGGTTTATCGGTATGATGATTGATTGACACAATAACCGCTTGCGCAAGATGTGAAAAATCTTGCGCAAGCGCTCAAACAAAAAAAGGAAGGGAAGAACACAAAAATGGTATTTATTGGTGCTGTGCCTGTGAATGATGACAACCTGGAGTTGTTGTCTGACGTCGTCGGGCTATCGCTAAATTGCTATCATGTTAGCGCAACGGTTGCGACTTCTACTAGTCCCGCTAATGTGTTCGATGTCAGTTACAATGAGCAGTCGTCGGAGCAAGAAGATGAAATAAGCAAGCAATGCCTGCAAGATGCGTTACACAGCTTGCAAGAGTTGGAGGCGCGCGCTGTCTTGTATCCTGACGATACAGGGACAGACAGGAAAACGCTGTCTGAAATCCACTTTTTGGAAGGGAAAAAAGTGGTGTTAAATGGAAGTCCGGTGGTTCATATTTTACGGTTTCACTGGCAATAAAAACCATTTGTCGAATCTGGCCAAGTGACCAGATTCGACATTGTGTATTCTGGTTACCAGATTTTACCATACCAGATTGTACAATGTTCATTCTGGTATGGTAAAATCTGGTAACCAAATTGTACATTGTTCAATCTGGTTACCAAATAATGGTATGGAAATTTTTACCATACCAAAAAATGGTATGGAAAAATCTGGCATGGTAAAATCTGGAATTTCCATTTTTTGGAAATTCCAAATAATGGAATGGAAAAAATTGGATTTCCATTTTTTGGAAATTCCAAAAAATGGTATTTCGGCGCCGGTTTGTGGGCGAGCGCGAGAGGACGTCCACAAACCGAGCTTTAATATCAAAAACTGTTTGCCACTTTTTGTCGTTGAAAATGAGCTTCGCTTCGCATCTGTGCGCTGTCCCGAAATTCAAATGCTTTGGCTGACAAAGCCTTGGCCTGCCCGCGCGCGGGCAGGGCTTTAGATTAAAAAGGGTTTCCAGCTTTTTCCATTGGAAAAAAATGGAAAATTGTTAACGCATAATTGTCCCGATATGACAACCAACGCTTGTTATGGTGACCAATGCTGGTTAACTTCTGTCCGTTGTCATGATGACAAGTGTTAATTAACCTCCACCAGTTGTCACGATAACAATAGTACGCAGTACTTTAACACGCTAAAGCGCTAAAGATAACATATGTTATTTATAATTTCGGTTAGATAGCATATGTTACACAACAACTATTATATAACGCTTGTTGTATAATAAACGTTATATAACAGTAGCAACTTTTAACAAACACTTTCATGCGCTAAAGCGGCAAAGTTCGTTAGTTATTTAACAAACACTTTCACATAGTAAAGTGGCGACTTCGTTAGTTATTTAACAAACGAACTAACCAGATAAGACAAACAAGCGGCAACAGTCAACCTCCACCAACAGCAGTTGTATACCAGATTTGACAATGTCAAATCTGGTATACCAAAAAGGACAAAAAAAGAAGCGGCTTTCGCCGCCTTCTTCACTGGTTACACGTCAGCACCTTGCCATTTGGCAGACGCGCCACAATCGTGTCGCCTTCTTCTTCACCCTCTTCCACCTCACTAAACATGATATAAATATCGCCTACAGTGGGAACAAATTCAAGGGCGGCGCCGTTTTCGTCAAGCCATTCGGCAATTGCATCAATCGCGCACAGGGAAAACTTGCCATCTAACAGTTGATAAAGGGTCATGTCGGAAAGCTGGACTGTAATCATTTTCGTTACCTCTTTCATCTTTTTGTTCCTTCTCTCGAAGGACACCTATATAATAGCACATTTTGCGGCACTTGTCAAGGGGTTTTTGAATTTTTTCAGATTTTTTCGTTCCTTTATCGCAGGAAAATTTTACCATTTTCACAATTAAAAAGATTAGAAATTTTCTTGACTTTTTTCAAAAAACCCCTTGACAAAATGACTTTTTGGGTGTATTATATAATTGTTCCTTGGCAAGAGGAACAAAATAAAGAGATGAAAGAGGTAACAAACATGATTAGATTCAGCAAAGAAGCATTCCTCGCAATGTATATCGTTTACGCGGAAAAGGTAAACGAACGCTTGCCGGGCGCGGTTAAGTTTGACAAAAAAAACAAGACCATTACCATTGACTGGAAGCCCTTCGATGAAGCACATATGGATTTGAGCGATGAAGAAGAAGAAATGTTCCGGAATATTCTTGACTTTACCGATTACCTGCCCTGCGAATGGATGATAACAATCATAGACGAGTAAAAAAGCCCTTCGGGGCTTTTTTCTTTTTCCTTTATCATGGGAAAATTTTACCAGTTTGACAACGAAAAAGATTAGAAATTTTCTCAAAAATTTTTCAAAAACCCCTTGACTTTTTCAATTAAAAGTGCTATTATATAATTGTTCCCTGAAGGAACGGAAAGGAAGTAACAAACATGAAAGAGCTGAAAGAACTGCTACAGGCGGTTCGGGAATCGGTGGTTGTCATTTACGACAACATGACGAAAATTCCTTCCTACATCGTAGTGAAGGATGGAGAGGATGAAGCCTTGAACGGCATCAAATGGTGGTTAGAACACCATTGTACCGACTGGGCAGAGGAACCCGCGGGATGGGTCTACGAACTGGAAGAATCACCGTTCCCACGTGTCAGGCTGTACAAGTGGGAATGGTTACGCCCTTGAAAGATGGGCGGGCGGGCAAAACCCGCCCGCTTCAATAGTGGAGGTGTAAAGAAATGGACAAGCAAGATGTATTTAATTTTATCTACGGAACGTGCGGCTTTGGCATGATGGGGCTTTTTTTAGCGGCTGTAACGTGTTCCGCGGTCTGGATTCGCGTACTATTCGCAGTTGTCGCGGTGGTAGGTCTTGCCACATTAGCAATTGACAAGTTGACCAGCGGCGATTAACAATCGCCGTTGGTTTTCTTCGGCAATGTACAATCTGATATGCCAAATTTTACAATGTATTTTCTGGTATACCAGATTGTACATTACAACTGCGGGGCGGAATGTGGGCGGCCGGGAATCCGCCCACATTCCGAGCTTCTGCTAAAAAAGAAGTATAGGACTTTTTCTATTCTTGAATCCAAGACCGGCATACCAGATATGACATCCCAAAAAGCGCCCTTTCGGGCGCTTGAATTAGAACCACTTGACCACCAGACCGATTGCCTTAATTTTTGCTTTTTTGCGTCGAGTTTCTGTGTCTTTGATGCTTACCTCCCAACAATCATCAAGCGTCAGCATATCCGTAAACCAGTCGGACAGGTAGTGGACGAAAGCAAGATGAGAATCAGACTTCAAGTATTCCTTAAACTGACCATGCTTCATATCGTAACAAATGGATTCCGCGGCTTCTGCTGCCCAGTCTTCAATACTCTGACCTTTCCATGACGGCAACTTCTTCATCATCCGGGTAAAACCCTTCGTTTTCGCGAGAGCCATTGCCATTTCAGGTTCTGGTTTCTGTAACATTTCATACGCTTCGTAACCCATCATAGTTGTAACACCTCTTTCTTTTATTCATCCTCTCTTGAGGACATAACATACCCGCGGCAAAAAGTCAATAGGAAAAGAAGAAAAAATAAAGAAAAAATCTTTCATTTCCCTATTGACATTCTGCCGCAAATGTGCTATAATAAAGATGTTCCCAAGAGGAACGAATAAAAGAAAAAGGAAATGATAAGTATGATATTTCTTAGAATCTTCGTTGCTCATAAACTTCGCAAATCACCACACTTCCTTGCTTTGGTTAAATCGTTGGAAGACCTTTCCTCCGTTGGCCAAATTAAGAAACCAGCGAAAGACGCCGCAGGTTATATTGTGGATATGTACTCGCCACTTCATGTTGGCGAAGGTTGGACATTACGCGACGCTTTGGGGTCATGGGGCGGCTTGTATGTTAGACCAACTTTAGCGAAAGAGTTAGCAGAAAGGTATATTCCAATCCCCTAATTGGGCGGCAATTGCCGCCCCTTTTCTTGTGGGCGGCGCTTTCACAGCCTTGGCGTCCGTGAAAGCGCCGCACTTAAACAAAGCATGGCGCTTTCAAAATGTTGAATCCAACCTGTCAAAAATGGCATTGCCTATTTAGTATCCCGAAAAGGTACGTTCTCTTACTGGAAAATGGTGTAAACCAGTCGCGTCAGTCGAATTACATCTTCAATGCGGATAACATCCCCATCTTCATCATCATAACGCTGTTCGTGAAGCGCCCAACTTAACACCAATTCGCGCAACTGCTCCATCTCTGAAACCCCAAACCAATCAAAATCGTCAATATACCAATCATTCCTTCCGGTATCTGTCATATAGATTGCCGCCTTCTCTGCGGCGAGTTCCATATCATATTCGCCCATCTTTTGAGCCAACTGGCAAAACCGAGAATCATTCTGTAAAATTTGCTTAAGGGTTTGAATTACTTCCTTATTGCTGTCCTGCTCATGCTCCATGAAGAATTTGACTGTCATACTTATCATTTCCTTTCTGTCCCTTTGGACATTCTTATTATAACACACTTGCGGCGATTTGTCAATAGTGAAATGAAAAATTTTTTTCTTTTTTCCTATTGACTTTTTCATCGTGATATGATATAATAAAGATGTTCCGAAGGAAACAGAAAGGAAGTAATAAAAATGGTTCTCTACGATTTCTTTACGGCTCACGCGCAGGATACTGATGAACAGATGGCTAACTGGATTCGCCCCATATTGGAAAATGATAGTCGGTTCGCGCAGGTGTGTAAGGATACTGGTGACAATGATGTGGAAAACTGCGCGAAAGTTTTCGCGCGGTATGTGGTATCCGAAGTGCGGTATGGCAATTTCTTGGATAATCCTGCGTGGCAGAACGCTTCCCCGGTGGAGCAGATGCGGGAGCTGTTGATGAGCTGGCTATTCTGGCTGTATTACAGGGGAGGCGATGGCTTGGACGACACTGAAACCGCGGTCTGGCTCGCCCGCGTCATCTATACCACCTATAAGGACTAACATTAGCGCCCGCAAGGGCGCTTTTCTTATGGGCGGCGCGTTGTCAGGTGCGGGGACTGACAACGCGCCGCATTTAAGTAAAGTGAAGGGCTTTCAAAATGTTGAATCTGGTCAACCAAATTTGACATTGTTTATCTGGTATCCCAAAAAGGCGCGGCTTATTCGCCGTGCCCTTCCTGTACAAAAATTGTATCGTTCTGCTTCAAGCGGGTTGCCAGCCAGTACAATCCGGCTTCGGTTTCCGCCAGCTCTTCGGAATCCAGCCAGTTACCATCAGAGGAAATGTTGGACTGTAGCCGCGAATCTGTTTTCATTTCATGCCGAATATCCAGCACCAGATTGTAAGCACGAGCGATTGCCGCTACATCTTCCTCACTCAGCTTGAATGCTGTGGTCGTCTTAATCTTCTTCATCTTCATTACTTCCTTTCTGTTCCTCTTTCCGGGAACATCTTTATTATAGCACACTTGCGGTGAAAAGTCAAGAGGAAAAAGAAATATTTTTTCTTCTTTTTTTCTTGACATTCGCAGCGTTTCATGATATAATAAAGATGTTCCAAAAGGAACGAAATAAAAATAGAGGTGACATTCATGAACAAGAAAAAGTTTACTTCCCGATTCGAGGAAAACAAGGCTTACTTTGATCATATGCGTGACATGAAGTATCTTCGCGAAAGAATCTGTCTCGGCTTTCTTCTCACTATTGCCGCGGTCGTGTTGCTTTTCGCGTTTGGGCTTATCAGCTTTGCCCTTTGGGATGGGCTTGCGCCGTATGATGAATATGAAACGTATTCAGTCGGCGCGCAGATTACCCATTGTGAAATGGTGACCACAAGGTATAAACAGTACCCTACTGAAATACAGCGCTTCTTTTCTGTGGCCGGCGATAACTTTTCTGCCGAAGTTGAAGTTGATGGAAAAACCTATGCGCAATATAAGGAAGGCGACTGGGTAGAAGTGGAAATTGCTGAAATGGAACGTTATCTGTTCGGTTACAGAGATATAACAACCGAATATCGCATTTTGGGCGACATGATAGAAGATTAAAAAAGTTGGGCGATTCGCCCAACTTTTTTTCAAAAACCCCTTGACAAAACCGCAAAAAAGTGTTATACTAATATTGTTCCCAAGAGGGACAGAAAGAAGGTAATAAACATGAAAAGCATCCAAATTCACTCTACCGAAGTCACCTTGACCGAAGAGGAAAATGAAAAGCTGGTCGCGGCGCGGAATCTGCTTGAAGACTTGATTGATTGTTTCCTTGAGACGTGCCGCGAAGGTGATAAAATTGGTCAGGAAGATAATTACATCAGCTTCAACACTTTGTTCGAGACTAAGGAAACTCTCGACTGGTTGTGCGACTTCGCTGAAAGCGGAACCCCTATGAAAAGCTACAAGAAATATACCGACTGACCAAAATGCCCTGCGGGGCATTTTTTAATGGGCGGCGCGTTCTCAGCCCACGCATACTGAGAACGCGCCGCATTTAAGCAAAGATGGACGCTTTCAAATTCTTGAATCTGGCTGACCAGATTATACATTGCTTATTTGGTATCCCGAAAAGAAGATGGACAATCTGGTCATACCAGATTGTCCATCCTATGTTTACATTTTATGCTTTGGATTTGACACATATTCCCAAGCTCGCAACCAATCTCTCTTAAACGCTGGACATGTAAATTCTGCTTGTTGTGCCATCTCTCCGCCCCAATAGTAATGTAACGAATCAATATACCAAGGGTTATAATCACAAATTTCAATATTCGTTGTCTTAAAGGTGTCGGTATCAAATTCACCAATATCAACACCAATATGCCCACAAAACTCATTGATTTTTGGAATCTCCTTCGCCGCTTCTTTTGCTTCTTCCTCAGTGTCATAAGCATATTTGTAAATTTTTTGTGGATAATCGTCCATGCGATTATAACAGAATGTGCGATATTTACGGATAATCATTGCCGCGTCACCTCTTTCAGAATGTTCATAATGTCACAAGGTTCAAAAGCCGCACCTGTCCAATTCATGCGGTTGCGCTCTTCATCATCAAACAGAATGTCATTTCCAGCATTTACCGTATTCTTGTTAGTACCATAAGTCATAAACTGGAAATGATTCCACTGAACCGAAGGAAGATGTTTGCGCAACCATTGTTGTTTAATCAGCGCGGTTGCGCGGTCAAAACCTTCATCAGCGGTTTTACTGCCCCAAGTTACAATGCCGATTTCATAACCGCGCTTTTGTACCTTGTGAAGCATTTTCGCGAACTGCGCGAAGGGGAACAGGGGTTTTGCTTCTTCATACGGACGGATACTGCCCCGCCGCAAGTCCTCCAACCAACCAGACACACCATAGAAGTCAGCGATTGTTCCATCCATGTCAAACCATACTGTCATTTTCATGACCTCCTTTACACTATGTATTATAGCACTGAATCAGCTTTTTGTCAATAGGAAATAAAGAAAAAATAAAGAAAAAATCTTTCATTTCCCTATTGACAAAAACACAATACTATGCTATAATAATAATGTCCTCAAGAGAGGAACAAAGAAAGGAATTGATAAACATGAAAGAGTTCACGATTTACTTTTCTGGAAGTACTGTGATTGCCGCGCCTGATTACAATGCCGCTGTGACAGCTTTTTGGAAAGCTGTCAACGATGAACATCCCTTGCCGATGAACCTTTATAAGATTGATGACGTGGAGGAGAAAAACAATGCTGATGAAAAAACTTGACCGCTTCTTTACTGCCGCGGACTTGAACGCGCCTTGTGTTAGTCACAAGGCGCGGAGCAAAAAGCAACTTAAGAGAATCGCACAAAAAAAATTGCGGAAAGCCCTTGACAGATTCCTGATTGTGTGATATGTTCCAAGAGGAGCACAAAGTCCGTACCAACTAACACATTGTCGAATCTGGTAAACGCCAGATTCGACATTTTTCATTTACTGGGCGGCGCGATTTCAAGCGCTTGTCACGCAGAAATCGCGCCGAGTTTCTCTTTGACGTAGGCATAGAAAATTTTGAATATGACTTACCAGATTCGCAATGTCAAATCTGGTATCCCAAAAATAACAACCAGTTGCGGTCAACCAAATTTGACATTGTCGCATCTGGTACAACAATTGCTTGTCAACCAGAAACGACAGACTAAAAGCGGTTGTCATTTCTGACAACCGCCGCACGTTACAGGTTATATCTGGAATTGGCTTCCATTTTGTCGCGCTCGCTCTCTTTTTCGGTCAAGTTCTCAATGCACCAGCTATAATCCTTGTGCGCCAGCTCTGCCCGCCCTTCTGCCGCAAGGCTTGCGCCATTGTACGCCCACAATGCCGTAGCAAGCTGATATTCCTTTTTAGCTTCTTCCAGCTTCTTCCGCGCTTCCTCCACGTTCTTAACCATCACATCATAATCATATTCAGCGATGATTCGCGCCTGTACCTTGTAACCTCTAGAACTGACCTGACGGATGCGAACATTCCCTGTGTGATTGTCCTTTGGGGTTTTCCAGTTCTGTGCCTCTTCGCGCGCCTGTTCTTCCATCGGAAATATCGCAACCGGATTCCAATCATTCGGGCTAACCGTTTTGACCTCCACCATGTAGGAAATCATGTTCATCAATTCCTTTCCGGTTCTCTTGAACCTTCTTTAGTATAGCACACTTTTCAGTGTTTGTCAATAGTGTTTCAGAATTATTTTTTCTTCCTGTGCGCGGTCAAGGTAACAGTGTATTCAACATCATTCAGCACAAAGTCAATTTTGTGTTCCTCTTCGGGACTGACTTCTTTTACCACATCAACCACATTCCGCAAGCTGTCATTCAACGCGCTAATGATTGTACGTTTATCGCTGTTCGGCTTCCTTTTGCGCTCGACCTTCTTTCCGTAGGCATTGACAACGCTTTTTGCGCCCACTTTCAGCGCTCCGATTTTTTTCGCGCCTTCCTCCATGCGCTTCATTTCTTCTGGGCTTGCGTCTTCTGTTTCTTCAATGAAAGTCGATTCGGCAAATTCGCGCGTCATATGGTCATTCTCCATATATGCGCGAATCAGGCTTTCGGCATCCTCTTGCGCTTCTTTCAGCGTCAAGCCGCACAATTTTGCGTGAACCGCAACAGCATTTTTGAGTTCTTCACTCATGAGCTAATCACCTCCACCATTATTATAGCAAACATCCGCGCAAAAAGCAAGTAAAAAAAACACGCTGATTTTTGTGTATTTTTCCGATATGGACAAAGCGCAAATTCTGTGATAGAATAAAGATGTTCCAAGAGGAACGGAAAGGAAATGATGAAAATGGACAAGCGCCCAGACAAGCGCAAAGTATACGGCATCATGCTGGATACGGAAACCTGTAATTCTATGGATGACCCACTATGTTATGACATTAGCTGGGAAGTGATTGACAGCAAGGGACGAAAATATGAAGAACGTTCATTCGCTGTCAAGGAAGTGTTTCACGGTATGACCGAACTGATGACCAATTGCTACTATGCTAACAAGTTACCTGCCTATCATGAGGAAATCGCAAGAGGCGAAAAACAGCTCGCGCGGTTATGGTTCATCCGTGAGCAGTTGCGCAAAGACTGTGATGAATATGCCTGTAAATTCATCTGTGCGCACAATGCCCGATTCGATTACAAGTCCCTTCACACAACGCAACGTTACTTGACCAAAAGCGCATACCGTTGGTTTTGTCCCTATGGTTTGGTTTGGTGGGATACAATGAAGATGGCGGAATCGGTTATCCTGCCTATGAAGCGCTATCGGGCATTCTGTGAGAAGAACGGCTATAAATGTAAAAATGGGCAATTGCGCAAGACTGCCGAAATTCTTTACAGATTCATTTCCCACGACAACGAATTTGTAGAGGAACACAAAGCGCTTGCGGATGTAGACATAGAACGCGAAATTCTTGCCTATTGCGTCAGGCAACATAAAAAAATGCGCAAAGAGTTGTGGAACGACAAAAAAAATTCTTGAAAACCCCTTGACAGAACGCGAAAACCGTGGTATAATAAAGACACTGAAAAGGACAAGCCCTTCAGAAATACGTCAAGGAAAAGACGTTAAAACCAGAAAGAGAGGTAACACAATATGGAAAACACGAAGATGACTTACGTTCAGGCACTGGAAGCGGCAATTGCTTGCGAAGCGCTTTCCGCGGAGGTTCGCGAAAAGCTGGAAGCCCTCAAGGAACAGACCGCAAAGCGGAACAGCGGCAGTAAGTCCGGCACGAAGGACAAGGAGCGGGAGGCAAACGCAATGCACCTGCTGGAAGTCATGAAGGAGGTGGGCATTCCGGGTACTATCACCGACTTCCTCCATGCTGACCTTGATGGTTTGAAATCCTGTCAGAATGCAACGGCGTTGATGAACGTCTTGCAGGACATGAAGCTCGTTGACTTCAAGGTTGACAAGCGGCGCAAGTATTTCTTCATCAAGTGACCCGAAGGGCGCGGAACAATCCGCGCCCCCTTTTTTGTACAATCTGGTATACCAAATTAGACATTGTCCATTTTGGTACACTTCAAGAGATAGAGAAAAATCGAAGCATACCAAAATGGACAATGTACAATCTGGTCGTAAAGAGATGGGCGGCGCGTTTTCTGGCGCTACGCTGGAAAACGCGCCGAGTTTCTTTTTGATATAGGTATCGAAATATTTGAATGCGACTTACCAGATTGTACATCGCGGATATGGTATCCCAAAAAAAGATGTACAATCTGGTTAAACCAGATTGTACATCCACATGAGCGTTTTAAGTCCAACGGCTTTGACTAAAAAATCCAAAAGCACAACAATCAGCAAGGCGCCCAATGACCAAAAAGCCAACTATATTTTTTCAATTCTTACACCTCTTTATAAATCCGATAGACTATTTCTGCCGCATCATATTCAGCTTTCTTTTGTGCTACATAGGAAAACTCATCTCCATAGCCCAATTGTTCTGCATACCAATCAGACAGCGCCCGCCGCAAGGATTCATCGTCACTGCCAATTCCCCAGCGTGCGCTATTTCTTTCTTCTACATAATCCCAAGTTTCAGCAATTTCATTAGCGGCGTTTTCTACATCTTCTTCATCATAATCAGAAACATCTTCGCCCCACACACTACTAAGTAAATTCTGAAACCGATAATCCTTAACCAGAAAATCCGCAACATCTTTCATGTTCTTAAACTTTGCCATGTTCAACACCTCTTTTTATTATTCCCCTTTCGGAGTATCTTTATTATATCACCATTTGCCGCAAATGTCAAGTAAAAATCGCTATTGACTTTTAATAAAAAATATGATATAATAAAGATGTTCCGATAAAGGGAACGAATAAAAAAAGGAGGCAACAATTTATGGAAATCAAAATGACCAAGGAAGAATATCAGGAATGCTTAATTAGCGCGTATCAGCTTAACCAGAATTTACTTAATTTCATGGGTGATGCTTTCCCTGTCCTTGCAGGGGATAATCGCACGGCGCAGTATTGCCAAGTAACAAAATTCGCTAAATACATTGTTAACGAATATATTCCTTCTTCAATGACTTTTTCAAGTCCTTGCGCGATGGTGTCTCACATTATGTGTATCGACACTTATTATTTGAAAGCATGGATGGAAGATTTTGTCGCGCGCGGTACAAATGATGATGACGTTTATGAAATGTGCCTTGCCCACATAGACGAACTATTGGAAAAATATTTTCCCGAAGAGGCTTGACAAAACCTCAATTCTGTGCTATAATAAAGACGTTCCCAAGAGGAACAAAAAAGAAAGGAATTGATGAAGCATGACCACTGTAACCTATGACCAGTATCTGAATGACCTGACTGCCGAATGGGGCAATTCCGAACCGCTGAAGGAATTTATGTGGAACGTCTTCTTGTCCACCGTGGGCGCGGATGAACAAAAGCAGGAATTGAAAGTGCGTGAATTTATCCGCTGGAAGGCTGATAATGAATTTGAACTTGCCGATGAGCTGACGCTGGAAGATTACCCGGAGGAAGAATTACAGCCATATGACTATATGCTACATCTTTCCTATTGGGATTTACATAAGTACATCATGAACGCCTTCGGGCTTGTTGATGGTGGAGATTTAGCTGAATTGGTTGATGGGTACATCATGGAACAAATTGAAGAATGTTTCCACGGTGAAGAAAATGACCTGTTAGAAAGGGATATTGAAGAAGAAACCCCTTGATAAGACCTCAAAAGTGTGATATAATGAAGATGTTCCAAGAGGAACAGAAAGAAGGCAAACAACATGGAATTTAAAAAGAAAGTAGCCACTACCGTGACCCTGACCGACGAGGAGCGCAAGCTGTTTGACAAATGCGCAGGCTCGATTCTCAATTTACTGGCTCATCTGCCCGAAGGGTCTACGCTGGCGCAGGATAATAACATCGGCACTGAGGACTTGAATAATGTGATGTATATCCTTCACAGTCTGGGGGGCGATAAAATGGCTTGCCATGACTGGGAATACGCCACATCATCAGCCAATTCCGCGGTTTACCAATTCTCATTCAATGGAACTGCGGAAATCGCCGCGGATTCCTACTCCGAAGCAGAAACAAAGTTGGAGCATTTTTTCGACGAAAAACATCCGGATGTTACAATTTCCGAATGGTACACGATGGACTAACCGATTTGTCCAATCTGGTAGCAATACCAGATTGGACATTTTTTACCTCGCCCGCTCGCCTCCGGGCGTAGGCGAGCGGCATTTAAGTTTTTGTATAGTTATACAAATTTTCCGCATAAATATACAACGGCAATTGCCAAAATATGGATTTCCCAAAACGCGGGCTTGTCTTAAGTGGTTGTCAAATTTTACCAACTTGACCGCAAACAAGATTGAAATTTCCCTCACTTTTTTCTGAAAAACCCCTTGACAAAACCCCTCTTTGGGTGTATAATAGTCTCACAAGGTAAGGAAAACAAGCCTTGAAAGACAAGAGGAAGGAAAACCTCATAAACCAGAAAGGCGGTAACTGCTATGACTAACGAAAAGATGACCTATGTGCGCGCGCTCTCTTTTGTCCTGACCTCCGAAGACATTTCCCTGCCGGAAGACGTGCGGGAAAAGCTGGAAGCCCTGTCCGTGTCTCTGGAAAAGCGCAACAGCGGCGGTAGCAAGAAGGTGAGCGCGGAACGTGAAGCGGCGCTGGAGCGGGTTCTGGAAGTCATGGAAGATGCTGGCACTCCTGTCACGGCTTCTGACATCATGCGCGCTGACCTTGAGTTTTTCCGCTCGAATCAGCAGGTGACGGGCTATCTTTACTCCCTGATTGAACAGGGCAAGGTAGAGAAGGTGACGGAAAAGCGCAAGACCTTCTTCAAGCTGGTGTGATGGAGGTGAGGGGGGCGGCGCAAGCCGCCCTCTCAACAGTGAAAAATGAAAGAACTCATAATGCGTGACACGGCTTGCGAAGAAGAACAAACGTTCGTGCGAGACTACAATGAGTACGTGCGGCGAGTGAATGCCGACTATTCAGAAGGCTACATCCGCAAGGCATGGAAAGTCGTCGAACAAACGTTCGATTTCTTCAAAACAAAAGCAGTCGCATGGATTCAGAATTTTTCTATCTGCATCAGCAATCGCTGGGTTAAACTGGTTACACCCAAAGCGGAGCGGGCAGAAGGAATTGACTGGCAATGCGAACCGATTTTCCGCGATTGTCAACAGCTTTACCTGATTGAACTATTGAATGCGCGAGGGGAACTTGTCTGGTCAAAAGTAGGAACAACGACACGAAGCACAGAAAAGCGCATGAACGAACATTTGCGCTATTATGCCAAATATGGCATTACAAAAATTCGTGTCCTGCGAGTTTGGGAATGCGATACAGACGCGGAAGCCTATGAAAGCGCATTTAGATTCCACTACATCAAGACGCATCCAAACACGTTTCAGAAAAATGACAGGTTTTGTCAAGTGCGGTTTGACCTCGAAGAAGCTGATAAATTGATTGAACGTTTCAAAAATTGGAGGTAACAAAAATGCTTAAATTCTATGGTTATTTGTGTGTAGAAAATGAACAGGAATGGGAATCTAATCGCGAGCATGACCGCCTTAATCATTTTTATTACGCTGGCGGCATGGGCTACGAAAAACCCGAACATTTCCCTGCTTTTTTCAAATATCGACCAGATTATGACCCGCGTTGTTGTGGAGATTGGATAAGAGTAGAAAAGAAAGAAGTGCTTGAATACATGGATAAATGTATTCAAGAAAATCAAAAACTGCGCGAACGGGTGGAGGAAATGGCATGAAGCAAACTGAAATTCGTTACCCTACACAAGATTGGATTGATTCATGGATTGACAAGTATCTTGATGAACACCCTGACGAAAAAGTGGAGGACTTCAAAGAACTTCAAGCGCAAGCCGAAGATGATTGGTGGGGCATTGAAATCGACCATGACCGCCCAACACCTTTTGACCTAACACCCGAACAAAAGAAAGCACAAAAAGAAATTGTCAAAGGCATGGCGAGTCGCGGGAAAGCCCGCGCGCCAGTGAAGCGGGAGCGCAAGCCCAACGAAGAAAAGCGCGATATAATGAATCTACTCTTGCGCGTGCTACAAGAGGAAAATGGAAACGCAACTCTTACGAATCCAGAAAAACTTATTGATTTTTCAATAGGTGAGAATAACTACACAGTGATGTTGACTTGCCATCGAAAACCAAAAGCAAAGGATAACTGGGGCTGACTATTCGGGGTTGTCATTGCGACAACCCTTTTTTGTGCCGCGACCTTATACCAGATTGTACAATGGTCAAAAACGCCTCAGCGCACCGCTTGCTAGCGCGAGCGGTGCGTCCTTCCAAAATTTACCATGTTTGGGAACTTTTTTCTTGAATTTGAGCCCCTCTCTCCTCTTCTCTTTGTTTCCCGAAATGTCCACTTTTAGTACCATTTTCATCTGCCGCAACTTGTCGCGCGCACAAATCCTCGCGAAAAATTTTTGCGTGGCAAGAATTGCCACGCGTGGCAAAATACATTAGCTGGCCGGTCGCGCCCCTGCGCGTCCGGCCCTTCAAAAATTTTCCATGTTTGGGAAAATTTTCCTTGAACTTCGAGCTGCCTCCACCGCCTCCCAAACTCCCGAAATGTTAACATTTTAAACTACTCACGCGGCATTCTTACTTTGTCAAACGCTCCGCGCGAAGACTTTTACAGGCGTTCTATTTTTATTACTAACAAGCGCGGAGCATAGCGCGGCAGGTTGATTTTTGTCAAAAAATGTGATATAATTATAAAAAAAGACTCTTTTTCATTTGATTTTATTAAAAAAATATGATATAATATAAAAAAAAGAGTAAAAAACGCGACGAATTTACTCGCCGCGTTCATTTTTCCGCTTATATCTTGCTACTTTTATCGGAATATCACCGAATCGAATCCTAAATTTCTAAATTGCTGTCTTATAATACCTAACTTCTGTCTTAATGTCTTCACCATCTGCATAACGCCGGAAGGCATCCGCTTGGTCTTCTTCTTCAATCTTTTCTTCTTTAAGCAAGGTAAGCCAATAGCCAAGAGTAACTAGATCCAAAGGTTGATACGTAGAAAACCATACCCACGCCCAAGAATCTTCTTCTTTATCAGAATATTCATCAAAAGGCTTAGCAATGTATCGTTGTGCTATTGATTTATAATACTCATGTCCATAGCGCTCCGCACCAAAATCTCGAATTGCCTCTCGTGCTATTTTGGCTTTGCTATTGTACTGATACTCCCCGCCGAGAGCTTCTTTGGTGTACTCAGCGTAATCTTTTTTCTTTTGATCCATATTACTTTTACGAGGAAGTGGAGGAATTACTTCAGGCAATTCACTTATAATTTCATACTTGTAGATACTACCTTCTTCTTTAATCTCAGTAATATCCATATAATCACTGAGATGTTCCAAAAGGCGATCATGCGCGGTGTTCCACCATTTGCGGTTAAGGTTATACTTTTTGTTTAAAAATGTGCGAGTTACTATCATTGTAGGAACTCTCCTTTCTTTTTTTCTTTGGCACTATTCTTGAAAAAATTGGTATATAATTAATCCAGATAAGACCGAAAAAGTTGTCCAAATTTTTAGATAAAAAATATTTAAAATTGAGGAAATTAGATACTTTATCTGGGTAGATAAGTTGTCCAAATTTTTGCGTATCCTATGGCTCTATATAATATACGCAAAAATTTGGACAACTTTATTAAGTAGATAGGAGATCTACCGCAAATCGCTACCGCAATCGAAATTTAAAATTAGATAAGCAATACAAAAGGTAGCCCAACAATCGGCCAAAGCTTTCATTTTAGTAGTTTTTTTAGCAATCTATATCGTTTAATTACTTTTATATATTTCTTTAATACAAAAATTTTCTTTTTTGGTAGTTTTTTTAGCAACTCCCATTCTCCCTCACGCCAAATTCTAACCCCTATTCTATTTTATTGATATCTATTTTTTGTACATTTTTTTCTGAAAAATGTACATTAACCAACGTTGCGCGCGACGCGGTTTTGCTTTTAGGTATAAGGTCTTGAGCGAAGCGAAAGACCGTTACCTAAAAGCAAAACCGCCAAGGGGAGGTCGTCAGACCTCCCCGCATTTTAGCCCTTCGCGCCCCGCAGGGCGCCTTTAGTCTCTTTAGATATGGTAGACAAAATTTCCGTTTCTAAGTAGATAAAATTTCCGTTACTAAGTAGACGTTTTTTCCCATCGTATATGCGTGTTCCAATCTTTCAGCTTCATCCGCGGCGCATTGCTCACATACATATACTCAAAATCAATTAACCCATTATTCCTCAACGCCACTAAATAATTCCTAATTCTTGTATATACTCGACTATTGCCAGTTGCGTTCATACCTAAATGTTCGGCAATTTCCTTTATCGTAAAAATATAATTCTACTTATATTTAAATCGCTAACCCAAATAAATATAAGTTTTAATAACAGGCTCTTTCAATGTATCTTGTATATAATTAATAGTCTCCAACGGCAGTGATAAATATACATCTTCTTTTGGCGGCAAAATCAAACAAGTTGGCGTTTCAATTACATAACCAGCTTCAATTAAATACTTCAAGTGCGCACGATATGTCTTAGTTGAAAATATTTTTCCATAATTACTTAACTTTTCGCAAATTTGCGCTTGCGTTCCTAAATTAATCTTCTCTATATAACTTTGCCCTAATACCTCTTTATCTACTATTGAAATAGATTGTAAATAAGCATATAATTCTCCATCAATTTTCTTATCTCTCAAAAAAGTCTACTCCTTTTGAACGTCAGCCGGAAAACGTTTCTTAATCAAAATTCTCACCTACTTCCTTCCCAGTTGGGAAATTTTATCCACTCATTACCGCACTAAGTAGATAAAATTTCCCAACTTTTTTACCGTTTCGGAAATTTTATCTAAACACTTCCGCACTAAGTAGATAAAATTTCCCCAAAAATCAAATGAAAACGGTAATTTTTAGGAAATTCCCAAACCATTAGATAAATTCCCAAAAATTTTTACCACTTTTATCTTAAAAGTAAATAAAAATGGTACTTTTAAATAAATGTACATAATTCAGAAATTTTTGTACATTGTCGCCCGCGCCCTTCACTCTTCCTATATATTATATCAAAAATTCATATTCTTTTCAAGCGCCTTGCGCACTACAAATAATTATGTTATAATAATATTATCAAAACAAAAGGAGCATTACGCCATGTCAACAATTATTGATTGTAAAACCGTCGCCGCGCATTTAAAAGCAAAAGCAAAAACTCGCCCTCTCAAACTTGTCATTCTTACAACCCCATTCGCCGATGCCCCTAGTCGCATCTATATGCGCAATAAAATGCGTGCTTGCGCCGAAGTAGGTGTCGCGGCGGAAGTCGTTGAAGCTGCCTCTCAATCAGAACTTCTTTCTGCTATTGATAAATACAACAACATCACAGGCGGCGTAATAATTCAATTACCACTGCCTAATTTCTTTAATACTTTCGCCGCAATTGAGCGCTTAAATCCCCTTGTTGACGTAGACAACTTAACTGGTCGTGCGCCAGTTAATCCTTGTACCCCAATGGGCATCATAAACCTTTTACAATACTATAACTATAACCTTGATGGTTCCCTTTGTACGGTCATTGGCCGCAGCAACATCGTCGGAAAACCTCTTACTCAACTCCTCTTGAACAACAACGCAACAGTAACACAATGCCATTCTCACACTTCTCCCTCCCAACTTTTAACTATCTGCCGCAACAGCGACTTTATCTTCACCTCCGCAGGAGTGCCTGGTCTAATCACTGCTGACCACGTATCGCCGCACACCACTTGTATAGACATCTCAATTAATCGCATCGATGGACACTTATGCGGCGATCTTGCGGCTTCGGCGCAAAATGCCTGCGCTGCCTACACACCAGTGCCCGGAGGGATAGGCGTCCTAACAGTCGCCCAACTTGTATTGAATCTCGCTGCGCTCGATTCAATACAGCATATTTGACAACTTCAAAAATTTATTATATAATTGAACCATCAAAGGAGTTGAAACAACAAATGAAATTTGAAAAAGCAAGCACAATTAAATCCTTTTACGATAATCTTAAGCCCACACTAATAGATTACGCAAGAGTAGAAAGACATATAAACAACGCAATTGCCGCATCCAATACTTATATTACCAAAGTCCTTTTTTCTGCTATTTACACAAACTATAAAGCAGTCATCTGGCCCACTTTAGGTAAAGAAGAATCTTATACGCCCTTAACAATAGATAGTTGTGATTCCAATTCACCTTTTTATACCAACTGTATAAAAGACCTTACCACAGCCGGTTACCATTACCTTTTCTTCTTCCAACAGAACGAAAAATTACCTTGCGGCATTCTTATATCATGCGCCGAATCTACTACCCTCGAACCTTATAAAGAAGACCCTGCCCTCAAACAAAATCTTGTCGAAACCCCAAACGTTACCATTTACCGCAATTTCCAAGTAGGGGCAGCGGCAATTGACTACTTTGACTCTTGCCTCAAAGACATGATTACGGTTTTTAATAAAACCGCAACACGCTATTCGGCACTCGGTCAATCCTATCACATCATTCCATGGGCAGATTTTTCAACAGACATTCAAACTTTCCTTGAGCGCGAAGGTGCTACCGCAGGCCTAAATCCTTGGAAAACCTTTAATTTCTTCAAAGACTTCACTGGCTCTTGTAACTATAATTATACATATCAGTCCAAACTCGCTTTCTATTCCGATGACGAAAAATACAATCTTCTTGACAGAGACTGGACAGATGATTTTGCCGATGATGTTGCCCATCCAATGCCGGAAATTTTTTGCCGCGAAGTTAAAGGCGCAAGAGTGAACAGCGACTACAATTTCTTCCCCATTTGGTCAGCTATTGATAGCACCGTAGGAGTGGCGTTAAGTTGGACGAAAGATGGGGAAACCGCAGCTAAAGATTATTGCTCAAAAATCATCGAGCAGGTCAAAGAAGACGCAAAAGAAAAACTCGATGAAATTACTATTCCAACAGTTAGCGATTATGACGCCGCACAGAATAAAGCAAATAGTACAATAGTGCGGCAAACCTTTAATCAAATCGCCGCAGGACTCAAATCCGGCACTAAACAATCTATTCAAATTCTATTCAGCGCAATTAGCGCGTCTGATCTATCTAACTTTTGGTTAACTGATAAACCCTTCACACTTGACTTTACTATTGCTAACAGACAGCCTTTTGAGAACGCTTCTCAAAACATGCCACTTAAAGAAGCGATAGTTCAATGTCTTGGCGCGACCGCCCTCAATTATGAATCTACATTTGCCGACGTGGTGGGTACTGGCAAATATCTAGTTAAAACTCTTTTCGCTAGCACAGAGATCGGCACCGGAGAAACCAATGGCTGGAAAAACATTAAAAAAGACGCAACCCCTTGCGGCTTCCTCTTCGGCTACGCTACTGAACAAGCCTTTAATGAAATTAAAGCTGCCTATAACGCTTATATTACCCCTAAAGAATCAAAATAAGGCTGCGACAACAGCCTTTTTTGATTTCTCAAAAAAAATATGATATAATATATATAGAAAATGAAATGAGGAGGAAAAGCCAATGGATGAGCGATATGATGACTGGTCACTCACTGAAGAGGACTACTTGCGGCTGGAGGAAATTCGCCGTCGTGCCAGACGCGCCGCGCGCTATCCCTTCCTTGATAATTATGAAGGAGAAGAATACAATGATTAATTTCGGCACGCAGAACATGGAAATCTTTCGCTCTTATTGCTCTTGCTACAATGGTTTTAACCTCAACAACGATGAAACTGCCCCTGTTTCTACTCTCTTGAAGCCTTGGGCAATGGCAAAGGATGAATATCTGTACCGCTTGATGGGCGAACAGCTTATCCTTGAAAAGCACGTCACCTATGAGCGCTCGGGGCGCGAACTTGAAGAAGAAGTCCAAAAGATAGTAAACGCGCACGAAAAATTCTGTCGCGGCTTTGAAAATGCGCTTTTCCTTGCTCTTGGCGGCGACACAGAAACACATGTTTCTGCCTACTCTAAGTACTACTATGGCTGGGATGGCGATAATTCTCTCCGCGATTTCTATACCACTCTAGCTGATTCGATTCATACTCTTCCTCTTATCAAGAACCGCATTCAAAAGCGCATCGCGGCATCTGTCTATGATAAGCGTATTACCATTAACAAAGACGAAAAAATCATGCGTGCCGTGCGTCGTGTGTGCGAGCTCATTTGCGCAAAGACCAATGATTTGAATCTTCTTGATGATTTTGAGCAATTCCGCCTTGACCTTTCGCGCGCAATGGGTGATCGCGCAATTAGCGGCACGATGTGTCTTTCTATTCATCCTCTTGATTTCGCAACTGCTTCGGACAATTCTAACGATTGGTCGTCTTGTATGTCGTGGCGCGAAGGTGGATGCTACCGTCTTGGCACTACGGAAATGCTGAATAGCCCCATGGTTATCTGCGCGTACCTCAAGTCCGACGTTCAGCGCCTTGAGTGGGGATTCCACACTTGGAACTCGAAGCGCTGGCGTGCTTGGATTATTGTCACTCCTGACCTTATCCTTTGTAACCGCAACTATCCCTTTAGCAATGATACCCTGTCTCATGAAGCAATTGAATGGGTGCGCGAGCTTGCCGCGGAGCATATAAACTGGCATTACGCCACAGAAGTCAAGACCATTGACGAATGGCGCGAACAAAATCTTGATCTGTACTTCACTACCAATCACATGTACAACGATACCGAAGGCAACGAAAGCACTCTGTTTGCCACTGTCAACGAAGACCGCATTGCCGAAGCTCTTACCAAAGACCGCGCTTTCACAATCGAAACTAATTACTCCGGACTTGCTGAATGTATGCACTGCGGTGCTACTGATCCCGATGTTTTTGATGCGAATGAAACTCTTCTTTGTGAGGAATGTAACAATATTCATCACTGCTCTTGTTGCGGCTATGAAATAGGCGAATCTGCTTACTTTGATCCCAACGGCAATGCCCTCTGCGAAGATTGCTTCTTTGACCGTTGCGGCATTTGTACTGAATGCGGCGAAACTGATTGGATTGACAATATGACTACTGTGGCAGTTCCTTACAATAAGACTCTGTTTAACAAATTGACAAATACCAACGTTTTTTCCGCACTGGATGCTGGGCACTATATGTGTTCTTGTTGTTCTAAGTCATACAATCTTGATACTATTGGTTATAACCATCCTTTTATTGAAGAATCTTCTGATTACCGTGAAGATGGCTATGATCAGGAATTCTGGGTTGACCCTCGCAGCATTACCCCTGAGACTTACGGTGAGCTGCTTCACGCCGATCGTTATCCAAAGAATGTTACTACCGCTCTGTATGAAGACTATAAGCAGCGTGTACTTGCCGCACTGAAGGAGGAAGATGAATGAAATATTGTACTACTTTTGCCGCACCAGAAGCCGATGAAGTGCGGTTTTCCATCAATTCTATGAACGCCGCAATGGACTATTCAAAAGAGCATCCAGATAAGAAAATTATTATTGAAGTGCGCGATCTTACTGCTCCTAAGATGCCGTCCATTAACACTATGCGCGAAATCCAAGATGACTATCCGTTCTATTATGATTTCTATAATTTCCCCGATTTCGTTACTTGGGGAAAAGAGACTTCGGCGCATACCGCACACATTTATGATGTATTTGGCGAACCCATCAATGTATACTGGCGGCATATGTTCTATCACTTTCCGGCAACCACTTGGGCAATGGTAAAAATTTGCCAATATTATCGCGCATCTGACATTGTAATTGGCGAACCTCTTCTTTTTGAATGCCGCGCTCTACAACAGCTTCGCGCACAGGGTTTTACCTTGCGCGCCGATCCCCGCACTGGAATTAATCCATACCTCGGCGCCACTGGAGAAAGTGCCCTTTCTCATTTCTGGGTATTGCCGCAACACGTTGCCATTTACGAAAAATATATAGACGTGCTGGAGTTAGAAGCGACTAACTCCGCGGAAGAAAAATCTCTGGTTGATTTCTACATCCACGGCAAACCTTTTCCTTACTCTCTTGACCTCTTAATTCATAATTTCAAAAGCCAAAGTATTATTCTGGGCGCGCAGATTACCGATGATTTTGTGCGGCGACGCCTTGACTGCGGTCAGCGTTGTCTCCAACCCGGCACTCCATGTCACTCTTGCTTTCAAGTCGAACACGACGCAAAAGTACATAATATCGTGAAAAAAAGGCGTAATTGATTCTTAGCAAAAAATTTGTTATAATATTATTAAAAGGAGCGAAAAGAAAGATGAGCTTTAAGCAATTTGAAGCGCTGTGCGGAGCTACGGAGCAGGAACTTTGGACGACTCTTCCTCTTTTCTTAAAGAAGTACGGCTACAAAGAAATTTTGGTCACAAAAGATTACGTAATGGCACGCGGCACTTTGCCGGTTATGCTTGCCGCGCACCTTGACACAGTTTTTACTGGCCCGCCGGAACATATCTACTACGACGTAAAAGCGCATGTAGCATGGTCGCCAAACGGCATGGGCGCAGATGACCGAGCGGGAGTCTATGCTATCGCTCGTATTCTGAAGGAAACCGATTATCGTCCTCATCTTCTTTTCTCGATGGGCGAAGAAAAAGGGTGTGTCGGCGTGTCCCAGCTCATCCGCGATTATCGTAAGTTCCCTTGGGGTAAACTGAAGTACATTGCCCAGCTTGACCGTCGCGGCAAGGAAGATTGCGTCTTTTACGATTGCGCTAACGAAGACTTTATTAAGTACATTGAAGATTTTGGCTTCAAGACAGCTTACGGCACATTTACTGATATTACTGTGATTTGTCCTGTGTGGAGAGTCGCCGGGGTTAATCTGTCTGTTGGCTATGAGAACGAACATTCGATTGCCGAATACCTAAAGTTTGATGACCTTGAGCTTACTATTTCGCGCGTCAAGCTTATGCTTTCAATTGCGCAGTATGGTGACGTATTTGTCTATAAGAAGAGGACAGAAAAATTCCCGGTATGTGATATTTGCGGCAAAGCACCTATTAATGGTGGACATCGAGTTTTTATGTGGGGCGAAAAGCCTGAATACCCCAATAGTCTGTATATGTGTATTGATTGTTATAATCAATACAAGCCGTCGGTTCGGCAGTGCGAGCATTGTAGCCAGTACTATTATTCGGAAGGAAGTGGCGTATGTCCATCTTGTCTGAAAAGTTCAACCGAGTCCTCTGCTACTCTCAACAGCAAGAATCAGTAAATACCGATAAGTTGTTTGAAACATGGGAAGCCGCGAAAAAGCCATATATCGACAAAATGGGCGGCTTGATCTATGAATGCCCGGATTCTATGACTTTTGACTTATCGGAATCTGCCCGAAATCAGCGCATTGATTCTTTCCTTGAAGTAGTGCTTAATATCAGCCCTGAGATTTGCGATTTTCTTACTGTTGAGCGCGATGGCTTGATTGAAAATAAAGTCGTTGTGCCATACTATGTCCGTACCAAGTATGTAGAAACCGGTATGAGAATCGGCAAAGCGCTTCATACCTATTTCAATGCCTATTGCGACAATGAGCAACTCGAATGGATTATACAAGAACTTTCGCGTGTAATTCAAACTTGCGTAATTCAGGGGAAACTCTGTCTATCTGTTCATCCTCTTGATTATCTTTCTCTTAGTGAAAACGCAAGCAATTGGCGCTCTTGCCACGCGCTGGATGGAGATTATTGCGCCGGCAATCTTTCTTATATGTGCGATAAGACAACCGTAATTGCCTATATCAAGAGTGAAAAAGAAGACGTAAAATTGCCGCATTTCCCCGATGATGTTCTCTGGAACAATAAAAAGTGGCGCTGTTTGCTTTTCTTTGATCCACAGAATAAAATTATTTGGGCGGGACGGCAATATCCCTTTGCCAATAATGAGATTTTGAATGCGGTAAATGATAACATTCTCGCACCGCTAAACTATATCTTTAAGTCGCAGTGGTCGCCATTCTCCAAGTCAAAATATCCTTGGGTTTTTGACGCTACTTTTAAGACTATTGGAGATTATCATTTGGATGTGCCGCATATCTATCGAAAATCGTATATTTATCCTTTAACTAAATTTATTGACTCAGATTCTCGAAGTCAGGCTTATAATGATCTACTTCATTCTTCACAATATTTGCCCGCGTTTTTAACTTACGGTTATACTGATTGGGCATCAAAAATCTATAAGCCGATGATATGCGGCGCGGCAGCTCCTTGTATTCATTGCGGCGAAAAGCCTATTTATGATTCGTCGACAATGTTTTGTCACGATGATTTACTTTGTAGTCCTATTGATACAAGTGAAATTGGTTATTGCGATGGATGCGGTTGCCGCATGATTCGTGATATTAATTATACATATCATGGTAACGAATACTGTAAAAAATGTTATGAAGCGCTAGACATTCATTGGTGTCCGCGATGTGGCACAGAATTTTCTGCGGCAAAAAATCCGATAATTAGAAATGGTCTTTATTTTTGTAGTGTAGATTGCGCTTTTTGATTTTGTAAATAAATTTTGATATAATATACTCATAAAAGATAAAGGAGAAAAGAAAAATGGCAGCAAAGGGAACTACGGCTAAGGCTAATCTTCTGGAAAAGTTTAAGATTGCGCTGGGTAACGATTTTGTTGGTGTAGATGCCGACGGCAAGAAGGCATATTTTTGGTCTTCTGAGAACGGCGAACGGATACAGGTTTATATCACTATGACTGTACCTAAGGCTCCGCTCGCAGGCAGCACCGCGCCGAAGGAAATTGTTTTTGATGATGATGCGCCAAAGACTCCGATTGGCGCGGATGAACAAGCAACACTTGATCGGCTTATGAAGGAGCTGAATCTATAATGACTCCGAGTGAAGTCATTTGGTTTATTAATCACAAATATGGTGAGAGAGCTTATCTCGTAGAAAGTGAAACTGAATATAGAATTTTCACTCAAGAAAGCGTTTGGCGCATTTTTAAATCAGATTGGCAACACTACAAAGGTTATTACTTATATCATTCTAATAAATTACGCGGTTCGGGCTATCATCGGCAAGGTGAATTATCAAGAGAACTAAGTAAGCTTGTTTGGTATGCCGCCTTACATGATTCGTTTGATTTGACATTTTCACGCGATTGGCTAGCCTTTAATAAAAGCTGGGGCCTTTACTGCTACGGGCAACGGCTTTATGAATCCTGCTATCGCTTTGCTTTCTTAGCTGGAGAGGAGAACTTTATGTAAGTTCTCCTCTTTTTTCTTGGGCTAATGAGGATAAATTATTAGAACCATTTTTGAAAAATAATAGATTGGAGGTCTGATAAACATGATTCGAGTTTATACAGCTAACGGTAAATCATCTTACGGCATTGCTGAACTCTTGCTTGATTCCGAAGATGATTTAACTTCTTTAAGTGAAACCCCTGATATGGGTATTTTTGCTATTGTAATAGATACTGGCGACATTTATTGCTCTAATTCTAAACAAGAGTGGGTAAAAATGGGAGCTAAAGAGCGCTATAAAGTAAAAGATGGCAAGTGGGTGAAGGTGTAATGGATATAGTATCTTTATTACTTGCGCAGAAGAAAGCGACTGGCAGTGGCGGCGGCGAAAGCGCTTATGACATTGCCAAGAAAAATGGCTTTGAAGGCACTGAACAAGAGTGGCTAGAAAGTCTGAAATCAAAAGTTGAAATAGCAACAGAAGATGAAATAAGTAAGATAATTGCGGGCGAGAAATTTGACGATAGTGAAAAAGTGGTTCCGCTAAAGGTGTTGCCGCAATTCTATCAAGGCTTACACGATGAGTTTGTTGAAGAAGAGCATGCCATTACAAATAATGAAATTGCTATGCTTGGTATTCCTGCGGAAAACAAAGCAAAAACTGTTGCGACTTTAAGTAACAGGGCGTTTAATGGCGGTGAAATTGATATTGTTAATGATATTGAAGTGCCGGAAAGTAATACTCAAAAAGTTACTTTTAAGAATGACGCTGTTGTTAATTTCTACGCTAATAAAATAAAATTGTTGGGTAATTGGGGCACTAATGAAAAAAACAACTCGCGCTTTTATATTGACAAGAGCGAAGTAATAGTGGATGGTACTACTGGCGGCATTGAAACCGAAGGCAATTTCGCGCACTGCTTTAACGTTATGAATGGCGGCACTTTAATTATCAATGGCGGTCACTTTACCGGCGGAGCAACTGTTGTTTTTGTAGATAAAGGAACCGCAATTATCAATGGCGGCACATTTAAATCAAACTACAAATTCCCATCTAATAATGCGCCTTGGACATTGAACTGTAATGATGCTAATTATAAAGATGGAACCGCAAAAATTATTGTGCGCGGCGGCACATTTATTAACTGGAATCCCGCAAATCCGGGTACTAATGATGCGCCGACTTATGTTGATGTGAGCGGCGGCTATTATCTAAAAATGTTCAAAAATGGTGACGACACTTATTATATCGTGCTTAAAAAATAATCTGGCAATTCTTGATAAGCCATCCTGTTGAATTTTGAAATAAATTAGGCGTTATGCCCAATTTATTTTTTTAGGAGGAAACTATGATGGCTGATATTCGTAAGTTTTTAGACTCAACTGGCTTAGCAGCGTTATGGAAGAAAATTGTTGCCGCTGATGAGGCCGTAAAGACTGGTTTGGAAACAAAGATCTCCGGTGTTGAAGAGAAAGTTGATGCTCTTCATAACTATGACGATACTGCGATCAAGGCAAGCATCAAGGCGAATACCGATGCTCTTACCACATTGAATGGTGATGAAACAGTCGAAGGCTCTGTTAAGAAGACCGCTTCTACTATTGCCGCGGAAAAGGTTGCCGCGATTGTCAACAACGCGCCCGAGTCCTTTGATACATTGAAGGAGATCGCCGATTGGATTACCACGCACGGCACTGATGCCGCAAATTTAACCGCTTCTGTAGAAGCGCTCAAGAAGCTAGTTGGTGATACCGCAGTTGCGACCCAGATTGCCAATGCTATTAAGGCTGCTTTGGAAGTTGACGGCGTTGACAAATATGCGCTTGCCACTGATTTAACCGCTCTTGCTGCCCGCGTGACAACGGTTGAAGGCAAGGTTAAGACGCTGGAAGGCGCTTCGCACTCTCATGACAACAAGGCTGCTCTTGATGGCGTAACTGCCGAAAAGGTTGCCGCATGGGATGCTGCTGAAGCTAACGCTAAGGGTTATGCGGATACTGAAATTGCCAAGATTCAGGCTTATAGTGAAGCCGAAGTTTTGAAGATTTTAACGGAAGCTGAAAAGGCGTAATTTTTTTACTGGGCGGGATGAAATACTCCCGCCCGATTTTTTAATATCAGCCATTAAGGGAGTGATAAACGATGGCAAAATTTTTAAGCGAAGACGGCTTAAAAACCTTATGGAAATAGATTATAAAGACTTTTTCTTCGCGCAATGAAGTCGAAGTTTTAAGAAATAGAGTTACAAAAATTGAAGATAATTATGTAATTGCCGATGGAGATGGTTCTGGGTCTTCTACACCAGCAACAGGAGGAAGTGCTACAGGTGATGTGATATATTGCTGGGGTGATAGCTTAACAGAAGGTGTTGGCGGTTGGGATTCTGATAATTTTATTTATGAAGCCTATCCTGACGAATTAACTTTGCCGCACATTAATTTGGGCTCAAGAGGAGAAGACATCCAAGCAATCGCGGCGCGGCAAGGTACGGATCCAGTTATTCTTACTTTTGATGTTACTCTTCCGGCAAGTAAAGATGAATCAGTTGAAATTGGTTATGCTACAAAATTATATGACAAATGGACTGGCGAGGGGTTAACCACGCGAAGCGGCGAAACAGTAAAATTATTAAGTCAAAGTGCGGCGGGTGTAAATCCTGTGACTGTTGGCGGTATCCAATGCGAACTTTATCGCGATATTTCTCATTACGATGATGGTGAAACAAAATTTAAGTATTACTTGCGGCGACTTGAAGATAGCGTTGCCCCTACTATTCTTCCTCTTGGCACTGAAATTTGGACTTATGCCGCAACGCATTATAGAAACGGTTATGCTATTTTTTGGTGCGGCGCAAATGGTCGCGCAAATAGCCATCAAGAATACGTCCAAAAGATTAAGCAGATGGTAGAATACGGCAATTATAAAAACTATCTTGTTCTATTGGCGAGAGAATATATTCCAATGTGGGTGTATGATGGGGATACTTGGATCGGTATAAAAAGTTTATTTACCGATGATGATGGAACATGCCATTTGCTGTATTTGCCGCCAAGGTTGGCAAAAGAAGGATATACCTTATCGGGCTTGGGTGTTCAAGATGTGGTGACTGATAGCTGGGAAACTACAGACGTTATTCTTAAGAACGCGCCCAAGCTAATGTGGCGAAGTGGAACCGATAAGCAAGCGGAAGCCAGTTATGATAAACTCCATTTTTCTACTTTTGGCTATCGAGCAATAGGAAAATTAGCAAATGCTGCGTTGGATGAGATTATTAGAAAAAGTAACAAAGTAATTCCCGAACCTGCGACTTCTGATGCTTACGGCACTTATTTATATAAGCTGCCGCGTCCATATACTTTTAATGGCACGAATTATTTAGATACTGGTATTAAGTTGTACCAAAATGGCGATGCTGATAATTGGTGTGTATGTATAGCTTATAATGGTGTACCTAAATGCGTTAATGGCTTCCCTTATGTATTATGTGATTGCGGTAAAGATGGCGAGAGCCAGGGTTTGAGAGTAAGGCAAGGCGCCGCCGGAGAAGGTTGGACGATATTTGCTGGTTCTGGTGCTATTCGTGCGGATCTATCATATAGCGATATAACTTGGGCGGATATTTTATCCGAAAGCGGTATTACTACCGTCATCATTTCTAAAAATGGAACAAAATATTCTATTTTTGTAAATGGACATAAATGTTATAATGCGGCGCTTGGATATGAACTAAAAGAAGGAAAATATGTTCCCACAACAGAAACTTTACTTTTGGGCGCTCGGAGACATAAGGATGGAACTACCATTAATTATAAAACTTCTTTTAATTTAAAAGACGTGCGCATTTATAATACGGCAATAAGCGATGAGAATATTGCTAAAATTCATAAAGAAATGATAGAGGGAACCAACACATGATAGAAACACTTAAACGCGGTAAAACTAATGAAGTTATTTATCCTTAGACAACTGCTGAAGCGGTACTGTTTGGTAATAGTACCGCTTCAGCGACATTTGTTTGCTCTTGCTAAATTACTTAAGTCAGATGTTGTCGCGGCAATTGATTCTCCAAAAAATTTTTGATATAATATTTATAGAAGATGAGGAAAGGAGATTCAAGAGATGACGCTTCTGATTGTAGTAATTGTTTCATTCGCAGTTAGTTTCGTATTAGGCTACGGAGTTGGTAAGTTACTGAATTATGTAAGTGATGAACGCGATAAACGCTCTTAATTGATTTTCCAAAAAAATTTTGATATAATATTTATAGAAAGTGAGGGAAAGAAAATGATTGACATGAATGACCTGCTGGGGTATCTGCTGGTTAATGGGATGCTTGATGACGATGATGAACTCTTTCTCAAGGAGGAAGATGAAGATGAAGAGTACTAATTATCTGGATGACTTTGTTACCGAAGTCCAGTGCGAAGAGTATTATGGTGACGAACCTTATTACTACTACGATGATGAACCGGATGATAGCATAATCCCTTACGATGATTTTCATTTCACCTCTGACGAATATTATTATGACGAGGAGTATTAAGAATGGCTCGATACAGTATTTACCACAATGGTAATCAGATAATTGTTGTTTCTACTTATGCCAAGAAGCCTGTGCGCGGTGTTGCTAAGTGCGACCCGCGAGATGAGTACAATCATGAATTTGGCGAGAAGCTGGCAAGGGCGCGTTGCGACCTGAAAATTGCCGAAAAGCGCCTTACTCGCGCACAAGAGAAGGTTGATTGGTATAAGGAACTGATGGACGAGGTATATAAGGGCTATCTTGATGCGAAAGACTATCTTAATACTGCCGAAAAAGAGTTTGAAGAAGCTCGTCGGATTAAGAATGAAATTCTCAAGGAAGCGGGCAAGTAACCGCTTCCGCATGGGGCGCTACCTCAGCAGGTGAGAGGGCTGGTCTTATAAACCAGAGGTGCTAGGTTCGACTCCTAGGCGCCCTACCACAAAAACATTAGGAGGTCAAAAGTATGTATCGCTATGAAGTAAAATATTGGGATGACATTGAAGGTTTTGTAACGTCGAAGGGCTTTGTGCGCGGCAATTCTTATACCGATGCGATGGAGCAGCTTCGTGTATGGTTCAATGTGCCGAATGCCGGAAATGATTCTATTTCTAGCGTACAGATCTATGCGCTAGAAGATGTACTGGATGATGAGGACATCAAGGAGGTTATTGCCGATTGAAAGCCGCATGGACTTATACTATCAAGACCACTGACGGATATAAAGCTAAGCGTTCCATCGCTGGAGAAACTTGCGCAGATACTTCAGAAGAAGTAATGACTAAAATTGTGCATTGGTTTCTTTCTGACTGTACTGAGGATGACGACCCTTGGAGAATTGAGTTAGAAGTTAAGCGCGCTAATTGATTTTCCAAAAAAATTTTGATATAATATTTATAGAAAGTGAGGGAAAGGAATTATGATTTGTCGATTTGAAGCTCGTTGGTATCAGAATGGAGAACTTGACAATCATTACATGGAATCTGGTTATGTTGCGGGAGAGACCTCTACCGATTGTTATCGCAAGGTACATGACTGGTATTTTAGTGATGACTCTTCTGCGGAGATGGATAGTATTCTGATTTCTGTTATTCCTGCCCCAAGCTGTGAAGATGACATTTTGATTACGAACTCAGTTTGCCCTGAAAACATTATCGCGACCTACGATCCTGAACCGGGTAGTTATGACTCTAATGATTACGTTGAACACTATGAAGACTAATTAACGGAGGTAGGAAATATGAAGCTGTCTTTTAATGGAACTAAGGTGACTGTGAAGATTGGCTCTCGTATTAAAACTTATCCTATTTCGGCAAGTGACTGTTTTCTCGGTAAACAAGAAGAAGAAGAATAATCTACCGGGGCGATGCCCCGGATACATGCTCCAATAGCTCAGTTGGTAGAGCACGGAACTTTTAATTCTGGCGTCGGTTGGGTTCAATTCCCCCTTGGGGCATTTAATAGAAAAGAGGTAAATAAAATGGCTGAAGAAATTCGTGTGCCGCAGGATGAATTTGAAACGCATCTTTCTGCGCTTCGTGATTTGTTTCAAGAACAGTTGGATAAGGTTGTGCCGGTTAATCGACCGCAGCGTGGCGCCTTAATGTATATTCCTACGGACAAAGAAATCCCTTGGGCGCAGTTTCGTGCCAAGCATTGGCGTACGTGTCAGAATCTCGGAAGTTGGGACTTCACAACTGACGGAGGGATTCGTATTAAGGCATATTGTCTTTACTGTGGCGAAGAAATTGACCTGTCTTTTGATGAATAAGGAGTAAAAAGAATGCGTTACGTCGTTAAAGTGTGGGATACTCAGTATTCTGATGGCGCGCTGTCTTCTACCTTTCTCGCCGACGTTAATTCTCCGAAGAAACTTAAAGAGCTTATCTATATCGAAGGTGAAGAGCTGATTGAGCGCAATCCAGATGCTCGTGACTGGTACTGGGATCGTGCCAGCGACCTTGCGGCAAGCGAGTATAACGAAGGCGAAAATGATGAATGGTGGTATTATTTTGCCGTGAATCAGGGAACCGCGTGGAAGTATCATCGAATTGCTGATGACGCGCCCAATCCTTATCGCGAAGGTTACGATGTTTGTATTTCTTACGATGACTTTGTAGCTGATTATGGAGTTGAAGAGCATGAAAAAAGAAATATCCGCACAGTGCGCGAAATCCGAATTTGTAAGAAGCATTCATGAGTTCATGATGTATATGCTTAAGACAAAAGGCAAGGAAGAGTATAATGATTGCTTTAAGGTCGAAGGCTCAAGCATCATGTGTAACCTGCCGCAGGAGTACTTTGCTGCTTTTGAAATTCCCAAGGACGTCAAGATTGAAATGAAATTCATCTTGAAAAAGACCTGACATTTGAAATTCTCAAAAAATTTTGATATAATATTTATAGAAGATGAGAAAAGAAAGCAGGCGCTCATCTTCCATGCGGGATTGGTGTAGCGGTAACATCCAGCTTTTCCACAGCTGTGTCGCCAGTCCGAGTCTGGTATCCCGCTTCATGTCGCGGTGTGTAAGTAAAGGTAGCTGGACTGGCTCATAACCAGTAGATCTGGGTTCGACTCCCAGCACCGCCATTTTTTCAAGAGGATAGGAGAGAAAGAAATGAAGTACGCAGTTTATTATGGCGATCGTTCCTATGTGGTTCGGCAGACTGCCGCGGAAGTTATCTTTCATACGGCAAATCTTGCTGGTAAAGACCCATTTACCATTGTCGGTATCAGAGAAGAAGCTCCTGATGAGATTACTGGCGATTACCTTGATTTTATTTTTGATTGGTTTGAACCTTACGCAGTCCCCATTCACGAGTATTCTACGCCGGATGAATATGCGGACTTCATTGCTTTCGGCGACAAGCATCCGGCATTTAAGTTCGCAGTCCACGCGTATGATCTTTACTGTTATGGTAAAGTTCCCGGCTCTTATCGCGATTTTGTAGCAGAAACTGAAAACGAAGAATATGCTAGGGCGCTTGGATTTGAAGCTGCGCGAAATGTTCTTGAGAATTTCAGTGATTCGGCACAAGGTCTGTGGGATGAGGCAAGGGCGAGAACTGACACCGTAGAAGAAGCCAATTCGCTTTATATGGCAATGATCGCGAGAGATTCTCGTGTAAGCGTTTGCCGCATTGCCCCGAATGCTCCTAATGTAATTGATGGCTCTTGGTATGATTTCTGTGAAAAGTGGAGGGTTCGATAATGAATTGGTGGCTCGTTGCGATTTGGTTTGCTATTGATTTCGCCACTTTAGCTATGTCTCTGAAGGACATTAAACAAGATCGCGGTCTGGATATTGTGTTCAGAGATACAGCCCTTTGTTTGACGACTTCAGTGGTCATTCATCTCTTACTTGCGAAGTAAAAAAATTTTTGATATAATATATATATAGAAAGTCGCAGTGGTGCAATTGGCGAGACACAGCAGACTTCCAAGCGGTACATTAGTGCCGCGAGTGAGCACCAAGGTAAGAAATTCCTTGAGTGAATGTTGGCTAATTCGGTGAAACTCCCAAGTGGACAACGCCGAGCTAAAGCGCGCAGCAGCGCGTAAATGTGTAGAGAACATAGACCAACTACCTAAACCTGATTAAGGCATGGTAAAGACATGTTCCGGACTACAACGCGAATGCGGCTATGGTAACATAGAGTAGTGAAGAAAATCTGCGACGTTAGATACACTACGGGTTCAAATCCCGTCTGCGGCACGTAATCTAGGCCTTGGTTTGGGGCGAGAAGAAAACAAAATACCAAACCATAAATGCCACTGTGTCATAACGGTTAATGGGCGCGCCTTGTAAGCGCGATATTGTGAGTTCGAATCTCACCAGTGGCTTATGGAAAAGTGGCAGAGTGGTTTAATGCGGCGCACTGCTAACGCGCTGAGGTGTAATAGCCTCCGAAGGTTCAAATCCTTCCTTTTCCGGTTAAATTTGCGGGTGTAATTCAAAGGATAGAATTTGAAACTTCTAATTTCACCATCTGGGTTCAATTCCCAGCACCTGTACTTTAAGGCTCTCACAGCAAAATTTATTAAAGCAAATTTTTTAATGATGTAACGAGCCTTGGATTTTTATATAGAGGCGTAGTTTAACGGCAAAACGCGGCGCTCTAAACGCCGAGCCTTTGAAGCGAAAGATGAGCGTTCGAATCGCTCCGCCTCCGGAAATCTAGGCTTCCAATAGGAAGCCTACGGCACCGGACAGCAAAACACTACATTAGAAGAAAAAAGATTATAAGGTGTCGAGTTTTTTTAAGAGGCGGACAAGGCTTTGGCAGTAAGTTAATTCTGATTCGGAATGGGAGACGTAGTCGATAAGACCAATAAAGAATTAACAACAGGCTGGTGGGACGCGAGTGGCCTCTTAATTTGCCCGGATAACAGAATTGGCATATGTGCCCGACTCAAAATCGGGATTCTGCGGGTTCGACTCCCGCTCTGGGTATTTAAAGACGCAGCCAGCAATAATTTTTGATATGGAAAGTGATCCAAGCGTCTTGTTACGCGCCGGTAGCCCAATCGGCAGAGGCAATGGTCTTAGAAGCCATTCAGTGAGAGTTCGAGTCTCTCTTGGCGCACTTTAGGCAGAAACAGCAAATTATGATTAATAGAGAATTGTTTTCTTTAAGTAAAAACTGCCTAGCTTTCCGAGGTGTGGCGTAGGGGTAACGCATGCCGCTTGGGACGGCAGGTCGCAAGTCCGAGTCTTGCCACTTCGACTTTTAGACACAGTACAGCAAACATTATGAATGGCGATCACAAGCCCTAACAAATTATACGTGTCTAGTAAATTTAATCAAAAGGAAATGATACGTATGGCAGCTTCAAAAAGTGGGCATACAAAGCCTTACTCAATTAAATTTTCTGAAGAAGAAATAGAATACCTCAAGGATGAAGCGGAGCGTCGCGGCACTACTATGACCGCAATTATCCGAGAAAGAGTTTTCAAGGGAGTGAATTTTGACGATGGTTCGAGCGCATATTCGACTAAACAGCACTAAGGAGTGTCAGGATTTTGTCGCGAAGATGAATTCTGATGGCACTGCTGAAAAGTATGTTCTTTGTAATGATACTAATTGCTATCGTGCCGACGCACGTTCAATGCTTGGTGCGTTGTACGCAATGACAGAGTTCAACGATAAGATGTATCTGGTGAATGAAACTGTAGATGGTAAGTTTCCTCAATTCATTGACCAATATCGGGTACTCTGATTGATGGGGATGCGTATGAAAGTTAGTACATTCGGTTTTGACCCGAAAAGACGGGGAGCATTACCCTGATCCCCAGCTTAGATACAAGAGTAGTGTAGGCATGGATAGCACGATAAAATGCTGTCATGAGGGCGGGGCAGCAACAGCAATCTTACATTTAATAATGGAAGAAGAAAGTTCAAATCTTTCTCTCTTGTATCTTTCAATGCCCAACTATGGAAAAGTGGTCGAGTGGTTTATGACAGCACACTTGAAATGTGCCGGTGCGCGAGTACCCGTGGGTTCAAATCCTACCTTTTCCGTCGGGCTATGGCGGTATAGTCCAAGCGAAATTTTTTATCATGGGCGTGGCGGTGTGAGATGAGCACACCGCCTTTTTTGTTACCACAGGTGCTCGGCGCGCAGACGCTTGTCAAAGCCGAAATCCTAAATCAAAAATGCCTTTTGGAAATTTCCGCGGCAATTGACGCGCACGAAAAAATATATTATAATAATAGGAGAGGATAACTATGGCAGTATCACAAGGCAGCTCAGCCTTAAAATCCGACCTAATAAACTGGTATACTGTGTTTAACAATTTTATTGCTTCCTACGGTGGTGACATTCCTTAGCTTTCAGTCCCGGATGGAAACAAAATAAGAGTGACTGATGTAAATGCTCTTTATACCAAGACTAATGAATTTAAGGCTGATGAATACTTAAAAGCAGAGCCAGACTTGTGGATTAGCGGTTCTGCGGTAACAAGTGGCACATTAATTAAGCCGGCGCAAATTACCGATAGTATTAATCGAACAATTATAAATATGGGCGTTGTTAAATGCCGCAATAATGCCACAAACTATTTTGGCGCCAATGCCAATGGCAATAATGATTGCGGCAATAAATATTGCGGTATGAAAAGCAATACGAAATATAGCAGTGGTTGTTCTAATATTTCAAGATCTTGCGGTGGAAAAACTGTTAATAATGCTGGATGCTCTCAAACAATCGTTTGTTCTAATGGTATTAAATCTTGCGGTTCCAATAGCAATGGCGTAAATGGACATACCAGTAAGAGTCACGGCAATAAGTCTAATACCACTATTGTTGATTTACGCAACGCCAATAGTTCTAAAACTAACAATTAAGGAGAACACTAATGATTCCATTTAATCCGGCAAGAACGACTGCGGTCATCTATCCCACAGGCGTTTGTAATCTTAACTGTCGCTATTGCGGCATTAACAAAAATCCAGCGCTTAAAGAAATTGATGAAGCTTTGGGTGAAAGTTTTAAAGGCGATTATTATTTCAATAGAATCAAAGAATATTTTCCGCGCAAAGATATGTTGCGCAATGTTGAGACTTGGGGCGGTGAACCTTTTATCCATATGGATAGAGTTTATCCGCTCGTGCGGCAATTGATTGATTACTACCCTTATTTTGATAGTATGTATTCTTCGACAAACTTTTCTTATAACTCTTGGCTCAACCAATTTTTTGGGCTAATGGATGTTTTTGGTGAATACCCTTATCGAGATTTTAAGTATTGTCTTCAGCTTTCAGTAGATGGGCCGACTGAAATTAATGATGCTGGGAGAGGAAATGGCGTCACAGAACGTTGTATCGCTAATTTCGATAAACTAGTTGCGGCACTTGCCGAGGGGCGTTTACCAAGCAACGTGCGTTTAACAATTACCGAAAAAGGCACTTTGGATTGCGGCACTATTAAGAATCTTCTGTCAAAAGATAAGATTATTGAATATTATCAGTTTTACGAAAACAATTTTATTGATAAGATTGCGAAGTTAAAACTTCCTAACGTTGGTATTACTCATGGTGTTCCTAATACCGCAGTTCCTTCTCCTGTAACAGTTCAAGAGGGAAAGGAATTCGCAGAGTTCTGCCGCATGTGCCGCGAAATTGAATTAGAGAATGCCGAAAAGCATTACTTTAAGTATTATCAGGAAATTACGCCTTTCGGCTCTGATGTTACACAAGATTGGCTAACATATAAATATGGTTATCACACTTGCGGCACTGGTGATTCCGTAGTTGGCTTTTTGCCGGATAATATGATGAGCACTTGCCATGAAGGTTTTACTCAGATGGTGGAAGATTACGAAAAGTATAATGCCTTAGACAAAAATGAACAAAAATCTATCACTTTTGATAAATTCGTGGGCGAACAAAAAGTTTCTCTATGTACCAATGATGAAGGTTATGCGACTTTTGAATATAAAATGTCTACTTATTGTCAAGAAGAAACAACCGCGCGCTTGGCTACCTCTTCGGCACTGATTACTGCCTTAGCGATGGCTGGTCAAGTTGATGAAGCGTTCTTAGATGAAACCAACGCGCTTAAGGGAGCAATCTTCATACAAGCGCATACTTCTTATTGTATTAAAGATAATTACAACAAGACCGGCTCTTATACTATGGTTCCTGTTGGTATTTATAAGTTACTCTTAAATGGCGCAATGCGATATATTCAGCATGAAGGAGAGTTAAAAGTAGAATGTTGTTAAAAGAAGAAAAGCAGCAATTTGATAAGGAACAAGATGAACTCCTTAAAACTGTTTTAAATGAACGTTTTTTCTATCCTTGGCAAGATGATGGCGAAGGTGAAACAAGTTTGCGCAATGACGCAAATCTTGAAATATATATTACTAATGCTTGTAACCAAAATTGCGAATATTGTTATTTAACAAAATATGAGGGCTTGTATCCTTCTGACCAACGCTCTCCGGCGCACTTACTCAAAAATCTCCAAATCCTATATGATTTCATCCTCGAGCATAATTATCATATTCCCAAGGTTGAATTCTTTACTGGTGAAATTTGGCACACTCAATTTGGTCTTGATGTGCTTGATTTAACAGAAAAGTATATTGAAAAAGGTATGCGCGTTGATTGGTTCCTTATCGCAAGTAATTGTTCATTCATTTTCGATAAGATTCAGACGCAGCGCATTCAGCATTATATCAATAGATTCAGAGAATTGGGTAGCGATTTATGTTTCTCTGCTTCCGTTGATGGCAAAGTGATTGAGCAAATGGAACGTCCATCAAATAATGGCGCGATTCGTACTGATGAGTATTATGAAGATTTGTTCGCCTTTTGTAAGCATAATGGTTATGGTTTTCACCCGATGGTTGCTTCTCAGAGCGTGAAGTATTGGATTGAAAATCATAAATGGTGGGAAGAGCAATTCAAGAAATGGGATATGGACATTTTTAATCTTATGATGCTAGAAGTGCGGAATGCCGACTGGACAGATGAAAGCATCAAAGCCTATTGTGACTTTATGGATTATCTTATTGATAAATATCTTAATGATAAATGTCATGGCGACAAGGTTTTGTTCGCAAATTGCCTAGCTCACATTCGCGATCAGCAAGGTATAGAGTTAGGTGGCTATATTCCTTGGGCTTTCCCGGAAACTGACACATTTGCGGGATGTACTGTGGCGACTGATCTAACTGTACGCGTAGGTGATCTAGCTATTTGCCCATGCCACCGCACAGCATATAACAAATACCTTTACGGCAAATTTGTTGTTAAAGATGATAAGATTGTTGATATTGAAGCGAATAATCCGCAGATGGCAATTAAAGTCTTAATGACGAATTTTGAAACTTGTATTAACGGTTGCGATAAGTGCGAATTTAACCAATATTGCTTAAAAGGTTGTTACGGCAGTCAGCTTGAAACAATGGGTGACCCATTTATTCCTATTCCTAATGTTTGTAAATTTTTCAAAGCAAAAAATGGACATCTGCTTCAAAAGTATAAAGAAATGGGTGTAATTGATTATCTTAAGACTGTTACGCCTTATGAATATGGGTACGACAGAATTAAGAAATTCTTAGATATGGTGAAGGGATGGGAAAAGAAAAATGTGGAAAAACACTGATAAAATGTTTCCTGATGGGTATATACCATTCAACGGTGACTTAGCTGTTGAAGATTTAGACAATCAAGATTATGACGCAATAAGTTTTTTAAGCCGCCGCATGGCAAGAGGAATGGTTTACTGTATTGATAGAGAAACTTGGACGCCAGAGGGCGCGCATATGATTGAAAACACTTATCATGTATATCATTATCCTTGTCCCGACGGCACACCGCATTTAAGTGTATTTGGCGCGAAGATGCTAAACAATTATCGAGACAGAAAGGAATCTAAAGAACATGACACTGGATTTAATTATACCGGTATATAAAAATATTCCCCAGCTTTATCGCACTTTGTTGTCTGTTGGAATGGAATGCGACCCAAAAAAGTTGTTTGTTACTATTGTCGATGATTTTTCTGAGCAAGATGAAAAATATGACGATGTAATTAAGTTTTTTAGTAAGTTCTTTCCTATTCGAGTTATCAAGAGCAAGAAAAATGGCGGGCCGGGTATTGCGCGACAACTTGGACTTGATATGACGCATAGCGAGTATGTTACTTTTGTTGATTGCGGCGATACCTATGTGACGCCTACAACACTGCGTGATATGATGGAGGTTATAGAAGAAAACCCAGACATTGAGTTCTTTTCTTGGGCGCATAACGAAGAAGATAGTTATGGAAACATTACAGTAACTTCCGCAGGACATAATAGGATGCACGGGAAAATCTATAAGCGCGAAATGCTTGAACACTTTGGTATTCGTTTTTCCGAAAATTCTCCAAGAGCAAATGAAGACATAGGCTTTAATATTAATTGCCGCCTCCACTTGCGCGACCTTGAGGAAAAAACTGGTAAAGAATTGATTTTCCAAAATGAAACGCCAATGACTAACTGGAAATGGACTGGCCCTTCGATTGTGCGCGCAAATGATTGCGCCTTCTATTACCAGAAGCAAGCGATGGGATTAGGCATCTGCGCAGGAGAAGCCATTGATAACGCGATTAAAAATGGCGTTAGTCATAAAATTATTACCGGCGAAATCTATGAATGTATGTCTTCGGAATTTATTTTCTATCTCTCTTGTTTAAATCGCCGCCCAGAGTTCTTGGACGAAGTAAAAGCTGGTGTAAAATATTTTTATGAAAAGTACTTTAAGCGCATTCCAGTAAAAGACCAAGATGCTGAGCAATTTAAGGGTGCATGGTACAATACTCTTGCTTGTAGTCTAAACGACCCTTATGACCCGATTCGAGACAAATTCGTTTCGTTGGACATTATTCAATGGCTGAACGAAATAGAAAAATGGGTCATTTGAATTTCATAAAAAATTTTGTTATAATATTAGTAGAAAAGTTGAGGAGGAATGATTTATGGAACATCGGCATGACCGGGCTTATATCCGCAAAATGGCAAAAAAGAAGGCTCGTCGGAAGCAGTGGATTTCCAAACATTGCCTTGGGTGGGATTATTACGATAATCTTCACCAGTATTCTAAGAACAAGATTCATTGTAGCTGCCCTTTGTGCGCGGCAAAGCGTCGCGGCAATCAGGTAGGTTGCCTTAGCATGAGTGAACAGCGACGTTTGGAATCTTGGGAACAGGCACTCTTTGACTTCAAAACGGGCTTGTATTAACAAGCCCTTCGTGCGAGATTGGCGCAGTTGGTAGCGCGGCTGATTTACATTCAGTAGGTCGTCGGTTCGAGTCCGGCATTTCGCATTATAAGCGGGACTTCGGTTCCGCTATTTTTATTTTATGGAGGTACTTGATATGTCTGAAAGTATGGTGAGCATTGCTATTCCACAGGCATTGGAAAATACTAAGTTACCAGACCCAACGCTACTTTATTACTACCAAAATCTTGAAAAGCGTATATTTTGGCTGGATGACGAAGTAAGTGATTATACCCTTGAACTAATTAAATATATTATTAAATGGAATGAAGAAGATAAAGATTTGCCGATTGGAGCGCGCAAGCTTATTAAGATTTTCTTCTTTTCTCCCGGCGGCGACCTTGAAGTCAATAACGCACTAATTGATACAATCGCTTTGAGCAAAACTCCTATTTGGGGTTTGAATATTGGTAGAAGTTATAGTGCCGCGGCATACATTTTCTTGGCTTGCCATAAGCGCTTTACTTTACCGCGTGCTCAATTGCTATTACATCAAGGCAGCGGAGCATTCCAAGGAACATATCAGGAAATTTTGCCGCAGGTGTTGGCATATCAAGCACAAGTGGAAAAGCTAGCTGTTTTTGTCGCTAGCCGTACCAAATATAGCGAAGAAGAAATCGCAGAAAATATTACAAGTGACTGGTATATCTCTGTTGAAGAAGGCATTGAAAAAGGTATTTATGATGCCGTGATTGAAGATATGTCAGTAATGATGGGGTGAGTTAAATTGTATACAGGATACAGAATTATTCAACCGTCCGATGCGATGCTTGCTAAATTCTATTCTGACCCTTCTTACAATCATTTTCATTGCGTTGAAAATGAATATGTAATTCTTGAAAATGCGCAGGGCGAAATAGTTGACAAGCAACGTTGGGATGGCGATAAATATCGTCAAGTGCGCTACAAGCCTATTGATAATATATATAGCGGACTTATTCGTCCGCGCAATCCTCAACAATGTCTAGCTTTTGACCTCATGTAGGATAGCAAAACATCCGTGAAGCTACTCTCAGGCTCGTTTGGATCTGGCAAAACAATGATCATGGTCCTACACGCACTGGAGGCGATCCGGAAAGGCGATGTAGACAAGCTAGTTTGGGTACGCAACAATGTCGAGGTCAAAGACTCAGTACCCTTAGGAGCGCTGCCAGGGTCAGCTGATGAAAAGCTTCTCCCGTTTGCCGGTCCCTTGCTAGATCATATCGGTGGGCTAGATGGATTGTATGCCTTAATGGATCACGGCCAGATTGAGTTACAACACCTCGGTTACATCCGCGGTAGAGATATTAAACATGCTATTATTTTGGCAAGCGAATGCGAGAATTTAACCACCCAACATGTCCAGCTATTGATTGGACGCGTTGGTGAAGGCTCGCAATTGTGGCTAGATGGCGATCATAAGCAGGTTGACAAACAAATTTTTAAGGACAATAGTGGATTAGCGAAAACAGTTGAGAAACTCGCGGGAAACCGCTTATTTGGCTATGTGGATATGCCGATTAGTGAGCGTTCTGAAACCGCACGTTTGGCTGATTTGCTTGATTGAGGGAGTTAGCGCTCCCTCTTTTTTTGATTTTATAAAGAATTTATGATATAATAAAAAGAAAAAGGAGTAAAAGAAGATGCCTTGGAATAGACAAGTTGCGAGACGCGCTCAACAGCACGCTCAAAATATGGATATGACTTTCAAGAACGCGATTTTGAATTGCGCAAAGCAGTCAAAAATCTATCGAAATTCAATTAGTTTTGATCTTCCTGCGCAATCATACACTAAACAGAATTTAATCGTATTGGAACCAGAAACTACTACTGAAGCGATTTTTCGATATGTTGGTCAAGGGAAAAAAGTCGCGGCGCTTAATTTCGCAAGCTATAAAGAACCCGGCGGCAAATTTCTTGAGGGTTCAACAGCACAAGAAGAGAGCCTGTGCCACACGTCTTTTCTTTATAATGTTTTGCGCGAACACCAAGATTATTATGACGAAAACCGCAAAAACTTAAATAGAGGTTTATATACCAACGCGGCAATTTATTCACCTGATGTTGGCTTTACCAAAGACAGCGGTTTTAATTGGGCTTCCGCAGATATAATTACTTGTGCCGCGCCTAATTGGGGAACCGCAGAAAAAAATGGTGTAAATCATGATGAGAATCTTCTTGCGCTGACATCTCGTTGTTTGTTTGTTTTGGATATTGCCCTCGCTAATAAAGTAGATACTTTGATTCTTGGCGCTTATGGTTGCGGCGTATTTAAACAAGATCCAGTAGAAGTTTGTAACACTTTTTTGGAACTGTTAGATAGATTCGGCAAAACTTTTGATACTGTTGTTTTTGCCATTCCCGCAAGTGGTAACAATTACTCTACTTTTTCGCAGCTAATTGAAAACCACAAAAAAATTTGATATAATATTTATAGAAAGTGAGGGAAAAGTGATGACAGGAGAAATTCAGATTCAAGACATGAGCAAATATACCACGTCGATGTCAAAGAGCATGATTGACAAAATGTTCTTTATGGATAAAATCAATAGTTCCATAAAAGTAATCTTGGATTATGGATGCGCTGATGGAGCGTTGATTAATTTCCTTGCGCCACTTTTCCCAGATATTGCTTTTGTTGGATATGATGCCAGCGCAGAAATGATAGCTTGTGCCGTAAAAAACAAGGTATATGAAAATGTTCTGTTTGTGGATAATTTAGACAATTTTTCTGCTTGGTTATCTGAAAATAATTTTACTCCGAATCAGTGTGCGATTAATCTTTCTTCATTGATTCACGAGGTTTATAGTTATTCTACTATTCAAGAAATTGAAAAGTTTTGGAACTTTGTAAACAAGAGCGGATTTGAGTACATTATTATTCGCGATATGTGCTTAGATGCGGCGGCGCATCGGCCGGCATTGAAAGAAGATTTGATTAAAGTACGTAGTCGATATGCCGCGGATAAAATTCGTGAATTTGAGAATATTCATGGCAGTATATGCGATAACTACAATTTAATTCATTTTCTGTTGAAATATCGCTATACTGAAAATTGGGATAGAGAAGTTCACGAAAATTATCTTCCACTTTCTGTTGAGGATATTGCTGGAAAAATTGATGCTCATTATGAGTTAATCTATTTTGACCATTATATCCTTCCTTTTCTGGCGAATATTGTTCAAGGTGATTTTGATATTACAATAAAAGATTACACTCATATTAAATTTATTTATCGACAGAAAGGAAATAAATAATATGGGTAAAACTCTTATTCTTTGGACGCATAACAAATGGATTCCTTACGCAGGCATTTACGCAGATGTTAAACGTATTCAAGATTTTGAAAAAGTAATTCATGCTTTGTGTTCTTCTGAAGCGCGTGAAAAGTATAGTCGCATTATCGTTTCCAGTTTTAATAAAATGCAGCTATCTTTTGGATTGAAAGCCACAGGAGAATTGCTTCAGAAGCTTCATGAATTGAAAGTAAAATATGATTACACGGTAATTGTACTTCCTCATTCTAACGAAATTGAGCGTTATTTGAAAAAATAAAAAAATTTTAGTATAATATATATATAAAAATCAAGGAGGGCTTTGAATGAAAGAAACGTATTTGATGTGGACACACGCTTCGGCGATGCCCTATCAAAGTATTACTTACTTTACTTATTGCCGCACTCGTAGATCTTTCATTCAAACTCTTCGTCTGTTGGATAATGAAAAAGTGCGGCAGAAAATTAATCGAATTGTAGTTTCCAGTTTTAACGAGATGCAGTGGCATTTCGGTTTAGTTAAAACTGGTGAGCTTTTAGAGGCATTGGGTAAAATTGGTGAAAAGTGGGATTATGAAATCATCATTTTGCCCCATTCGGATGAGTTTGGCAAGTATTTGCTGGTGTGATTGGAGGTAATAAATAATGTTTCTTAACGCTTTGAAAGAAGAAACCAATTTTACTTTTACTACTAATGGCGCGGTTGCTCATAAGTCCACGCTGAATAAGTTGATGGATTTGTTCGCAATGGGTGCTGCGTATCGTTGGCGCGACGATTCGGATTGTATCCTTTTGTTTAAGGAAGCCTATGAAGAAAATCCGGAATACGCGCTTAAATGTTTGTTCTATATTCGCGATATTCTGGATGGCGCAGGTGAACGTCGGTTCTTCCGCGTATGCTACAAGTGGCTGGCGCAGAATTATCCTGAAGTAGCACGTCGCAATATGCGCTTTGTGCCGATGCTTGGTCGTTGGGATGACTTGTACTGTTTGGTTGATACTCCGATTCAAAAGGATATGTTTAAGCTCATGGAAGACCAGCTTGACTTGGATGTTATGAGCAAAACTCCTTCCCTGCTTGCTAAATGGTTGAAGTCGCCGAATACTTCTTCTAAGGAATCGGTAGCGCTGGCGCGGCTTACTTATACTGCTTTTGGTATGAGCGAGCGTTCCTATCGTCGCCTGCTGTCTTATCTGCGCAAAAAAATCAAAGTGCTTGAACGTCTGATGAGCGCTAATGAATGGGATAAAATTGATTTTTCGGCGATTCCTTCCGCCGCGGGTTTGAAATATCGTAATGCTTTTGCTGAACACGAAGTTACAAGAGCAAAGTATGAGGCATTCGCAAAAGACAAGAATACTAAGGTAAACGCTAAGGCTTTGTTCCCTTATCAGGTTGTCAAGAAGGCAATTGATCTTCGTTGGTATACAATGGGCGATACAGAGCGGCTTATGGTCAACAAGTATTGGGATAATCTTACGGATTATTTCAATGGTGCGACGCTTAATGCCCTTTGTATGGTTGATACTTCTGGTTCTATGTGGGGTGATCCCATTGATATTGCCATTTCTCTTGGTTTGTATTGCGCTGAGCGCGCTAAAGGCCCGTTTGCCAATCATTATATTTCCTTCTCTTCCTGCCCTCAGTTGATTGAATGCCGCGGTGTTGATTTCTGCGATAAGGTTCAGCGTATTTATCGGACTAATCTCTGCGAAAACACGAATATTAAGGCTGCCTTTGACCTGCTGCTTCATACCGCAATGAACTATCATATGAAGCAGGAAGACTTGCCGCAGAACATCATCATTGTTAGCGATATGCAGGTAGACTGGGCAGATAAAGCGTTTACACGTTCTAAGACTACGATTATGGAAGGCATTCGTAGAGAATGGGCACTTGCCGGGTACAAGATGCCGCATTTGATCTATTGGAATGTTAATGCTTCTGAAAATACTATTCTGGACAACGACCCGGATGTTTCCTATGTTTCTGGCGCTTCTCCCTCTATCTTTGAGTCTATCCTTACGGGTAAGACTGGATATGAGTTGATGATGAACGCTTTAAATAAAGATAAATATAAGGAGATTAAATAATAATGCTTATCGTGCTTTGTATTGCTTGTTTCGTTCTTTCGGCGGCTGGTTTTGCACTCTGTGTGTGGGACTACTACAGAGGATACGAGGATTTTAATCCTATTGGAATAATCGCTCTGTTCGTCGGGATAATTTTCTTGGTTTGCGGGATTGTCGCAACTTGTACTACTGTAAATACCGTGGTTGTCAAGGGTCGTACGGTAGAAATGCGGCATGTTCAACTTGAAAATACTCGAAATGTTCTTATTTCCGTTTATGAAAAATATGAACGTTTAACCGATACTGACGTTACGGCTTCTACTAGTTATTATCAAGTTTATAGTGATATTATCAATTTTAATAACGAAGTCATTGCCGCGCAAACTTATGGCGGACAATCTTTTTGGGCATATGTATTTTATGACCCCGCCTATGAGGGCATTCGGCTAATTCCTTTGGAGTAAGAGCTATTAGCTCTTACTCCTTTTGCTTTTCAACAAAAAATTTGTTATAATAAAATAAAAAAGGAGTCGTGTTTATGGAAAGAAAACTTCGTACACTAGTATTGGCATTACCTTCTGAGAAAATGAATTTTCAACATTGTGTACAAGAAAATTTTGTTGTCTCTAAATGCCGTGATTACTACAACATCAATTCTGTTTTAAATGATTTATTAGATTGTGTGCCTTATGGCTATAAATATAATAGGCTTTATATTCCTGAATTGAAATTTTTTGAAGCTCTTTGTAATGAAGAAGAATTAAAATCAATTAAAGATAAAATTGATATAATAGAAAAATGCGGATGCGAAGTAGTTATCGTATCAGAGGAAGGCTACCAAAAGATCGCCGAACAATGTAAAAATGAATTGCCTCCTATTATATTGGATAATGCTTTGGTAATTTCTTTTATTGATAGACAGAATATACCTGTGCGAGCCAAGCATTTAGAGCAGCCTGATTTTACTGTTGTTAGATTGCTTCATCCGACAGATTTATCCAGTTATTTTAGAACATTAGATATTAATTCCTGTAAGCGTGATCAAATTTGGATACCAGATATTTCTATTCTCGCCGATTGGTATGGCGAAATAGTATCAAAAGCCATTTTTGAAGTTTGTTATAGAATGGAATTAGAAAGCGGATTTGGGCTTCATTTTATCGACCTAAATGATTATAAGAGAATATTCAAACAATGTGAGCAGGAGAAATCTTAATGAGACTATTTATTCGAGGAGACGTCCATGGTGATTTCTCCTTTTTGGAAGATTTTTGTAATAAATACCGTACCACTAAAGATGATGTATTAATTATTCTCGGTGATGCGGGAATTTTATATTATGGCGCAGACTCTTATCGAGAAAAGCGTATCAAACGCTATATCGAAGAATTTCCAATTACTTTATTCTGCGTTCGTGGCAACCATGAAGACAGACCAGAAAACCGAGCCGAAATGAAAATGATGGAGCGGTTTGATAATACAGTTTACTATGATCCAGAATACCCTCACATTCTTTATGCTCTTGACGGATGCCCTTATGAATTTAATGGACAAAGTTTTTTGGTAATTGGCGGGGCTTATTCAGTAGACAAAGAATATCGGCTATTGATGCACTGGTATTGGAATCCACAAGAACAACTGTCTAACGCAGAAATGCAAGAGATAGAGGAAAGAATAGAAGGGCGGCATTTCAATCATATTCTCGCACATACTTGCCCAGAAAACTGGGAGCCTACTTATTTATTTATAAAAGGCGTAGACCAATCAAAAGTAGATAACACTATGGAGTTTTGGCTGGAGCATAATGTTGTAAACAAATGTACTTGGGACAATTATTGGTTCGGGCATTTTCATGGCGACAATATGGATATTTGCAGCGATGGAAAAGTTCATATGCTTTTTAATAATATTGTAGAGCTATGACAACTATTGCTTTTGATTTCTTAAAAAAAATATGATATAATATATATAGAAAGTGAGATGAGGGATGTGAAAAATAAGAGTTACGAAGCATGGAAAAAGATTCGTAATGACTGGGGCGCAATTAAACCAGTAACTAAAGTAATTCCTAACAAAAAGAAAAACCCTAAAATCAAACATAAGGAGAAACAATATGAAAGTGATTGAAGCCTGTGTTCCCTCTAAAAAGGTTACTTGCCCAGTTTGTAAGAGCAAGCTGGAATGTGACATTGATGATGTAATTCTGCGGCTGGATGGCGGCGATGGCACGCGTCCGCAACAAATCCAGTGCCCCATCTGTATGTCCTACATCAATTTGACTGGTACTGCCCGCTTCCCCGATGCTTTGATTAAAATGCGCGAAGATGAGGTGTTATATTAATGGCTGAACATTGCGGTTATGTCGTTAAGATTACTGAACTGCGCAAGCACTCGGATGCTGATCGGCTCCAAGTTGCTACTATTTTTGGTAACAGCGTAATCGTTGGTATGGATACCCATATTGGCGATATTGGCGTTTACTTTCCTGTTGACCTTCAGCTTTCTGAAGAGTTTTGTCAGGTAAATGACCTTGTGCGGCGCAAGGATGAAAATGGTAACGCCGCGGGCGGTTATCTGGAACCCGGCAAGCGCAATATTCGGGCAATGAAGCTACGTGGCGAAATTTCTGATGGTTTGTATTTACCGATTACTTGCCTTGCGGAATTTACTAAGGTATCTGACCTTAATATTGGTGATACTATTGATGTTGTTAATGGTCATGAGATTTGCTGTAAGTATGTGCCGCGAGTAAACAACGAATGGCGTGCTAAAGCTAAGAAAACTGCCGATAAGGTTGTATCGGCTGATTCTTTCCCGACCTTCTTCAAGCATGTTGACACCGCTCAGCTGGCATACAATCTGGATGACTTTAAGAATGGTGATATTGTCCAGCTCACCCTTAAGTTACACGGGACTTCCGGACGGACTGGTTATCTCCTCCACAAGTGTCACTGCCGTCGCTGGTATCATAAGCTGTTCCGCCTTCCCGGTAAGGAATGCGTTTATATGGACTATGTAACTGGCACTCGTAATGTTGTTCTGGATAGCACCCACAAGGGCGGTTTTTACGATGATAACTCGTTCCGGTTGGCTATGGCTAGCAAGTTCGAAGGTAAGCTACATGAAAATGAAACCGCCTATTACGAAATTGTGGGGTGGACTAACCCGAACGGTGCGCCTATCATGGCAACCGGTGATGTACCTAAGGAGTATCAGAACCAATACGGCAAGACTATGGTATTCTCTTATGGATGTAATGAACATGGTGAATTTGGCTATTCAGCTGATAGCTATCCGCCTTGCTGTGACATCTACGTTTACCGCATGACCATGACCAATGATGAAGGCGATGTTGTTGAATATTCTCCTGCGCAAATTAAATATCGCTGCGAACAGATGGGCGTAAAGGTTGTCCCGGAATTTGAAACCTTTATTATTCCTGAAGATGTTAATCCGGGCGAATACGTTATGCGCAAAGTAGAACAGTATTACGATGGGCCTGATCCGATTGGCAAGACTCATGTCCGCGAAGGTGTTGTTGCTCGTATTTTGAATCGTAATAATTTTGCGGTTTATAAGCACAAGAACTATTTGTTTAAGACTATCTCTGGTTTGATTGTTTCCAAGGTTGACGAGAATGCTAAGATTGATGAAGATATTTTGGAGGAAATGTAATATGACTAACGAAATGAAGATTGTCGCCCTGACTGCCCGTAAAAATCTGCTTGCTGCCCGTGATGCTATGGGCAATGCCAACCTTATCCGCAAGATTGACCGCAAGATTCGAAAGCTGGGTGAGTAGAAGTGAGCGAGCATGATTATCCTGACTTGAGAAATTTTTTCTTCCTTCAAGAGGATAAGAAGAGATATAAGCAATGCGCAAGTCAACGCGCTCGTTTAGGACTTGCGTATTGTGATACTTGGGCTTTTGATGAATTTCTGCTAAACATTATTATTCGAGGTTTGCGGCAACTTGCCGATAATAGTCATGGCTATCCGGGCGTTGAACCCTTTAACAGCTATGAAGATTGGACAAAGTTTCTTCTCGATTTGGCTGATAAATTCGCACTGGCGAAAAGGTATATTTATGATGAAGATGATTTAACCTTAACTGACTCTGTACAGGCTAGCAGCGCAAGAGCAAAGAAAGGTCATATGATATTAAAAGACGCGTTTGCGGAACTTGCCGAATGGCTACCTAATATGTGGGATTAAGGAGGCGATCCCCATGAAACACTACGTTGCGACAGATCTGCATGGTAATCTTACCATGTATACTAAGATGATGGATTGGCTCAATAGTCAAGAAGAAGAATTCACTCTCTACTTTTTAGGTGACGCGGCAGACCGTGGCGAAGATGGCTATAAAATCATGGAGCTATTGTTGAACGACCCCAGAGTTGTTTATCTCAAAGGCAATCATGAAGAGTTGTTTGTGCGCGCCGCGCTTGATTACGCCGATTTTGCGATGGAGCTTGATTGTACTAAAAAGGAACTGGCGGAGCGTTTTAGCAATGATTTGGCATCTCTCACTGATTTTAGTGTAGAAATGCGACTTCACTATTGTAATGGCGGCGAACCTACACTTAAGGCATGGATTGATGCTGGGTGTAAAATGGATATTATCTATAAGCTCAAGCGGCTTCCTTTGAAAGCGTCTTTTGAGAATTTTGATATGTGTCACGCAGGATGTGAAATTTCTGACTGGGACAAGAATGATAAATCTGCTCTTTTGTGGGACAGAGCTCATTTTGATAAGTCTTGGAAAGAAAATCGAATTCTTATTCATGGGCATACTCCAATTAACTGTGTTCCTGTCGATTTTAAGGACTGGCATGTAGAATCCTACTGTAATGGTCAAAAATATGACCTTGATACTGGCTGCTGGCATACTGGTATTTTGTCTATGTTGTGTCTTGAAACCAAAGAAGTAATAACCCTTACCCAAGAAGAAAATACTTCTTTTAGTTTTTGAAAGGAATTGATTTTTATGATTAAGAGCAAAGATTTTCGTAACTATGTTTGTGATGACTTTTATTGTATTAACTGCGGCGAAAAGAGTATGCCGCTGATGCGTGGCGGTAATAAGAAGCGCGGCAAAGGACACCGCAAGAATATGTATTGTTATCATTGCCGCCATACTATTAATCATATTGAATGCCGCGATATGGAAGAAGTAGCTAAGTTTAAGGCAGATTTTGCGGCAGGATTGTATAAAGAAGAAGCGGAAAACGAATTGCGTTTTGAGGCTGAAAATCCCCGTCTTTCCTCTGTACTGTGCTAACAGGAAAGGAGCAAATTTTATGCTGTACATCATGACTGGTATTCCCGCAAGCGGTAAATCGACTCTTTGTAAGCAAATTTTTAGTGGCAATCCGCACGTTAAAATTGTTAGCCGCGACCAGATTCGTCTTAGTGTTTTGGATGAAAATGATGACTATTTCGGCAAGGAAAACGCGGTTTATAGCAAGTTTGTTGATACCATTGCTGAAGCATTGGATAGTGGATTTGATGTAGTTGCTGACGCGACTCACCTGAATCACAATTCACGCAAGAAGTTGATTAATGAAGTTTATGAACGGAAATTTATTACTGAACCTATTGATGTTACTTTTATTAATTGTCATGTTGGGCTGAAAGTTGCTCTTGAGCGTAATAGCCATCGAGAAGGTCGCGCGAAGGTTCCTGATAGCGCTATTAAAGAAATGGCTTATCGCTATAAGTGTTTTGAATATGGTGAAGACTATGGACACTGTAATATTAAAGGAGTGTGGGATAACTGGTGATATATCTGACTTCCGATTGGCATCTGAATCATGACCAATCGTTTATCTGGGGTGCCCGCGGTTTCCAGAGTGTTGAGGAAATGAATGCTGCGATTGTACAGCAACATAATTCTATCGTTCAAGATGGTGATGATGTTTATGTACTTGGCGACCTCTGTATGAATAAAGATAAGTTGGAGGAAAACCGACAGCTTATCTCGAGCATGCGCGGACGTCTACATGTCATCGTCGGTAACCACGACTCAGATAAGAAAATCCAGATGTACTTGTCCTGTTCTAATGTAATGGAGATTGCGCCAGCGACTTATCTTAAATACAAAAAGCGCACGCTCTTTTTGAGTCATTATCCTTGCTTTACTGGCAATGTAGATAATAAGCCGCCAGTAATAAGTACGTTCGGTCACACTCATCAAAAAGAGATCTATTATAATGATATACCCTACATGATTAACGTAGGTGTCGACGCACATAATTGTTATCCTGTTTCTATTGATGATGTTCTTAAGTGGGCTAGTAAGAAATAACTAGCCCTCTTTTTCGTATATGTAGGTGCGCGCCGAGTTTGGTATCTGACGCACGTTAGGAAATTTTTCTACCAAATAGGCAATTACTTGACAAGCCAAAAATTTTGTGTTATAATTTAACCATAAGGAGTTGAGTTGAGTGATTAATAATAACAACAGAGAAACAATATATGAGTTAACTATTAAGAATAAAACGTATATTGGTAAAGCATTATGTCACCCTGATGATATATATTCTAAAAGAGTGGGAGAAAGAATTGCTTATAATAGGGCGGTAATAGCTTATCTTCAAGATGTAAGAGATATGACCGTTGAACAAATTAAGGCGCTTAAGCATTTAAAAAGTATTTATGACCAGAATGATAAAGTTGATAAAAATGGTTATGAATACAAAGCACTGCTGCGGCAAATAAAAGTATTCCAAGAATCACTTGAAGATTTACGGCTGACTATTAAAGATCTAAAAGAAGGGTATATCGCTTATGTTAAAGAAAGAGCAAAAATTCTTAGCCGAGAGAAAGCAAAAGCCGATTCTAATGGATTATGAAACCTTTAAAGAATTGGTTGCCGCTCTTAGTCCCGGAGAAAGCTTACAACCTTTTTTTGAACAATATTATTTATTTCTTTACGACGACGTTAACAACAGACAATGGTTAACGCAACCAATATATACACAAGTCTATTTAAATGCTCTGCGCGACGCTTGGAGATATTGGCAATTAACTGATTGGACTCTTGAACAACTGAATGGGTTTTTCACAGATGAAATATACTACTGCGGCAATACCTTATCGAAATTAAACGAAGCCAATAAGATAATTGGTGATGATATGATTATGACGCCGCGGGAATTATTAGCCAGCCTGAAATAAGCTGGCTATTTTTTTGCTTGATTTTTTAAAGAAATTATGATATAATATACTTAGAAAATAAAGAAAGGGGCAAATTATGTCAGAATACGGATTAAAAGACATAAAAACGCTTGATGGCATCGAAGCCATTAGACTTAGGCCGGGCACTTATATAGGTAGTGTTGCTGAAGCAGGCGTTCGGCATATTGCGTTGGAAATAATTTCTAATGCTGTTGATGAATATCTTAATGGCGCATGTACTGAAATTAAGATTCTGGTTGATGGCTCTATTGTAATGGTAAAAGATAATGGTCGCGGCGTTCCTTTTGATAACACAAAAGAAGGAAAAGAAAAATTCGTCGCGATTTTTACCAAACTTCATACTGGCGCAAAATTTGATGCCAATGGGAAAACTGGGTACAATACATCAGGTGGTCTTAACGGCTTAGGATCTAAAGCAACCAATGCTTTGTCTAGATTCTTCCTCGTAAACTCTACTCGCGACGGGCAACATGCGGTCGCAGAATTTGAATGCGGCAAGCTAAAGAAATTGGAAATTACAGAAGCAGATAAAGATGAGCATGGAACCACTGTTATGTTTGACCCCGACCCGGAAATCTTTAAAGAAGGTACTACACTTGACCCTGCGGCGTTGAAGAAGCAGCTTCAAGAACTTGCTTTTTTGTCTCCCGGTTTGAAGTTCACTCTTATAGTGGGAAACACAGTAGAGCAAATTGAAAGCAAAAATGGTCTAATTGATTATCTCGATTATCTTTCAAACGGCAAGGAAAAATTAACTTCCAAATTTTCAGCAGAGATTATGGAAAACCGCATTGGTGTTAAAGTCGCTATGGCGTATGTAAATTCTTATACAGACACTTATAAATTGTATACGAATAGCATCCCAAACAGTGGCGGCACGCATCTAACTGGTTTCCGCACGGCGCTTACTCAAACAGTTAATAATTACGCAAGAGCAAAAGGTCTGTTAAAAGAAAAGGATGAAAATTTTAGCGGCGACGACCTAAAAGAAGGTTTAATTCTTATCTTGTCGCTAACTATGCCGGATCCAGTATTCTCCGGGCAGACTAAAGATGTTCTTTCTTCGAGCGAAGGCAGAACAATCGTACAGCGTCTTTGTTCTTCTACTCTTGAGCAGTGGTTGAATAATAATGAAAAAGACGCAAAGATGATTATTAATAAGGCTTTACTTGCGCGAAAGGCACGAGAAAGCGCGCGAAAAGCTAAAGAAGTTGTAAGAAACGTCGCGGAAAAGACTACAAGAATTAAAATGCCGGGGAAGCTTGCCGATTGTTCTAGTAAGAAACGATCGGAATGTGAGATATTCTTGGTAGAGGGTAAATAACTATTGCCCTTCCTGCTTAACCAGCTATCACTGGGGTCATAAATAGTGAAAAATAATGTGTTTATGGCTAACGGGGGAACCCAACTACGGTGTCACTGTCGTTGGGCAATCGCGTGTAATTTATCTGCAACTTTTTTCATATAGCATGAAAGGATGATGCTATATGACAGGAATTTACTGTTTCAAAAACAAGATCAATGGCAAATGTTATATCGGGCAATCAATTAATTTAGCTAAAAGATATAACGACCATAAAGCCAATCATTTAAACCCCAACTATTGTAATTATAATAGTAAATTTTATCGAGCTTTGCGTAAGTATGGTTTTGATAATTTTGAATATTCTATTTTATTAGAATGTGAATAGTCAGAACTCAATGAAAAAGAGAAAGCATATATAGAAATGTATGATTCATATAAAAATGGTTACAATTCTACTTTGGGTGGCGAAGATAATCCTTCAAACCATCCAGAAATTGTAACTCGTAGAACATTGAAATTATATGAACCAGAAATTAATGAAAAACTTTCTCATAAAGGTTCTGACAATGGGAACGCCAAATTGACTGAAACCGACGTTTTAGACATCAGAAAATAGTACGCCGAAGGAAAAACTTATGCTGATGTTTATGAGCTCTATAAAAATAGAATATCTTATAGCGGTTTTTAGCAAGTTTGGATAAATAAAAGCTGGACTAACATAGGACAAGAATATTATAAAGAACGAGCTATCGCAAATCATGGCGGTAGTAAATTAACAGAATCCGATGTTAGAAATATTCGAATTCGCTATAAAAACGGCGAAGATAAAATGTAGATTTATGAAGATTACAAAACTAAAGTTGGGGAAGCCGGTTTTAAAAAAATTATTTGGAACATAACTTGGAAAAAAGTTGTAGTATAAAGTATGTATCGACTAATGCTGATGAGTGTAAGCATGTAGATTACCTATTGATACGGTAATCGAAACAGCAGGCTATTGAAAGATAGAAGAAATAGTCAGCACCAATAGTAATATTGGAGTATGTGGATAGTGCTGCGGGTAGCGCGAAAGAAGCTCGGAATCGTAGCACACAGGCAGTACTCGCGCTCCGCGGCAAGATTTTGAATACACTAAAAGTAGATTTAGTTAAAGCAATGGGAAATGCCGAAATTCAAAGCATGATTACTGCTTTTGGATTGGAAGTAAAGAATAATAAAGTTACACTGAATGAAGATAAACTTCGATATGGAAAGATTATCATCATGGCAGACGCAGACGTCGATGGAGCTCACATCCGGACTCTGTTCTTTACTTTTATTTGGCGTTTTTGTCCAGAGTTAATCGAAAAAGGTTACGTTTATGCGGCAGTTCCTCCTTTGTATCGGATTATCAAAGGAAAAACTTCGATGTACATTAAAGATGATGCCGCACTGGATGCCTACCGGAAAACTCACGTCGGTAGCCAGTATGAACTACGCCGTTTCAAAGGATTGGGAGAGCAGAGTGTGGAAGAGCTAGAAGAGAGTACAATGTCTCCAGAGACTCGCACTTTGAAGCAGATTACCATGGAAGACATCGCCGCGGCAAGTCGCATGTTTAATAACCTTATGGGCGAAGCGGTGGCTCCGCGCAGACTGTTTATTGAAAAGAACGCTGGGAGGGCGAATATAGATGTCTAAAGAATATTACGTCAAAAAGGTACGATTAGACTAGCATCTAACAAGAGAAGAAGAAGATGGCTCTATTGTACCTAATTTTAAGCGTGATGATGAACGTTATTAGAAAGCTTTTTTAGACGCCATCTTCTTAAAACTTTATATGTACGAGAACTATTATATTACTCCCAAGGAAATGGTTCTTGATGTAGCTAAATTAAAAAATGAAGTAATGAAATTGCGAAAAGAGAATATGACGATGAATAAGAAAATTCAGAACAAGACACGTTATTAAAAAGGAGTTTTTAGAATTGGAAGAGAATATTGTACAAACTCCAATCATTGAGGAAACAGAACAATCGTTCTTGGATTACTCAATGTCAGTAATTACAGATAGAGCTATCCCTTCTGTTGAAGATGGCTTTAAACCGGTTGTGCGGCGAATCTTATATGACATGGCGGTGGAGGGGTACACGAGCGGAAAGCCATACGTGAAGTGCGCGTCCCCGGTCGGATCCACTATGTCTAGGTATCACCCTCACGGAGATAGCTCAATCTACGGTGCTCTAGTTAACCTTGCGCAGCCATGGACTATGCGATATCCGTTAATAGACTTCCACGGTAAAGCTTTTTCTATCTGATAAAAACTTTTGCTTGCTATATTACATAATAAAATATAAAAGGGGAGGAGGGAAATGAAGATGAATGAAAAATATTAGTTAGCAATAGCTCACTACAAGAATAATGAAAACGAATCCATTAAGAGCACAGCTATTAAATTTGGAATTGATAGATTGACTTTGGGTCAAAAACTGACAGAATTGGGAATAAACGATTCCAAAGACCGATAGAAAAAATATTTTTTCAATGAAAATTTTTTTGAAGATATAACGACTCCGGAGTAGGCATATTATTTAGGATGGTTACACTCAGACGGTAATGTCAATGGCCATCAAGTACGCCTTAGAATTGCTGAGAAGGATAATGAAGTCTTATATCGCTTTAATGAAGCTCTTAATGGTGACCTTCCTATTAGACAAGAAGCGTATACAGCTAATCGAAAAACTCCAGTTTCAAATTTAACAATTTGTTCATCAAAAATGGTTAAAGACTTATTAAAATATGGAATTAAAGAAAATAAAACTTTTGATTTAAAATTTTATAATTTTGATAAGCCTGAATTGACAAAAGCTTATATTTGTGGTATTTTTGATGGTGACGGCTGGTGTTCATTTGGAGAAAATTCACGAGAAATAGGTTTTTGCGGAACTTATGGTACTTGCGTAGGCATTAAAAATTTTTTAGAAAAAGAATGCTCTGTCGTAAATGTCCGAATTACTCCAATAAAAAGCATTTATAGAATCCGCATTTGTAATAAAGCAAGCATTGTTAGTATTTACGAAAAAATATTCTTAGAAAATAAGAATTTGTGTCTATCTCGTAAATTTAATTAGATAGAAGAATTTGCCGCTTCAGAGCGAGCGCATGTAAATAGAAAAATCGCTTTGAAATAATTATCGCTGAAAAAATCTGGAAGGCTGAAATGCTAATCAGAGCGGAAGTTAGTCTTTAAAAGGACTAACACGCGCAACGCATAGAGAATGAACCTTTCTTTTTGAAAGAATATAATTTCTCCACGAGTCAGCGACACGGTACATGTCCTGTGAAAAGATATGCTATACTGGACTAGAATTAACTGGTCGATGAAAATGAGGGAAACCTCCAGAGCTTGAGATAAAAAGCTCAAGGGTAATAACAATTAGAATTGTGGAAGTCGCGACGGAGATCCGGCTGCTGCTTATAGATATTCAGAATGTCGATTGGCGCCGCTGGCTGAAGCGACGCTAGCCGATATTAAGAAAAATACCGTAGATTGGCAACCTAACTATTCTGAAACGGAAAATGAGCCGGTCTATTTGCCCGGACGTTTCCCGCATCTACTTTGTAATGGCGCAGTCGGTATTGCGGTAGCTATGGCGGCATCTTTCCCAGCGCACAATCTTGGTGAAATTATGAACGCCGCAATTTATTATCTAACTCATAAAGACGCAACAGATAAGGAAATTTGTAGTTTTATCACTGGGCCAGACTTTCCGACCGGCGGCACAATAGTCAATAAAGATGAGTTACTTGCCGCATATCTTAGTGGTAGAGGGCGAGTTCGCTTGCGCGGCGACTATGAAATCGAAAATAAAGGACATAAGTTGGTATTTACAAGTATTCCTTATAAGGTTTCTAAGGAAGATTTGGCAACTGAGATTGATAAGCTATGTGAAACCGATAAGATTAAAGGTATAACTGAAATTCGTGATGAAAGTAATAAGCAAGGTGTACGTTTTGTCATTGAATTGGCAAAAGGCGTGGATGCTGATTATATTGCGAAACAGTTATATCGGCAGACAGATTTGGAAATTTCATTCAGCATCAATCAAGTTGCTCTTGTAAATAAGCAGCCTCGATTGCTAACTACTCCTGAGCTAATTAAAGGATATATTCATCATCAGGAAGATGTCTTTATCCGTCGCAATAAATTCGACCTTGAAAAGTTACAAGATCGCATTCATATTCTTGAAGGCTTCGCAATTGCGGCAAAAAGCATTGATGAGGTAATTCATCTTATCAAGAGTTCAGAAAATGAGGATGCCGCAAAGGTCAGTTTAATGCGGAAACTCAATCTGACTTACGCGCAAGCCACTGCGGTTCTTAGTTTGAAATTGAGTCGTTTGACCCATATGGAACAGCTTGGTTTTGAAAAAGAACTACAAGAGAAGAAAGAGGATGCCGCAAAGATTATTGAAATTCTTGATAATCCCAGTCCTGCGCTTGCGGCAGAACTTGAAGCGTTTAAAAATAAGTTTAATGATGCGCGGCGTACTAAAATCATTCAAGTTAATGAAGCAAAAGAAGAAGAAATTGTTGCGCCGCCAGAGGATTGTGTTATTACAGTAAGCGCTTCGGGCATTTTTAAGAGAATCGCCGCAAAAAGTATCAGAACATCAAAGCGCAATTCCATAGGTGTTAAGACAACAGATGAAGTAATTGATACTGTTGTTAAGACAAATACGAATGCTGATTTAATTGCTTTTTCTGATAAAGGCGTTGCTTATCGTATAATTGCGGCTAATGTGCCGGAAGATAAGAACGGACGTTCGTTTGCCGCATTGACAGGAAGTAATGAAAAATTTGTGGCGATGGCTTGCGGCGATATTGATGATTATGTTTGGTTTGTTACCAAGAATGGTATTGTTAAACGTACTCCTTTTAGTGAATACAAGAGTATCAAACGAGGAAATGGTGTTAAAGCAATTAATCTTAAGGAAAATGATGAAATTGCGGCGACATTTATTGCTCCCGAATCTGATCTACTTTTGATTACGCATGATGGCAAATCTATCCGGGTTAAAGGTAAAGAATTTTCACCTTCGGGTAGAACTACAACCGGTGTTAAAGGAATTACTTTGGCAGATAATGATTATATTGTTGCGGCATTACCTTGCGACGGCAAGACAGATGTTATTATCGGCATGGAAAGGAACTATATTAAGCGTGTTCCTCTCGCAGATTTTATTACGCAAGGTCGTGCTGGTAAAGGCGTTATTTGCGCGGAAAATGCTGTTGCGGCAGTATGCGTGAATAAAGATGATAGTATTTTTATCACCGGTTCAAATTGTAATATTTGTATTAAAGCAAGCGATTTAACCGCAAGTGGACGAACAGCAAAAGGAACAAAAGCACTGAAAAATGGCGAGATTATAACGATTGCGAGGGTATAATAATGCGACGTATTGCTCCTATGAAAATTAATAAAATCCCCAAAGGGAAGGGATCTCTTCTTCCTTCCCTTTGTGCCAGCGGAGATTATTTTGCGGAACTTAAAAAAGATGGATATTGGTACGAATTTGAAAAAGCCGAGGACGGAAGTTGCCATCTTTTTAGTGCCAACACAAGCGCGGTGACTGGTGAACTTGTAGAAAAAACAGGCAATGTGCCACATATTATTCATACGCTTGAATGCTTACCGAATGATACAATTATTATTGGTGAAATTTACTATCCCGGCAAGACGTCTAAAGATGTTACGCCTATTATGGGCAGTTTACCTGAAAAAGCAATAGAAAGGCAGAATAATGGATTTGGGCTTTTACACTATTATATTCATGACATTATTTTTTATGGCGGCACGGACTTACGCGACTATGGAGCTTGGACTCGTTATCAAATTCTTGTCGCAGTATGTAAGAAATATAATTTGGTCAACTCATACATCGAACTCGCCGCAGCAGTAACTGATAATATTGAGGATGCCATTCATTCTGCTCTTGAAGCCGGAGAAGAAGGAATGGTGCTTAAAAAGTATACTTGCGTCTATCATACTGGTATGCGTTCACCAGTTTGGGAAACTGTAAAAGTTAAGAAAACCGATACTTGTGATGCCATTCTTATTGGCTATTGTAAGCCGACAAAATACTATGATGGTAAACTTGACGTTTGCGGCAAAGATGCCGCAGAATGGCCATATTGGGTAATTGAACAACCAGATGGCACAGAACAAAAAGTATCAAAATACATTAAAGGTATGACTGTGCCTGTAACTAAGGCCTATTATTATGATTGGATAACATCTATTAAGATTGGCGCCTATGATAAGGATGGGGAAATTAAAGAGATTGGCACTGTTTCTTCTGGCTTAACTGATAAATTAGAAGAAGCATTCGCGCGACATCCTGAAGACTATCTTAATAAGGTTGTTGAACTTGCGGGGATGGAAAAAAATAACAAAGACCATACCTTGCGGCATTTCTTTTTTAAGCGTTTTCGCGATGATAAACAGGCGAACGAATGTTCGATCGAGGAGATTTTTTCTTGATTGACTTTTGAAAAAATTTTTAGTATAATTATAGTATCAAAAATGAAGAGCGATTAAAAAAGAAAAGTCGCTTGAAAATCATAAAAATTTTTGATATAATAAGTATACAAAGTTAAGGAAAGGAAAATTCAAAAAACAATGACCAAGAAACAGTTGAAGCAACTGGCTAAGCGAATTGCGAAACTTGAAACTATTATCCAGACCAGCAATGACGAGTATGCTGTACGACAAGCAAAAGAGCAAATGCTTCAGATTAATGAATCTTCTGAACTAGAGCTCGACGATATGGTCAGATTGGATGAAATGGTTTTGGAAGAGCTTCAAGGTAAGATTTGACTTTCCAAAAAAATTTTGATATAATTACTTTGCCAAATAAATTTTAGATGCTCAAAGAGCAAAAGGAGAAAACAACTATGATGAAGGAATCTACTAAGCGTGTTATTACTTATCTTCAGGGCCTTGATGCTGACGACAATGTGACTGCGGCGGATGTTGCCGAAGCCCTTGGTATGGAGAAGCGTTCTGTCGATGGCGTGTTCACTTCTGCGATCCAGCGCAAGGAGTTGGGCACTCGCGTTCCGGCGGAGATCGAGCTGGAAGACGGTACTCATAAGCCTGTTAAGTTCTTGAAGCTAAATGCTGAAGGCATGAAGCTCGATGTTGATGCCGAAGACGAAGAGTAATTTTTAAGGGAGGATGAATAATCCTCCCTTTTTTAGAAGAGGTACTTATGCCACTAATATTTACAATCATTTGTACTATAATTGCTTTTTTTGTATTTGCCGCAGTTACTTGGCGTATTAAAGAAACTTTGGCAGATTATGAAGTAGTAAAAAAGCAAAAAGAAGCAGAAGAAGAGGGCTTAAAAATTGCTTAGGGTGCTTATCTTTTAGCAGAGTAGAAAGCGGAAGAAATCTGTGGGAAAATTAATTAGTTAAAAGATGAGCATATTGCTAAATTGACTGAATTAAGACAATTTGAGCAAGAGTGTAAGGAAAAAGAAGATAAAATCGCCAATGAACTTCAAGATAGTTTACAAATGTACGACGAGCTGTGTGAAGAGCAGGAAAAGAGACTACAAGAAGTTTCCAGTGATTTTATGCGAGAATGGCGCGAATCTTCAAACAAATTAACAGCAGAGCGGCAAGAGTTAGAAGAATAGGTTAATTCGTATAAAAGCATTGTAGATGCCGCAGTAGAAGCCGCAAAACGCGCACAATTAGATGCGGATGCTAAAAACTTTTATAGAATTATATTGCCGCAAGACGCAAAAAATGATATAGCACTTTTGCGGCAAATTGAACCAACTCTTGCTCATCCAGAAGCAATTAATAAAGTTATATGGAAATTGTACTATGAAAATCCAGTTTCTGATATGATTGGTAGAGTTGTTGGGAAAGAACAAAAAACTGGAATTTATAAAATAACAAACGTTGAGAATGGAATGGCTTATATTGGACAAGCGGTGTCGATTGCCGATCGGTGGCGTTAGCACATTAAGCGTGGTATCGGCGCAGATACTCCGACGCAAAATAAGTTCTATCCAGCAATGAAGCAGTTTGGCCCGGAATCCTTTACTTTTGAAATCCTTGAAGAATGTTCAAGAGATGAGTTAGATAAAAAAGAGGACTACTGGCAAAATTTCTTTCAAGTCCGGAATTTTGGATACAGCATAAAATAATACAGGAGGGGTTTAATATTTTTAAGATAATTGATAAGCGCGGAAGTGGTAAATCCAGTCGTTTGATGTTGATTGCGAAAGACCGAGGCGCCATTTTTGTTTGCCGCAATGTTAATGCGATGCGACAAAAGGCTAACGCGTATGGCATCACTGGTATTACTTTTGTTTCTTATAACGATTTTATTGATGATAACATGCCCGACGGCAACGCTCCGGTTGTAATTGATGAGATTGATGATCTCTTGAATCACCTTTGCCGCAATCCTATTCTTGGCTATAATCTTAGTGAGGATTAAAATATGAAATTTGAAAATACACAAGTTATGAATTTGAAAAGTGCACTTCGTGGTATGCGCAATCCCAAAGAAAGCTGGAATCGTTCAGATACCACAGTAAGGGTTGTGCCGAAGACCGATAAAGCATTTAATGAAATGTTCCGCGTTGGTGAAACACCTTTTAGTGCTGTCATTACTGTTGGCCCGAATGATATGAAATTAGCACAGACCCTTATTCAAGCTGGGCCGGAACATCGTAAGTTTCTGCGTCAGATCTTCGTGAGTGTAGATATTACGGCGCCACTTTACTGGTGGAAAGAGTTTTCGACTTATCGCGTAGGAGTCACCGCCAATTCTACTTCTACTATGCACAAACTAGCCACTACTCCTATTACGATAGGTTGTTTTGAAACTGGGGATTATAATCCAACAGCAACAGAAGTAATTGAAACAGGTGTAAATATTTCGGGCGAAGAGTTAATTATTCAGTTCTGTGAAGGTTTGCGGCAGAAGTTCCTTGAAACAAAAGACAAGTCGTATTGGAAAGAATTGATTCGCTGGTTGCCAGAAAGTTGGCTACAAACCCGAACAGTTACCATGAATTACGAAACTATTTATGCGATATACCATCAGCGGCAATTCCATAAGCTGAATGAGTGGAGCGGCAAAGATAATGAAGCACTGCCGAATTTTGTGGCTTGGGTTAAGACATTGCCTTACGCCGAAGAGTTTCTTCTTGTTTGACTTTTGATAAAAAATTTGTTATAATATATATACAAAATGAAAGGAAGACGAAGAAATGTCGAAGTGCGAAGAATTTCTGAACGCTGTTGATTACTTGATTAAGAATTGCCGTGAACCTTACACAATGTCCGAAGATGCGAATGCTTATTATGAAGCACTCAAGTCTTCTGTTGATAAGCCGGAAAAGAAGGAATTTACCGATAATGGTAAGATGATTCTTCGATGGCTGCGCGAACAGCCTGAAGGCGGTATGTATAAGTCTAAGGATATTGCGGAAGGTATTGGTATCAACGCAAAGTCAGTTTCTGGTGCTATGCGAAAGTTGATTAATGGCGGATACGTAGACAAGGTTGGTAAAGATCCAGTCCTTTATACTATTACACCGAATGGAATTAATGTAGATATTGATGAAGGAGAGGGCTAATTATGCCCTGTGGTATTTATAAATTTACTAATAAAATTAATAATAAAAGCTATATTGGGTAGTCTAGTGATTTAGAAGCAAGATATAAAAAGCATCTGAAAAATATTAAAGACCCCAAACATCAAGAATACTTTTATAGAGCGCTCAGGAAATATGGGCAAAAAAATTTTTCTTTTGAAGTTCTAGAATCTTTTGCTGTTTTTAATCAAAATACTCTTAATGAACTTGAATGCTATTATATTGAAAAATATGATACTTTATACCCAAATGGGTATAATATGGTTCCTGGCGGATCAAATGGCTCTGGATTGGCTAAACGAAAACCTGTTATTTAGTATGATTTAAAAGGTAATAAAGTCGCAGAATATCCAAGTATTAAAAATGCTGCGGATACTATCGGTACTAGCCGAGCATTAATAACCAAATGCGTGAGTTTTAAATACTTATGCGGTAACGGCTATTAGTGGAGATATGCCGACGATATGACTCCTGTCGAAGATATTTCTGCGCAAGTAAAAAAGACCAATGTTAAAATCTGTTAGTATTTACCCAATTGGACATTGGTTCAAAAATTTTCCTCTTTACAAGAAGCAAGTGCGGCGGTTGGATGTTCTAAGAGCGCGATTTGTATTGCTTGTAAGAGGAAAATTAAAACAGTAAAAGGGTGTTTTTGGAGATACGAAGATGACTTTTAGGAATCTGATAGGTTGTTAAAAGCTCATCCCATAGTATTACAATTTGACAAAAATAAAAAATTAATATAGAATTTTATTAGCGTGAGTGAAGCATCTCGCTTAACAGGAGTTAATTTAAGCAATATTTCTTAGTGTTGCGAGGGGCATAGAAAAACCGCTGGCGGTTTTATTTGGGAATATTAGAATTAAAAAAGGAGAATATATAATAATGAAATCTAAAATGATTAATATTGTGAATTTAGAAGGCTGGGTTTATGACCATAAGTTGACCAAGAAGGTATCTGGAGCAACGTCCAAGAACCCCGGCACTGAATTTATTAATGGTACAATTGATATTGTAACCGATGATGCTGGTCTTAATGTGGTTACGATTCACTATAGTTATGTTACTGCTGTGACCAAGCAGGGCAAGTCTAATTCGACTTATGTCGCTCTTAATTCGATTATTGAGAATGAGAAGACTGTGATTAAGGTCGGCAAGGAAAACGCAACTAAGGTTCGCGCAAACACTTCCATTGGTTTGAATGAGTTTTATTCTGACCGCACTGGTAAGGAAGAGCTCGTTAGCGCGAAGCGTAATGAGGGTGGTTTCATCCATATTATAACCGATGCTCTTGAAGCGGATGAAAATAAGCGCAATACTTGGGAAGCAGATACTGTTATTACCAAGGTTCGCGAAGTCGAAGCTGACCCGGAGCGCAAGTTGGCGGCTAAGGTTATTATTTCGGGTTATGTATTCGATTTCCGTAATGCGCTTTTGCCGGTTGATTTCGTCGCCTATAAGCAGAGCGCACAAGATTATTTCCTTGGTCTGGAAGCATCGGAGAAGAATCCTACTTTTATTAAGCTGAAGGGTTCGCAGATTTCGCAGACTGTTATTCGTACTGTTACGGAAGAATCTGCTTTTGGTGACGAACCCGATGTTAAGGAATTTAAGAACACTGTTCGTGAGTTTGTTGTGACTCGCGCAACTCCTCCTTATGAATGGGATAGCGAAGATACGATTACTGTTCAAGAGATGAAAGAAGCACTGGCGAATCGTGAGATTACCAAGGCGGAGATTAAGAAGCGGCAGGATGATTATCAGGCTTCTCGTGCCGCGGCAGCGACTACTAAGACCACTGTTAATGATGGCGACTATAAGTTTTAATTAATGGAGGGAAAGAGATATGGCGATTAATCTTTTGGCTATTCAGCCACACAAGGTAAGTAAAGACCTAAGTGGCTACATCACGTTTATCTACGGCGTCCCTAAATGCGGCAAGACCACATTCGCAACCCAGATGCCCCAACACTTATTGCTAGCCTTTGAAAAGGGTTATAACGCCCTCCCCGGGGTAATTGCTCAGGACATTAACTCATGGGGCGAGATGCGTCAGGCGCTACGTGAGTTAAAGAAGCCTGAAGTCCAAGCACAATTTAAGAGTATCATTATTGACACAGCAGATATAGCCGCTGATATGTGTCAAAAGTATATTTGTCAGCAGCTCGGTATTGAAAATATGGGCGATGGCGGTTTTTCTAATAATAGTTGGGTAAAGTATAAGAAGGAATTTGAAGAAGTGTTCCGTACTTTGACGATGCTTGGCTATGCTGTTGTCTTTATTTCTCACGTTAAACGCACTGAAGATAATAAGACTAATGAAGTTACAATTAAACCCTCCATGCAGTCTTCTGCTCTTGCTATTGTTGAAAATATGAGTGACTTGTATGGTTATGCTCATCCTGTTAAGCAGGCTGACGGCACTACAAAAGTTGTTCTTACACTTCGCTCTGGTGACAATATTTCTTGTGGTGGTCGTTTCAAGTACATTGATAGTGAAGTTGATTTTACCTATCCCGCCGTGGCGAAGGCATTAACTGACGCCATTGATCGCGAAGCAAAAGCAACTAATGGTCAATATGTTACTGAAGCTCGTGAAGTTGCATCTGTTCAAAAGGAATATGATTATGACGCAATGATTGCGGATTTTAATAACATGACTAATGACTTGATGACCAAGGACAAGGCTTACTATGGCCCGCGTATTGTCCAGATCATTGAACGGTATCTCGGCAAGGGCAAGAAAATTGCGGATACCACTCGCGACCAAGCTGAATTGGTTTACCTTATTGATAGCGATATTCGCGCAGAACTTATTGAAAAGTAAAATATCAAACCCTGAGTGGATTCCCGCTCAGGGTTTGACTTATATAAAAAAATATGATATAATATATATAGAATGGGGTGAGAAAAATGGCTCACATGGTAACTTGTTCAATTTGCGGCATAAAATTTGACCGCGATAAAGAAGAAGCTGTTCCTTTTAAAGTAGGACAGCGGCGCTACGCTCATCAAACTTGTATCATGTCTCGCGGCTCTCCGGAAGAAAAAGCAAAAGCAGAACAAATGATTGCCACGGCAGAAAAAGAAAAAGAAGATTTGCGGCGATTGGAAGAATACATTATAAACAAATATGAAATAGAATTTGTTTATCCCGGCATTCGTAAGCAAATCAATGAATATAAAGAGCAATATGGATATACATACTCCGGTATCCATAAGGCGTTGGTTTATTTTTACGATATTAAAAAAAATCCAATAGCAAAATCAAGAAATAGCATCGGCATCGTTCCATACATTTATAAAGACGCTGAAAACTATTATAAGGATTTATGGGAAGTTCAGCAAATTAATCAAGCTAAGCCGATAGAACAAATCGCAGCGGCGCCTCCCGTAATTCTTACTGTTGAAACACCCAAGCCGCGCATAAGAAAACATCGTGAACTATTTTCATTCTTAGACGAAGAGGTAGAAGATGGCGAGTAAATATAATGATACTGCCGCGGTGATACAAGTAATAGGTTGTATTTATAACGACCAAAGCTACTTGGATACAAATGGCGAGTATATAATTACAGAAGATGACTTTGTGGAAGATTTTCATAAAGTAGTTTATGGTGTAATCTATAAGCTACATGAGCTTGGAACAGCAAAGATAACACCGGAAACAATTAGTGATTTTCTTGAAACGCGCCCGAAGAGTAAAGGAGTATTTAATCTTAATAAAGGCTTAGAATATTTGGCGAAAGCCAAGGAATTATCTCAACCTCTTGCTTTTGATTATTACTATAAGAGATTGAAAAAAATGAGCCTACTGCGGGCCTATGAAAAAATTGGGGTTGATGTTTCTAAGTATTATGACCCTGATAATATTCTTGACTTAAAGCGAAAACAAGTTCAAGAAGAATGGCTTGATAATACGCCTATTGATAAGATTGCCGATAAGGTCAATCAAGAGATAGAGAATGTATATCGGAAATATGTACAAAATGATGTATTTGGTATAGCAACGCTTGCCGGAGATGGGCTAGAAGAATTAATCACGCAGTTTGAAAAGAGTCCAGATGCTGGAGTACCACTATATGGGCGCTATATCAATACGGTTACGCGCGGCGCTCGGTTGGGCAAGTTCTTTCTGCGGTCAGCGGCGACTGGTACGGGGAAGTCTCGTTCAATGATCGCTGACGCGTGTTACATCGCATGTAACCAGATCTATGACACGGACTACGGCGCATGGGTAAATAATGGAAAATGTTTCCCAACATTATTTATTACAACAGAACAGACGAAAGATGAAATTCAAACGATGATGCTTGCGTTCTTATCTGCCGTAAATGAAGACCATATTCTTTATGGAAGATATGAAGAAGGGGAACGCGAACGTGTGTTCGCCGCCGCGAAGATATTAAAAGAAGCGCCGTTGTATATTGAAGAATTACCTGAATTTAACCTTCAAGACGTAGAGAATGCTATCAAGCGCGGGATCGCCGAGCATAGTATCCAGTACATCTTTCATGACTATCTGCATACAAGTCTCAAGATTCTAGAAGAAATCAGCAAAAAGGCAGGTAAAGTGGCGCTACGCGAGGATAATATTTTGTTTATGCTGAGTACTCGGCTAAAAGATATTTGTGTTAAGTATGGCGTATTTATCATGTCGGCGACTCAACTATCGGGTAACTTCGCTGATGCGGAAACCCCAGATCAAAACCTCTTAAGGGGAGCAAAATCGATCGCAGATGTAGACCAGTGATTGGCGCGCTGGAACCACGTCGTTCTTACCGGAAACGGCAAGTAATTATAATCTCGTGAATTGCTGGAAAATCCTTAGAGACTTTTGAGCAACAGCATAAAGTTGAGAATAGACTTAAGTGCGAATGCTAAAAATCAGAAGTATTGGACAATCAGCAGCTAAGCCTTGAAGAGAGGAAAGTTCAACGACTAAGGAGTTGCATCCTGTACGCTTTATCGCGGAAGTGCGAGACACCTAAATGCGTAAGCACATGGTGAAGATATAGTCTACTCTTTTGTGAAAGCAAAAGTATAAAGGAAAATTGACTACGGCGCCATCTTACTTTCAGTTCGAGAGAATGATTTGAAGGCTCTTGAACCTGTTATAGCAAGAAACCCAGCGTGGACTGGTGTTAATCTTAAAATTTCTATTTACAAGAATCGTCGCGGCAGATATAAAGGTGTTTATCTTTGGTGTAAAGCTGATTTGGGTATTTGCCGTATCGAACCAATGTTTATGACAAACTATCAATACGAATTACAAAGTATTGAAGATATTAAAATTGAATTCAAGGAAGAAGAATCTGTTTTCTAAATAATAGGAGGATAAGATATGCTTAAGAATAGTGTTTATTATGCCAAGGTTGATCCGAACAAGATTTGGGGTCGCGAATTGTGCTATACTATGCGGAATGGTGATTTTCACGAGATTTGCGGTGATAATTTTGACCCGCAGAAGATTATCGACTATATTAATGAGACTTATGGACTTATGGGTGTTGTGACCGAGCTTCATTTGGAAGGTTAATTAAAATGCGTGTTTATGACAAAGATGAAATCAAAAGCAAGTTATCTGTGGACATGGTCTTTGATATTGTCTATGAATTTGGCGGGGAGCCTCGATATACTTCTTTCGGTTTAATCTCTAAAACCATATGTCATAATCCTCCATATGAAGGTAGTTATAAGTTATACTTCTATAGTAATAGTCGTTTATTTAAATGTTACACTGAGTGCGATAGTACTTTCGACATTTTTGAATTAATTTCAAAGATAAAAAAATGGGGACTTTATGATTCTGTTAAATGGGTTGCCGCAAGGTATAATTGGGCGCCTTCGGTAGAACAAGAGTCGCCAGATAATGAATTGCCGGATTGGGCAGTCTTTGATAAATATCAAAAAATTGCCGAAGATGATACCATTATTGCCGAAAACTTTCAATTGCCGGAATATGATGATTCAATCTTGCGGCATTTATCATATCCAAGAATAGGTAGTTGGATTGCCGAAGGAATGACGCCGCAAGCCCTTGCCGCAAATAAGATTGGTTATTTCGCGGGAGGTGAACAGATTACAATCCCGCATTATGATATTAACGGCAGATTTATAGGACTGCGTGGCCGATCGGTATCGCCAGAAACCGCAGAATTATACGGCAAGTATCGCCCAGTATTTGCTGGAGGAACCTTGTATAATCATCCTCTTGGATTAAATCTTTATGGCTTAAACCGCAATAAAGAAAATATTAAAATTGCTAAAAAGGTTATTATCGCAGAGGGGGAAAAAAGTGTAATCAAATGTGAATCCTATTTTGGCGCGGAAAACAATATTTCAGTCGCTTGCTGTGGTTCGGCGATTAGCGCTTTTCAAATTAAGTTGCTTTTGTCTCTTGGAGTAACAGAAATTATAGTCGGTTTTGACAAACAGTTTCAAGAGCGTGGCGATGATGAATTTAAACACCTTGTTAAAAATTTAAAGAATATTCATCAAAAGTATCATCAATACGCAACAATTAGTTTTATGTTTGATAAAGAAGATTTATTGGGCTACAAAGAATCGCCAATGGATAGAGGCCCAGAAATTTTTCAAGAGCTATACAAGAATAGAATTTTTTTGAAGTAAGGAGTAAACATGTGGCTTATCGAGTATATTCACGAAATTTAACTTTTAATCCTGTTGAACAGGTTTTATATAATCGCGGCATTGCTAGTCCGAGTGAAATGGACAAATTAATTCATCCAACAGCAGAATCAGTTCACTCTCCTTATCTATTGAATAATATTGAATGGGCGGTGCGCGCAGTTCTTACAGAGATTGTTCTGGGACACCGAGTACATATCTAGGTGGATTAACTTTCTGAGTCCACTTTAAATCCCTTAAATTGCGGGAAACCCCTTAGAGCCTTAATTACCAAACTATTATAGAAATATAATAGCGGCGAGGTTAGCGACCAAGGTACGGTAACAATATTAAGGATTGGGCAACCAGACGCAGCGAAGCTCCTGAAATGGAGAACGTTCAACGACCATAATAGGGACTAAAATTTTTTTTAGATGGTATGGTCTATTCCCGTTAATGGTATTACAAGTTTTTTCAGATGGTAATGGAAGAAAAAATTTGTAAAGGAGACTGAAAAATGTCACAACAATCTTTAGTAGATATTTTATCATAGGATGAATTAAATAATATCATCGCTATGTATCAAAATAATGTTTCTTTGCGTGAAATCGAACGAATTACGCATCATGGCCGACCTGCTTTGTCGAAAATGCTAACTGAATTAGGAATAAAAACTTCGCAAGGCAATCATCACCGAAAATATTTTTTTAATTTTAACTTTTTTGAGAAAATTGATAATGAGTTATCCGCTTATTGGCTAGGTTTTATGTATGCCGATGGTTGCGTGCTGCCGCAAAATAAATATGGCGAGCAAGAGTTTAAAATTTAGATTAATGAAAGAGATTTGGAATTATTAGAAAAGTTTAAGGAAGACATCCAAAGCACGTATCCAATTCGATATGATAGGTCTAAAGAAAATCCAATGGTAATACAAAGCTTGCGTTCTCAAAAAACGGTTGATGATTTAAAAAAATTAGGCTGTGTTGAAAAAAAGAGTTTAATCTTAACTTTTCCAACCGAAGACCAAGTGCCGAAAGAATTTATTTATCATTTTATTCGAGGCTATTTTGATGGAGATGGAAGTGTTACTTCTTTTCGATTAAAACCTACTCAAGCTCCAAGCTATAGTATAAATTTTGTAGGCACTGAATCTTTCATAAAATCTCTATTTCCATATTTCTTGGGAATGGGTAGCGTGTTTCCAGATAAAAGGAAAACTAATTCATGGTATTTAGGGATTTAGGGAAACCAATAGGTTAAAAAAGTGTATAAATTATTATATAAAGATAGCACTCGATATATGCGAAGAAAGTATGACAAGTTTCAACCATTAATGAAATAGGATGAAAATCCGGGTATTTAAAGTCTGATTGTGATGGGTATGCCTCCGCTGCGATACTACTTAACTATCTACATCGAGTATTTCCAGCAACAGTTGAGAATAATTTTACGTTTAGTGTTCATTCTGGTAAGCAGCATGGAATTGATGAAGATGTGATTCCGGAAGGGGTTAGTTTGGTAATCGCGCCAGATGCTTCATCGAATGAATATGAACTACATAAAAAGTTATTTGCCGAACGCGGTATTTTGACAGTCGTACTAGATCATCATCAAGCCGAAGAAGACACCGATGATAACGCAATTATTGTAAATAATCAAATGTGTGATTATCCTAATAAAGCATTGTGCGGTGGCGGAATCGTTTATAAATTCTGTAAAGTGCTTGATGATATGCTTGGCGTGTCTTACGCTGATGATTATCTTGATTTAGTTTCTTTATCTTGCGTTAGCGATATGATGGATTTGCGCGATCCCGAAACGCATTTCTACGTCACCGATGGCGCGGAAAACGTAAAAAATATTTTTTATAATAAACTGATAGAAAAACAAGAATTTTCAATGAAGGGCGAAGTTAATCCTTTCACTATTGGTTGGTACATCGCTCCTCTCATCAATGCTATTACACGGAGCGGTGCAATGGAGGAAAAACAACTCATCTTTGAAGCTTTCTTAGATTACCGCGCCGTTACCTCTATTTTTTCTAACAAACGCGGAGCAAAAGCCGGCGAAGAAGAAATGCTCGTTGAACAAGCAATTCGTACCGCCGCGAATGTAAAGAACAGACAAGAGCGAGCCAAAAAAGATATTCT